ATCTTATTGCGACCAAAGAAGGTCTAATAAAAATTAGCCAATTGACCTTGCTGGAAACAGTTAAAGAAATGAACTACCGTACAGACGCATTGCTTGAAATCTGCGAATCACACCAATTGCTTATCGAGCAGTTGGCAGACAAGATCGTTGAATTGCAAGATAAACTTGATAATGTGTCAAGTCACCAAATTATTAGTCTCAACTGAAAGGATTGTTATGACATCAGAAGATACCGTATGGCAAATCTCAAGTGCCATCATCGCTGCAATGTTTCCACCTAAATCATGGTGCGAAGAAGCAACCAACAATGACCTTGACAAAGCATTGTTCAGGGTCCTCAACAGTGAAGGGGAATCAAAAATCTCTCACATCAAAGGATTGAACAAATTGGATGAAGTGCTGGCTACTCTTGCTAAAGAAGCAGGAATAAAATAATGGAGAACATTATGCCTCTCCTCATTTCAGCAATCTTCGTTATTTCAGCAATCTTCGTTCGCGGGATTACTCGTTATGTCGCCAGCATGCCAGGACGATACAGTCCCCGCAAGCATAAATGTGATAATCATCAACTTTACTTTGAAGATGAACTTTCACGCGGAACATTTTGTTCTGTATGCAACAAAACAATTGATGAAGAAATATTTAAACCTAAGGAATAAGTCGGAAAGGACTTAAACCATGAACATTCAAGTAATTAATGATGTACCACGCAAAGGACTATGTGGCATATGTCACAAAGCCAAATTAACATTAACAGTATCCATTACACCCAAGGGAAGTCCTATAGTCACCACTGAAGATTGGTGTCTAGAAGATTACCACACTCTACTCAACAAAACATTAACCTCAACAGAAAGATAACACCATGCAAATCAAAAGATATACACAAACAACACCAGGAATAAACAAATACGGATTCAATGTGTTCAACGCAGACGGTACATCATTGCCCAAAGGTATGTTCAACTACTTTATGGCAACCGAAACACCAAAAAATGGTAAAGCTGAGTTGTCCCCATACCCGCAAGACAACCATGTAGAAATAGAATTCAGTGTGCAATCACCTACAGGTGACTCATCTGATCATCACAACTATGGTTACCCATGCAAAACAATGATACAAGCACAATTCATTATTGATATGTATCACAACATGGCTCATGATTACATTTATGCTTTGGATAATGTATTATGAGAACATTTGGCTTAGTCTTTACATCTTTTCTTGCGGGCGTATTCACAATGATAATGTGTGTTCGCAAAATGTTTAAAACAATGGGAGAACAGTTATGAAAAAACTTACAATCATCACCACAACAATAGCATTTGTTATTGCTGGCTTAGCAATATACATCAAGAAAATGAAACTATTCAAAAAGGATAAATCATGAACTATAAAAAACTATTCTTCGGATATCTAGCATTTAACTTCATATGTGGAGCAATTTTAGGTGTGCTCAATTCTAAAGCAAGTAAGCCAACACTTAAAGTAAGAACTAAGAATGGCTTCCAAACTGAAGAAATGCAAGAAATATATAACCACTACATTGAGCAAGCCCGAAACAAATATGGGCACGAACATGAAAAGGAAGTAGCATGAACGGTTGGATCGCATTAGCAATTTATGTAAGCATAGATCTCACTCTAACAATTGGATTGTTTATTTACAAAAACAATCTAAAGAAGAAGCGTGTTCAAGAAATCATTCAAGCATTAGATTTCCCTGAATGGGTAAACAATGACATTGATGACAAATTCAACAGCATTGTAGGACGCTTGAACCACCCAACATACAAACAAAAATAGGAATAAGTCGGGTCTCATCTTGAAAGGGGGTGACCGTTTGTTTGATTGGCTATTTGATATTATTCATGAAATTATAAATTCACTATTCAACTAAGGAGAAAAACACTATGTTAGGCAAAATTATTGGAAAAGTCACAGGAAAAAGCGTTGAAGTAATCACTTCTACGCCAACATTTGTGACAAACACAACAAAGTCAACAATGGAAGCACTCAAAAACGCTAAAGAGAACTTCGTAACAGAATTCAAAACTGAAATTGACAAGTCTGAGCAATAACTCTTAGACTAAAACAAAAATTTGGGCTAGTCCCGAAATAAATAAAGCAATATCATATCCATATAATACAACTCAAAGGAATAAATACATGTCATTACTCGAAAAATTCGGATACAAGAAAGACGAGTTTGCAATTGTTCTGGAAAAACCAGAATTGTTTGCATCAAACTCAAAAACCACCAAGATTAAAGTTGGTGAAGTAACACCTATTGCTGGATCCATCAATGGAGTCTCAGTACCAACCACAATCTTGGTTAAAAACGCGAATTGGAGCAGACTTACCGTCCGTGACCACATGATTCGTCGTCAAAACGAAGAACCACGCCTAAGCCAAGTATTTGGTGGTGTATTCAACAACTTTCAAGCAGAAGTAACACTTGAAGTTGACGGAACATCAATGAGCCTGTACGATTTGCTTCGTCAGTTCTGTGTTGAGAGTTTCGGCACAGGCTTGTCAGAAGATAAAATCAACGAAATGCTCAAGTCAAACTTGTCATTGAATGGTTTGCGCAATGGTGGACCACTGATGTTCCAACAAATGGGTGCTAGCGTCGCTGGTATTTCCCATGCTGTTGAAACATTCCGTGCTGCTGGAGCAATTGACGATATGAAGTCAGTAGCAAACAGCCCATCGTTCAACACAGCATACAAGATGACTGGCGATAACGCTGGTCTTGAAGTTGTATCCTTTGAACTCAGTTCATCCAATCGTGCGTTGTCAAAGACAGAGCAAGGCTTTGTTGACATCGTAAGTGCAGTAACTGAGAACTTTGAGCGTATCAAGAACCATAAGGCAGTTGCTTCTGCTTTGTCCGACACAATGAATGCCAATTTGGCAACAATGTCACAGGATCAAATTAAGAAAGCACAGTCTGAGATTGACATTGAGTTGAACTTGGCTAAAGATTACGGTAACTGCTGGTCAGGTGCTGCGCGTCAAACCAAGATTGACAATGGTCGCAAGATCGTTGAGAACAAGTACAATGCTGTTAATGCCCCTTGTGGTCGTTGGTCAGCACTTGTTAATGGCGAAGTTGTGGACTTTGATGTATGGTCAAACTCAACAAAAGCACCATCACAGACAACAGAACAACTTGTTACAGCGATTTCTTCGCTTGAAGAGCCGTTCTAATACTGTAGACAAATGTTATGGGTGGTGTGGGTTGACCTACCTCATGGTGATATGCGCACCACCCATACTTAAGTAATAAGAATAAAGAAACAAACGAAGGGAACAAACATGTACACAATCGCACTTGTGGTAATGCTTGGTCTTATCGCTGGAGTGGTGCTTGAGTTGTTAGTGGAAAAACTTCCATTTATCAACAAAATCCCAGTCATTGGCGATAACGCTGTGCTATACATTGTTGTATCCGTACTTATCGTTTGGCTTACAGACACTTCGGTGCTTGGAGCCTTCGGTATCGGAGCAACAGACAAATGGATTGATGTAGTGGGCTCAGGATTCGCAGTTGCCGTAGTAAATACGACAGTTGTCCATTCTTTGGTCAACTACCTCGACAAAAAGTAAATTTAGATTTATAGTGGGTAGTAGATGTCAACATATCCCGTTGATATGTGTGAACCAACCGTTTACTACCCACTATTCTAAATAGTATTATAAAAAAAATTTTAGCTAATACAAAAAGGAACAATACATGAACATAGACGAATTCAACAGAAGAAATGGGCGAGAATGGATGATAAACGCCGCATGTGCTAAAAGGCCAGATGTTAATTTCTTTCCCGAACAAAGTGGTGGAGCATACTATCCCGCCAAAGAAGTATGTGAAACATGTGTAGTCAAAGCAGAATGCCTAGAGTATGCTCTAAAATATGTAGAAAAATATGGTGTATGGGGTGGAGTAGGAGCCCGCGCAAGAGTAAAAATGAGACAAAAACGAAGGGAACAGGCACAATGAGTGAATATCCAACAGATTATCCTCGTCGCGGTTTTCACATCTGTCATGGGTGTGGAAATATGGCTCCGCATCATACTCAAAAAGACATTTCAGACAATGGTTGGGCATTCGATCTTAATAGTTTCGGATCCTACGGTGGATTCACAGACCCAATAGGAGAACAGCCAGAATGGGTAAGATTATGTCACGACTGTGTACTCAAATTCTTAAATACCTTTCCATTAATTGGACTGCTCGTAAAAGCAGGAAACCATAGCCAATTCGGCCCCAACGAAAAACCATGCTGCAAATATGCATGGAAAGCCGAATGGATAGGAGAAAGCAGCATAACCTATATAGCTTCAGAAGATGGCCAACAATGGATAGCCAGATAAGATCTATACTTCCCTATATGATAATACTAATCCCCAAACCTTTTTTCTTGGGGCGAGCGAAGCGAGCCCCTATATTAACACATAGCCCCCGATAAGGGGCTTCTAAAAAAATTTCGAGTAGATCTCAGATCGCCGAAAAAAAAAGATATATTAAGTTGTCAAACATATTATATAATGCTATACTTACCAATGTAAGTAAAACACCAATATAAGGAGACATGTTATGCCTCGGCAACATCAATCTAAAGCAGTTCGGAAAATCCTCCAAGAATTAACCCGATTAGGATTCAAAGTCGATCAAAACCGTTCAGGAGTATATCGGATCATCCCCCCAAAAGGGGTAGGAGGACCCACATATACTACACACGGCACAGAATCAGCGTTGCATCCAATGCGCCGAGATTTCAAAAAATATTATAACATAACCTTATAAAAACTGTTTTGCTTACAAGGGGGAGTTCACTCTTGTATAGCTACTAGGTGTGGTGGTAAACTATATCATATGTCGTGGGCTCCCCCACTTTACCCCACAACAACCCACAAAATGTTAGACAAATAAGAATAAGGATACCTCTCGGGCCACTGCCCATTATAACCTATATAAATCTGTATATGATACACATACCTGTGTACACACAGATACAGTACACAAGTGTACACATATAGGAATAAGACGGGGTATCAATGCCTAGTCCGTTAAGGACAATATTAGAATAAGATTAGAATACAATTAGTATTACACACCTACAAGTATCACGAAAGGATACATACCATGTTATTCAGTATGATGATTGCATTAGCTATAGCTTCTACTGTAGTTGAGATGATGTTTGCGGCGAGATTTCCAATCTGGCGTAAAAACGCTCACAAATACAAATGGGTTAATATGACCCTATCAATACTCTTATCATTCATCCTAGGCGTAATGTTCGGTGCAGCCGGACTTATCACCCTTGGAGCAGCAATGATATCTACAGTATTATCTATCCCTGGATACCAATTCCTACATTGGGCATATGACTCTCCCCAAGCATTAAAACATAATGGCAATATGATAGTTCATTTGCGGGCGAAATGGGGACAAGTATTCAAAGACTTGGCCAAAATGATTTACGGATTACTCCGTATCATCACAGCCCCAATATGGGTAACAGTCAAAATCATCCAGAAGATAAACAAACTAAACAATAAAATTCAATCCAGAAGAGCACACGCATGATATCTATACTCTATAGAATATTAAGATCAATCTTTATTGGACTAACGAAAAGAAAATGAACACTTTAAACAGAAAATGTACATCCTCAACAAGTAACAATACACCATGTAAACGCAGAGCCACATCATTCAGTGTATACTGTACAGTACACATACAACCACACAAAAGAACCAAACCCCTACTAACACCAAAGGCTACAACATAAAAGGTCAAAAAATTACAAAAAATTTTGCGCCGAACTGGCCTTGGTAGCTCAGGGGATAGAGCAACGGACTTCTAATCCGCAGGTCGTAGGTTCAATTCCTACCCAAGGCGCTCCAGTACAAACACAAAACAATGACTAACTAAGCATTGGAAGTACCATGACTAAACACTCAATAAACTGGGATGAACACTACTTTATACTCTATAAAGTAAACCCAGACAGAACCATTACTTCAGTATCTAAACCTAAACCTATTACACTATGTGATAACAAAAATGGTCAAAAATTCTACGGCGTTCGAGCCGGCAAATACGGCATGTACGTACCTTCAGACGCACAACGCTGGGGTATCTTTAGCTTTAAAGATAACATTTGGAAAGCACATTTCTCAGAATTAATGCCCGAATCATATCAGCGGCAAGTCATCACACTTGGTGACGGACGTATAGCATACTGTCGCCGCGGCAAAACAAATCTCAACTTCTCTATTACCATAAAGAAAGATAAGGAAATATCATGACCACCATACGAATTACACTTCCAAACAACATCATTGTAGAAACAGACTTTACATCTGCAATGGCTATCATCAACGGATACAGCTCAAATACAGCAACACCTAAGCAGGATAGAGCAGAACAAATCAAGGCAAACAATGCTTTAATTGCTCCTAAATTAGCCCTTGAAGCTAAAAAAGTTCAAGCTAAAATCAATCAAAATAATTTGTATAGTCCTCAAGTTATTGAGTACAATCCAATGGAATTGCTCACAGCACAACAGCGCAAGATTCTATCTGCGTCATTCCATTATGCCCCATCTAAAGATAAGTCTAAAGGACGAGCAGCCTATGTAGCTGCTATACTTATGGACTTTCAAATCCATACTATCAAAGAAATTGCTACCCTTTCAGGTGCCAATTTATCAACTATAGGATTCGCTATTGACCGCTTGCGAGAAATCGGATCACAAATAGATACTACTTCTGAAAGATTAGGATCTAAAACTATGGTCCAACTTAACATATTAGTTAAGCCAAATCCTAGAAGAATTTATGCTAAGGCCCACAGCGTAAAAACAGCTACAAAATCTCAAGCCAGCACATCTGATGGCTTCAACAATCTAACGGTTTAACCGTTAAACAGAAGTAAGTTGTGGGTTATGCATCTCAGCCAGTTCATGGACTGATTGTATAAGGACCCTTTCGACTAAACTCCCCAGTTTAGTTCCGCTCCGTTCCCCAACGTGAGCCCCACACTTGCTATATTCTATATAGAAAGTAGTTATATGTTTATACCAGAACTACCTGACAACGTCAACCAAATATTAGTGGTACACCACTCACTATGGAACCATGCACCAACTATTAAATATGGTGGTATTTCATACTCAACATATACTCCATCCCATGAAGGATATACGTCTGTCATTCTTCCAAATGACAACGCTAAAAACTTTTTGTGGATCACACAAAATCTTAACAAGTCATCCTATGCTACTTCAGAAATAACCAAAGCTCAAACTCTTGGTCATGTCAAACGTATCACCTGGATAGTTGACAACAACGATAATAAATTTAATTATTGCGGCATGGTAAAAACATGCGCATACTTTGATTCTACTCAAGATATTTTTATCGAAAAATACATTGGAGATACTACCAAGGTGATCTATTCTTCAGATCCAACTTACGCTAGTTATGTCTCTCCACAATCAAGATACTAACTCAAAAATGTTAGATATCAAATTTTATATACCTTTTATGCAATCGCATACATTATATATATATTTCTTGTAATCTTATATTTCATAAAATTAACTATTACATACAAAATTCTCATATTATATTATATATTCTATACACCCTTATACACCTTTCATTACACAAATAAAGGAATCATTATCATGGCAAAACCATCAAAAACTCCAATCATCCAAGAATTCATTGCTAAAAATTCTGGCAATACATTCTCAACAAAAGATATGTGTAAGGAAATTGGCGTTAGCCTTCCTACACTTCTTTCATACATTAAAACCAATCCTTCAATGTTTACACTCACCAGCTATGGTGTCTACAAAATTGAATCATCGATCACAGCATCGGAAACATACTAATACATATGCACAAATAAAGAATGAAACTTAACTTTTATTCTTTATACAGGTACTATTCATCTATCGTTAATATAACGGTAGCGCAGGTAAGTCTAGGCTTACCATCCTTCAATAAAGGATAATGTACTGAATACACACTTGTTACACCACCATATATGTGCTAGAATAATACCAATGCCCGTAACCAGCGGGCAGGGGAATAATCCCTAACGTAACAGAGAAATACTGTGAAGTCGGAGATGGCTAACCTTGCCACTGTGACGGGCATGTTCGTATATGTCCGCACATCTTCGGTTTCGCAACCTGCGCCGTACTAATGGTTTTCACTTCGAAAATCAGACAAAGACGAAAAGGAGCGAACACGGAAATGCAGAATACTAAATACAAAATACAGATATCAATATTTGCAGCTTTCCTTGCTATGGCAAGTGGAGCTCAAGCAATGATGTCTGAATCCATCCAGGAGCCTCCTAGTACAAGCACTGCAATAGTGCTTACTAGTAACATCTTAGATGAATCTCTAGTGATAGAGAAACAAACTGAACCTATCCAATTTAGACACGGTGACGTGTCATGGCTACCCGAACTTGCCTCGCAAGCAGGATGGCCTAAAAACACTTGGAAACGCTTAGGACAGATTATCTTACGAGAATCAGGCGGTTGTCCAAACCGCATTGGTAGTTCTATCGTAGATGAGAACTGCAATATCACTGGATACACTAGAGCAACTAATAGGTCAGATTCTGGCTTACTCCAAATCAATGGAGTTAACTGGGATCCTAAACGATCTGGTACACAACTTCTTTGTGCAGAATACAAAATCTGTACACAAGAACAGTTACTAGACGCTTTAACCAACCTTAAAGCTGGATACATCTTGTACCAGCGTGCTGGTTGGGGACCTTGGGATCCTTGCCAATGGGGACCAGCATTTGCTTCCCGATGCGTAAAATCTGCATCAATGCCTTAATATTTAATTCAAAGGCATAGATCTATAGGAATAAGGGGGGCCGCAAGGCCCCCTTTATATTTAACCCAAAAAATGTTTTTTTTATACTAAATCAAAATAAAAACAACACCCTACGAAAGGTACATGAACATGCCCTCTTATCAACCAGCCGTTCGTTTGCAATCCATGCACAACGGACCATTACGCAGTATTAATGATTATCAATTCGGTTTCTATGATGTAGGCTTTAGCCGTAGAGCATTGCGATATCTATCCGAAGTTGAAAATGTAGAAAATCCAATATTCAGAATGGCTACACTGCCTATTCCTTCCAATAAAATTGAAGCTAAAATTGCAGAAGCATACATACGGAATCCTAAAATCTGCTATTCAGTAGTAGATAAGAATAAGATCGTTCTCGTTTCCATTAAAGGAAGCGATGGATGGCTTGATGTATATACTAAAATGGGTTTTGAAGTCCGTAGTGGCGACAAAACCGCTAAAAGACTTAAGACTTTTCACCGCGCCGCATTGCTAAATGCTCACTTTGAAAAAGATGAACTTGGAGTTATGGTCGTCGACTCAGACGCCTACTCCTCATGGTCATATGACGATCCATCAGTTTCTGAATGGATTAAATCAGAATACCCGAATATAGATACAGATGACCCTAAAGTTATCGACCGCCTTCTCGATGGCGGTTTTGTTATTTCACGTCGTATTATTGAACGTGCTACACAAAATCTTCCAGTATATGAACCACACAAAACTCTTGACACTAAAGAATATTATTATGATTGGCGTGTACGAAAGAATTTCGTTAACGACATGATGGAATGCTCTGTATTCAATGCCCGCATAGTATGCAGCCTTGGCTTCATTAAGGGCAATGCTATTGTTTCTGACAATATGCCCGAAGGTATTGATATCATTACATCTAAAGCTAATATCAAGTCTGAAATCATATATCACAACGGTTTTGACTTCTTGGCAGAACCTGTTGGATCGTATGAATCAGTACTTACCGACACTCAAACTGTAATTAATCTTCCCAAACTGTTTCCTATCGCCGATATGGAATACTGGCTTGACGAAGAGTATAAGAAGATCTTTGATCTTGCTATCACAGATAGGTTACTAACTAACTGGCGTGCAGTTTACAAACGCCAATTCCGCAAGATTCACGAAGCGGAAGACGAAGAAGCATATGCCCGCATGAACTATGTGGGCTACCGTTGGCGTAAGCTCGGTATGAAGATAACTGATTCTCCATGGTTGTTTGAAACCTTGGCTATCAGTCATGCTCGACCATTCGCTGATTCATCTAAACCAAGAATACCAATCCCTTGCACAGTAAGCGAGCAGGTTATTCCTGAATCATTAGCCCAAATGGCTGGCCATGATATCGAAGTTGAACAAGGCAAGATACGACGTATCGACTCACTCGGTATACATGTCGTTAGTGACCTTGACTGGCTCGAGATGTACGAGAGCCATGGCGGTCACGACGAGGATGATTACTTCAAGCTATTCTATCGCACCATGCGTGGTGGCGAATATGATGGCAAACGAGTAGTTATAATTTGCCGTTCTCCTAATGATCACGGTGAGTACTCCATCTTCGAACACACCGAAGGTGACTGGTATCCTATATGGAAGGATTCTTCTGGAACTTCTTTTGAATTTCCTGAAGTTAACGGACGCGACTGGCCTAAGCGTCTAAGTAAAGCCATCCATGATGGCGATATAACTTACTCTGGTCTTCCTTCTAAACTACTTAATAAACCAAAAAGAGAACCTAAACCATATTCCGCTGATGATGTCATCCAAGACATGCATATTTCCATGGCTGGTGGACAAATTGGCGGATATGTTAACGCATGTATGATGCACTCATCAGTTATACATCGTCATCGCCCCAATCAGCTATGTACCCTAGAAACAGCTCTAGACAAATGCATTAACCCTGATTCTATTGAAGATGTTATTGCAATTGATCAAGAAGCTAACAATATCATGCGCCAAATCTTAGATAGCAAAACTCCTATTGATAGATTTGTTTGGGAAACTCGTGGTTCTGCACGCTTATTGGAAGTTGATGATGAACTCATTTTAGACGACAATGGCAAACTAAGCATTATGTCTAAACTTTGCTATGATAAGTTTAATGAACATTGTCAACGCATTAAGCAGTGGTCGCAGGAAAATGCTAGACCACAAAATCCTCAACTACCACAATTGGGTAACAGTCAAATGCAAATGTATTATCACGCTTTACCTATTGTCAATCAATTCCGTTCAGGAATTTGGTCAATCAACTCATCTGAAAGCACAGCTGAAAATGGTTCTATTGTTCGTAATTCATGGGAATATCTTTACTCTAAACAAGTAGATATTATCAATTCTCTTACAGTAGAATCTGATCGCCATGACTTCGTTCTTGCCCTTTATTCTGTATGTCTTAACGTACCGACTAAAGCTGGCAAGATTACAGATCATTACATGATGAATAGATTTGTATACCCTCACCTTGAAGCAGCTTTACAGTATTATGGAATTGGCAATGTTGTCAATTTCTTTATGCAACCAGACGGTGAAGTGCAAATTCTAGAAACTCGTGTTACTGAATGGAAATTTACTGACCCAGATAACAATATCCACATCTTTACAGATCCAATTGAGTTTCAACAAGCACAATCGGTTTACTCTGAAATAGATTTCTCAATCAATTCCAGTGCTTTACCATCACAGGAATCTCGTACTACATCAAAATATTAAGGATACAACATGAAAATATCATCTAAGCTTGGCAAGTACACAGGTAAATTCTGTGGTTTTATGAAACAAAAAGAAACACGCGCAGCGTGGTTGACCGCAGAATGGGCCGTAAGTACTGTAGCATTTGCTACAACAGCTTATGCATTGCTTTTAATTGGTTCACCATTATTAGCATTGCTTTTTGCAGCCATTTACACTTACGGCAGTTACGCATTGTTTTCAATAATGCTACCTAATTCATAAAGGAAACTATAATGAACTCAATTAATTATACTGATCTTGTCGTTTACTGTCAGGAACCTAAAGACGAAATTGCTAACATAAGAAATTCTTTTTCTGAACATCTGCTTCTGGCAGACAAGCAAACCTTTAGACCTAAAGCTGTTTTCTTCGACTATCTTGGAAACAAAAAATTTGGTTTGTCCTCAAGACCATATAACGATATAAATGACCTTTATACCGTAGTATCTGAAATGATGTATGCATATTCTGGCTTTAATGCCGGTTCATCCATACTAGTTTTAGATTCTAATTTAAATGACGATGGCCAAGATTCTTCTGGCGCCCTTGTCATATACTTTGTTTCATCTGACTCTGCGTGTTGCGTAAAGTTGTATTATAAACATTCTTCAGAAAATATTATTGAATGGATTGAATCAAAGGATAGTCATGAACTTATAGACACTAAATCTCAAGATTCTACAAATAGAATAATTGAAATATTATTTGTTCACAGCCACTTAGATAAAGCTCCATTTACCAAAACAGAATTACTTTCCTATTACTCAATGAAAGGCTATAACTTTAGATCATTTAAAGATTTAAAAACATCTTACTTAGACTACAGTTTCAAGGCATAATATGAATATTAAACCATATGACAACAAAAAAATAATTAAAAAAGATTCAGATAAGTTTTGTTCTATAAACGAACATTCTGTATTAGTTTATACTATAATTGATAAAACATCAGAATATAAAACAGATCAAGTAGATGAACTAATGAACACCCAAAAATCTTTTTATTGGACGGAGTAATATTTAATGAATATAAAATTACGCCCATATCAAACAGAAGCTCTTGAATCTATACAGCTACATTTAGATAAAGGCGTAAAAAAGCAGCTTGTTGTTCTACCAACAGGTTCTGGTAAAACTGTTATCTTTAGCAATATACCACAAACTATAAAAGATAGTTTACCTATGCTCGTTCTCGCACATCGTGGAGAATTGCTTACTCAAGCTAAAGAAAAGATTCTTTGGTCAAATCCTCATTTGGATGTTCAAATAGAAAAAGCAGAAGATACAGCTGAGCTCTGCGATGTTGTTGTTGCGTCTGTACCAACATTGGGTAGAGCAGATTCTGAAAGAATTAAAAAATACCCTAAAGATTACTTTAAAACTATTATAGTAGATGAAGCTCATCACGCAGCTGCTGAAACATATCGTAGAATACTTGATTATTTTCAACCTACATTTCTTTTAGGAGTTACAGCTACTCCTCAAAGATCTGATTCAGTAAGACTAACTGATGTATTCGATGAAATTACTTACTATAAAACAATCCAAGATTTGATTAAAGAAGGATATCTTTGTCGTCTCATTGGATACAGGATTCAAACAGACACAGACATATCTGAAGTGGAGACATCTCATGGCGATTACATTGCTTCCCAGTTGGAAGAAACTATTAATACTCCTTTGCGCAACGCTACTGTTGTTAAAGCTTATCTCGAATTTGCGCCGCAGCAAAAAGCAGTCGTTTTCGCAAGCGGAATACAACATGCCGCCGACTTGGCCACATCCTTTGCGCAAAAGCAAATACCTGTACGAGTAGTAATTGGTTCTACTCCAGATGAAGAACGTGCTCAAACGTTAGCAGACTTTTCTTCTGGAAAAGTTAAAGTTATTGTTAATGTTGGAGTTCTTACTGAAGGCTTTGATGAACCATCTATTGGGGCTATCATATTAGCAAGACCTACTCGATCTACTTTGCTTTATACGCAAATTGTTGGTCGTGGCACAAGAATCTTTGAAGGCAAAGAACACTGTGTAATTATAGATATAGCAGATACCACTAAAGGCAAGAAGCCTTTGGGCCTGCCAACTCTATTGGGCATGCCTCCTGAATTTGATTTGAAGGGCAATGATCTAATTGACGTTGCCGAAAAATATAAAGAACTTGAAGATTACTGCCCCGGTGAAGCCGTCCGCGTATTATCCCCTGATGATATAACATTAGCATATAAGAGAATAGATCTCTTTATGCCACCACCACCTAACGAAATTGTTAAAACTTATTCTCGTTTTGTTTGGGCGGAAGTAGCAGATTCTGATTTCCATTTAGGTATCAACGAAAATGAATCCATCAGAATACACATAGACCCACTTGGCAGATGGACAACCACTCTTAAGCAGCGTTCAAAAGGTGTTTCTGTTGATACTATACTTGGTCATCCTGAAGATATGCGCGAAGCATTCGTCCGCACTGATAGATGGATTACCAGCAATAGATCATACAGTCTTAACTTACTTGATAATAACGCTGCTTGGCGTTCTGATTCACCTACTGATAAGCAAGCTAAAATGCTTAAAAGAATGGGTGTTCCGATTACTGCCGACATGACTAAGGGCACTGCTAGTCAAATCATAACTAAATACTATGAAGCTAACCCTAAACCAAAATGGTTACAGAATAAAATAGCTTCAAAAAAATGGAATTAACATGAAAAGATATTCCATTGTACACCCTTCTGTAACTCCAGAAGCTTACATTTTAGATAAAAGAGATAAAAGAAAAAACTATATAAAAGGTCTATATATACCTTCTAATCCTTCTGAGTTGATTAGAATTATATATGCTCAAGCTGATTATGCTATTGAAGAATACATTGCTAGAAAAAATAAAGTAGAACGCATACCTATACATGATTCTTATCATATGTATGTTGACTTACATGCTTATGTTGACCCTTATGCAATTAATTTAGTTGCAACTCGTTTATTTAGACAATGCTTTTTAACTAATATTGGTTTACCTTCAAGCGAAATTGTTTATGGTCCTGCTCTTATATACGGTTCTTTACCAACTTCTTCATACACTTCTTATCTAGATAATTATTCAGTCCCATATGAACTTGTAGAACAAGTCTTTAGACTGTATGAAAATTATTGTTATGAAATGTAAAATCAAAAAAACGGGGAATACAAAATAACCCTATAATAAACAAGGAATAATTATGAGCTTAAATGTAATAATCGGTAATGATTTACTAGACGTTAAAAGAATAAATACTGCTATTGATAGATTGCGGGAATCCATTAAAACTGAAGAGGGCAAAATGATCTCTCATAAAGATCTTTTGACCGAAGACGCTATTTATTGGCTAGAAGGTATTTTAAATATTCTTACTAATAAAGATTTTGGTCAAGAAATGTATGACCCATCTGAATTAGTAGGAGAACTGACACCTTAATATACAATGCCTAGGTGGCGGAATAGGTAGACGCAAGGGGCTTAAACCCCCTCGGCTAGAAATGGCCGTACGGGTTCGACCCCCGTCTTGGGCACTATATAAATCATTGTAAACTACATAAACTACTAAAGGATCTGAAATGCGGATTAAAGATCGTTGTATTAAAATAATTCTAACGTTAACTCTTATATTACCAGTATTTGTTAACTCAAAAATCAATGCTGTTTCAGCAGGAGATGTTGCTCCAGCTACTACTGGAGTTAAATTTTATCCTAGCTTATCTAATGCAATCCCTACAATGGGTGCAAATATTGCTTTTGACAGCAACTATCAAGGCCAAGGATCATATATCGTGATCATTGATACTGGCATTGAAGCTGTTCACTCCTTTGTGGGTGGTAGAGTTGCTCTCCAAGCATGCTTCTCTGTAAAGTGTCCTAACGGCCAAAATTCTATGGTAGGCTCCGGAGCAGCTGTACCCGTACATTGGCACGGCACACACGTTGCAGGCATTGCTGGTGGCTATTTAAATGCTACCATGCATGGTGTTGCTCCTAAAGTTGGCATCATTGCTGTAAACGTTTTCGGCTATGACGGTTCTGCAAGCGATTCAGATATTGTTCGCGCCCTTCAATGGGTTGATTCTATATCTGGTCAATATAATATTGCAGCCGTCAACATGTCACTTGGTTCTTCTGGTATATTTAGAACTTCATGCAATTCTTATTTACCTGAACTTACATCTATCATTGCTACATTAAAGTCTAAAAATATTGCTACTGTAGTTTCTGCCGGCAATGACGGACAGCAAGGCATGAACTCTCCTGCCTGTATCACTGATACTGTAAGTGTTGCTGCAACCTATACTAATTCTTCTGGTCAAGAAAAAATAACAGACTTCAGTAATGTTTTAGATATTACAGACCTTTCTGCTCCAGGCTTAAACATTAACTCCTCTAAGCTAATGGGAGCATACGGTGCTGCTTCTGGCACATCTATGTCTGCGCCCATGGTTACTGGTGCTTTTGCAGTTTATCGATCCAAGTATGGTGTTCAATCTGTAGACAAAGTAGTTTCTGATTTTCAGAACACTGGTGTCAACGTCACCGATGACTATACTAAGATAGTTACCAAAAGAATTGATTTTAGGACACTGTTTGCCAATGGCTCTACACTTCCTCCAACAACAACTATTCCCTCACCTACAACTACCCTTCCTAATTCACCAACAACTACAACCGTTCCTTCTCCAACAACTACTGTTCTTGAAGATGATGATCAACCAGAAAACTTTTTAAATATTCCGTACATATCACAAATAAAGAAATATTCTTCTAGAGTAAATTATATCTATTTAGACTTTACCTACAGGTATACTGATATACGTGTTTCAAATTATATTTTGACATGCCGATATACAGACGGTACTACCATAGATAAAGTTATTCCCAATAGAAATATGATGCACTCAGTTTATGTTATTCCTATGAATACTACTTCAATTAGATCTTGTAGAATGTTAGCTGTTTCTGCAGTTGACGCTTCTAAGGGTCAATACACTCCATACGTAAAGGTAAAGTAACATGCTTAAATTTATAATATTCTCTTTGACAGCATTAGTTTTTATTTTGTTAATTCTTATCGATAAAAATAAAATTAATAAATAAAGACTATTCCCAGATAGCTCAGATGGCAGAGCAGCGGACTGTTAATCCGCTTGTCGTAGGTTCGAGCCCTACTCTGGGAGCTATGATAAATCAAATTAAACACATAATCTTTCCCAATGATTGGGACTATGATATCAGACCTATTATAATTTTTATGTCTGCTATTTTTTTAAATATAGTTTTTTATACTAGAAGTCAATGGAAATTCATAAAAAAAGATATCGATAGTGATTGGGAGTTATAATATGTCTGAACAAAAAAATAACATAGTAAATCTTTTAGATTACGCTGAAAAAGTTAAAAATAAAAAACAAAATAAAAACCCTGTTTCTTCATCCGATTATGAAAAAATTGCTAAACAGTTTTTATTAGCTATACACGAAATGACTGATCCTGAATTTGCTACTATGTATGCATTTCATGTAGGACCTGATCTTCGTGTAGATTTTATAGCACACGTAACAACATCAAAAGATATTTATCAAATGATTTTGACACAAGATGCACAAGATGCAGCTTTAAATTTTGATTATATCGCTCTTTTAACATATGGTTGGTCTGCTCCTATCCGAGTTGAAGCCGATATAGAAGATGAAATTCTCCCACCATCTGAACATCCTGAAAGACGTAGAGTCAAGATGGTAATTTTCTCTGATAAGTTTGGTCAACAAATGTCTGCTATATCATTTAGAAGCGAAGATGATGAATATGTTTTAGAAGATTACTTGTTTGATGATTCTGGCACTGGTAGTTTATCCAACGCAATAAAAGCATTATACATTTAATTTGCGCTTTTAGCTCAGCCGGTAGAGCACCGGACTTTTAATCCGTTGGTCCTGGGTTCGAACCCCAGAGAGCGCACAAAGTGTTTGAAATAAAAACATACAGTGATATGTATTTTGGCACAAGAACTAAAAATAAAAAAACAATTAGAAAGAAAACACATGCCACCACTAAAAAAGCAGAACAAAATAACCGCTAAAGATACTCGTACTCCAAACGAAATTGCTATTCAATCAGCAATGACATCTCGTTACAATATTCTTACACCTATGTATAAAGCTCAGAATATTCGCATTAACAATCCTTTAACCGCTAAGGATCATTTGTTTAATGTAAAGGATTCTGCTTTCTTTGAAATGTTTTACGAACTTGCCGAATTGGGTCTTAAAGAAAAACTTTTTGATGAGCTCGAATCATTTATTGCAAACATTGATCCTGATTGGCAAAGCGTTTACGCAGATATCGTTCAGTATTTTGAGGGCATGGAGGCTTCTTCTCATGCCTCTTAATGTAAAAGAAATTGTTAAAAAAAATATGGAAAACGCATACGAACGCAAAGAGGTGGCTATGGCTCATTCCAGTCTTGATTATAAATACTGGGATGGTTACATAGATGCCTTACAGTCTGTTTATATTTGTCTTCCTGATTAGAGGATTTTATGCCAAGAATAAGAAAATCAACACCTGCAAGTAAAGCCCAAAATATTGCTAGTTCACGAGCTCATAGAGCACGCGAAAAAGCAAAGCGGGATGCATTTTTAAACCATATGGCTTCTAAAGATCCTTCTTGCTGCACGTATAGAGATTGTACAGTTATCTTAAACCGTTACAATACTTCTAAAGTTTGCTATGCTCATCAAAGAGCTGCATTCAGAGAAATGCCTAGATCTAAATTTACTTTGCAGGATCTTTAATATGCTACATCCGCCGATAGAAGCTCGAAGCAAACTTCTTTACAGGTATTATGATGATACACGCAACATGGATACTATTACGTCTTTAATAAGATATAAACAGGCTATGCATTATTTGTACAGAGAATATAATCCTTGGATGAAACCAGTCAAAATTACTCTTGATAACTGGCAGCACAATTAATTATTTTAGTTTAATGTTATCCCAATATAGCATGCGCGAAATATTGTTATATTCTTTATAATTATGTTCGTACTCGTAGGATTCTACGGCTTTCATTAAGCCTTTATGTACAGCTATTATTGCTAGTATTATTGTTAAAATTATAAGTGTTGTTATCATGCTTACATAGTATCATACTATCGCGTTATGCGAACCTACTAACTGGTAGTATCTCTAAAATAGATAGGAGCCATCTTTATGTCAGAACCTAAAAATGTTAATGTTACCATATCTAATGTAATATCTTGGTTTGAAGAATCTGAACAATGCATGTTGCATAACCACGCTGAGGTTATACCTAACTCTCTTGATGATCCTATAAAAAAAGTAATTAAACTTTTAACTCAAAAAGCTAATGAGGCTGAACAACTTAGAGAATCAGCAGAAGCCGATGGTAACAGCAATTATGATTACTGGGATGGATATCTAACAGCATTAGATTTTGCTATTGATTCATTCCCTGAAGGAGATTATCATGAATGAGCTACAACTTCAAGTTGGAAAGCTGATAGATAAGTTTTTGCCAAACTATTATAAGTCAGTAGATGTTGATGAAGGTTGGTATCAGATAGTTGTTGATTGCGACAATTTATTAACTAAGATTGATCCTGATTATAAAATCGCGCAAATCAAACAAAAGTTTGGTGAACTACGTTATTACTTTCAACCATCAGATACTAACAATGGTGAACTATATGTAAAAATGAATGCAGTTGTTTTGGCATACGAAAAAATTGCTTCAATTACTTGTGAAGCTACTGGTAATCCTGGTGTATTGATGAAATCTACAGGTGGATGGTTTAAAACCCTTGACCCAGAATATGCTAAGTCAACGTTATTCTTTAAAAACTTTACTGTAGTTGAAAAGAATTAAGGGCCGGTAGCTCAGTGGTTAGAGCAGGGGACTCATAATCCCTTGGTGGTGGGTTCGATCCCCACTCGGCCCACTATAACTATTATTAACAAAGGATATAATATGAGTAAAATAAATGCCAATAAATTACGTAAAAAACTGCAGAAACTTATTCCTAATTCTTCTTTTGATAAAGATAATGAAGGTCAAGTTATTATCTATACAGGTTTAAAAGAAACAAAAGACGGAAACTATAAGGAGTTAAAATGAACTTTAAAAAAGTTATTTCTTTCTATAAGATGAATCGTTTATGGGGTGACACTATCTGGCAAGCAGCATACTATGCCTTGCGCGGCAAAGCATTTCTCGTTTCATATGAAGGCCGTCCCTTAACTGAACAAATACTTACTGAACTAAACCAAAATCCTGATACTGAAGATAAATGGTGGCAGGCAATAAAATGAAAGTTTATGATTTATCTGAAAAACAACCATACATTAAACAAATGCCTAAAGGCGAATGCACTTATTGTGACCTAGAGTATGATAAGCCTACTGGCTTGTTTCCACCTCACACAGCGTCTCCTAGGTGCCAATCAGGGCATTATAACCACTGTACCTGTGATACTTGTTTTTAATAATAACAATTGGAGAGTACTTAATTATGAATCAAGCAAAAGTTTTTCAAATTACTGTAAAGAAATCAGATGACATAGATCAGTCAGCTGCAAATTATACTTTAGAAAATCTTTTAAAAAATTTACTTGAGCGCGGTCATTTCCTTAAAGTTATAGAAATAAAAGACATTGGAAAATCAAATGAAAGCTAATCATACAGATCATTATATTATTATTCTTATTTGTTCTTTCTTTATTTTCTTTTGTCCAGCTATTATTCTTCCCATAATATTTTATTTTGGTTTTAGAAGTATATATATAATAAATAAAAACAATCTTAAAGGAAAACAATGAACACTATCGAAATGCCTTTGCAGCCTTCAAACTATTATGGAAGTTCAAGAGCTTTAAATAATCTACAAATTGGCGATGTTCTTTATGTTGGGGATAGACTTACTGTAGTAGAAATGACAGTTCTTTCTATAGAAAAATCTAATAAAGATTCTACCTACTCTAAGGTTACTACCGATAAAGCATTGCTCATAGTGTCAGAAAATTCACGTATTAATGTAGCCAGTAAGGACTAATGTTATGGGCATGGACGTTTACGGCACTGAGCCAAAAAATGAAAAAGGCGAATACTTTCGCAATAACGTTTGGTGGTGGCACCCTCTTTGGAGTTACTGCCAAGAAAATCATCCTAGTATAACAGCTTCTGTTCAAAACGGTCACGACAATAGTGGTGATGGATTAGGTGATGAAGATTCCATTAAACTTGGAATAGCTTTAAAGAAAGATATTGCCAGTGGAAAAACACTTGCTTATGAAGAAAAAAGAATAGCTTATCTTGCTGGTCTTCCGCTTGAACCATGCATATATTGTAAATCTACCGGTATCAGAAAAGATGCATATGTTGACGGTTTATGCAATTCTTGTTCTGGTTCCGGTTCAGTTAAATCTTTTGAAACAAACTACCCTTTTAGTTCAGAAAATCTTCAAGAATTTGCTGAATTTCTAGTTAACTGTGGTGGTTTCTCTATTTGCTGATATAATAGGAGTTATGAATATGACTATAGGAATCTTTGATCGAATATAAAGCTCACTGCACGGGTGAGCTGGTCGAACACAGATGTCTTATAAACATCCATTGCGGGGTTCAAATCCCCGGTGCAGTACTAATATTAAGGACCTCACATGCTTATTAGCAGACAACCTTGGATGAACCAGTCTTCATGTCGTAACGAAAATTTAGAGATATTTTTTCCTAATAGATACACTGAAAATAATGTAGCTAAACCTTTTTCAGTGTGTAAAAATTGTCCTGTAAAAGTTCAATGTCTTCAATATTCTTATGCTACTGATTCCATAGGCATATGGGGTGGCACCACCGAATATCAACGTAATGTAATTCTTGTAAATTATTTTAAGAAAAAACCCAAAAAACTTACCTTGTCTGATGCTAGACAGATTATAGATAATGACTATTATTCTGTTTCTATTAATTCAAAAAGTTTAGATTCATACTAATTCTAAAAAAACACATCCTTCTAAAAGATAGGCTACAACATGACCAGCGAATCTTTTGCCAGCGATGATGATCTCTTTGGTTACGACCCATCTCAAGAATCATCTTCGTTACCAATCAACCCTATCAACTCTAGTTCCGATTATTCTAATTCTGATATATTTCAAGACATTAGTAAACGGATAGATAGCTCTAAAGATAATGATCTTATAGGATCGTTTACATTAAAGATACGCTTTGCTCAATCTTTACTTGAAGCGTACACAGAATTTGTTCAACCAACTACTATATCCTTTCATAAAGCCGTACATCAAACATTAGATAAATTGACTAATGGTAATTTTTCTCTTATATATATGTACAATTATTTAGAGCAGAATATTATTAGAAGACTACATATAAAATATCTTATAGAAAGTTCTTTTCTTTCCGAAAATAACTCTTCTATAAGTTCAGATTTTAAGTCTTTTTTATCTAAAATAGGATTGGACATTGATTCTACTTTTATAAAAATTCACATCAAAACCAATATAGATATCAATAATCATATTCTAAATAATGAGCGATCTTTATATATGGATTTAGTAGAAAAATTATCTTATACTCCACATCCTTTAATAGATAATCCAGAACCTAGCAATAATGACATCCATGAATCTATACCTAATAGTATTCAAGGGTATCATCAGGACATGTATGAATCTATTTTCATGGCTCTTGCAGATTCCAGCTATACAGATAAATTATCACAATTATATCTTAGCCCAGTAAAGGTGTCTCAATTATGAAAAAGATAAAATTAAAAAGATTCTTTATAATGATTGCTTCAGCTTCTGCAGTCGCTGCAATAAATTATACAATTTTTCATACTAGCTTTGTATACTTTGCTTTACTGGTATTATTCTGTCATGAGTTAGGTCATTACTTTGCCGCTCGGATAAATAACATTTATTCAGATCTTCCTTATTTTATACCATTTCCAGTTATATCGTTGGGTATTACACACATTCCTAATATGCGTAATCTATCAAATTCTTTGAAGAAAAAGATATTAGCTTACGGACCTATTACCGGATTTATGGTATCTATGTATTTTCTTTTCCTTTCCTTTATCTTTCCTTCCATCCCAACTTCCACTTTTTTGCTTCTTTCTATATCTGAATTTGTATTTAATTATTTTGGTTCTGACGGTAAAAAATACCGCTCAATAAACGAACAGGAAAATACATTATGTATTTTATAATTGCTCCTTTTATATTAACAGGTTTAGTTTTAAAACTGATTAATAATAAAAAAGAAAAAGACAAACTTAATAATCAGTTTTCTTTTCTTATTGAAGAAAAAGATTCGTTAAACCTTATATTAAACAAGTTCAAAAACAAAATAACAGAAGAGGCAGATACCAATGGAACCGACAGATACAAATACGAGCACTTTAACAAATAAATTTCCTAAATCATTACAGTCATATTTAGAAGATTGCTGTTTTGATATTCAAGCTAATCCAAATTTACTTTCTGGATCAGAAACCTATTTAATAAAAATACTATCAAAGATAGCTGTTGGCTCGGCTACTGTATGGTGGTCAATCTTAGAATTAAAGCAATTCATTAAAAACCGCCAATCTATCTAGGAGTACTAATGAGCTCAGAAGATTATAAAAAGATAGAAAAGATTAATAAATTTAACTTTTCATTTGATATGGTTACAAAAAGTAAAGACGACATCCAAAAGCAGCGCGATGCCGTAAAAGAAAGAATAGACAAAATAGTAAATCATTTTACAATAGATGATGTACCTATTCTCTCTTATATACTTCATGTTACCAGCTCTAGGCCTGAACTAAAAAAATTATCTAAAGCCTTAGATCGACTTGCTGACTTAGCAGAAGTTAATGCATCTTTGAATAATAAACTTAAAGTTATTGAAGCAGCCGAATCAGATCCTAATTGGTTTGCTTTAGCTTTTGGCGATTTTGATCAAGAAATAGATAATGATCTAGAAAAGTTCTTTACTCAAGATTAATTTTTATACTTAAGGATATTTATATTATGGACAAAGTTTCTTACGCATTCGTTAAAGAAAAGGATAACTTGATTTTTAGATCTAAAGTTAATTCTTTTAATCTAGATCATGTTACCGATAAAGATATAGCTTCTTTTTATGCATCGTTTTCTGAATACGCTTATTTCGATACAGGACTGTTGCCACTTGATGGTACTGGCTTGTTAGGAATTAGGAAAGCTGGAAACCATACTCAGGTTATATATCAATATAAACCTGGTATGTATTATGTTAATTGGGGTGCTTCAGAGCGGGACCCCCATGCCAAGAAGTATTATCTAGCTCAACCATATCGTATTGTTATTATTGACTTCTTAGATAATAACCTACTAGGCGCTAGAACATTTTACTCTGTTGAGCCCGCAAATCATGGAGGCATACAGTTATACCATGTTAATCTTCCCAACATAAACTGTAAAGGTTATCGCGGCAATGGTGTTGGTTGGATATGCTTGTACCATAATGAAGATTGGTCTGCTTTGTCTTTCAACGATAGATTGAACAGGGCTCTTGAGCGTTGTTCGGGCGTTGAAGTTTACAATGATGCCAACATGAGCGAAACCGATGGTCCAAGATTCTATGCTGAAAATGAAATGCCTGGATACACTTCTGTCCCTGAGCGATGGGAAAGAAAATCTGAATCAGAAGGCTATGAATGGACATTAGATGCCTCTGAATGGTTACCTATTTTAATCAAAGATAAAGATAATCAAGAAAAACATTATAACGATGGTTCCCCTCTTACTCTCGTCGATGCAATCACTGGTAATTACAGTGCATATTATGGTGACACATTTTTGCCAAAACCAATCAATGCTATAACCCGTCCCGATTTAAGTTTAGAGACCAGCCAGATTACAAATTGGTTTGTAAAATCTTACAACTCTTCTCTAACTACATTCTCTGGCATAGACCCATATTCTTCAAGCGCTGCGTATAAAGAAACTATTTCCATCACACCTGTCAATCCTCCTTCGTTATTTGACGAAGATGAAGACAATGAAGACGAAGAATCAGAAGAACAAGATAATGATATCTTTTGCCCAATGAGCGAAACTTGGATAAACTCTAGTGATTGTGGCCCACATATTGAACTTATTGTTCAAGAAAACGGAAACGAAACTAATGTTTGCATGAACTGTGTTAATAATCATGGCATGGATTATGTTTATGTTAAAAATGCAATGAAGTTTTATGATTCAGATAGTAAAGATCTTGTTTATGATACGCTTTTAAATGAATATTATTTAATATCAGCAATTAAAAATCCTTGGGCAGTATGCACAAACTGTGAGTCTGTACATATAAGCATAGACAAAGATAAATTAGTAGTCAATGTTTGGGATAAAATTGGTGGAATTGATTTAGACGATTCTCAACCAAATCAAGTTTGCGAAAATTGTTACCCTAAATATACTTCAGATATTTCTGGTATAGGAAACGAAACCCATCTCGATTGCTGTGATCAGTGCTCTTGCTTTATGCCTTCTCAAGATTCTATATTTTGTGTAGATACAATTATTTCGGGATTTCAGGGAGTTCATTCCCAAAAGACCTGTACAACTTGTTCACATGTTATTTATAATCAAGCTGAAGTAAAGCCGTCTGATGACGAAGAACCATTCTAACTAAAAATAACGATCAATAAATTCCCATTAAGGAGATTATATGTCTGACAAAAAAGAAATATCACTTGAAGATCTACAATATTTTTGGATGCCTTCAGGAGTCCCATGCTTTATCGCTGACAATGACAATATATGCGATATAGTTGAAAACATGGGTTTTAATATTTATTATTTACTTTCTAATAAAAAAATTATTAAAGCACCAGTTGTCACTACGCCAAAAAATACTACTGTAGTTTCTGGCACAGCATACAACTCCTACACGTTAGGTGCTCCAACTGCACCCCCACAGCCAACAGTAACATACGAATCTTGTTTATTTAAGGTTGTAAACAATTTTGTTGGAAGAGTAGTTGAAGCTTCAACCGATGAACTTCCCGATACTTTCCTTTCTCTTGAGGAAGCATGTGAATATACAATGCCACCTATACCTCATGTATTGGTAGAGAAAATGGATCAATTCTTTAGACTTGTCCATTCTCAGCACGGCACTGAATCAATAGTTCTTCTTACTTTTGATATGAATAAAACTGGTTCTGATGGTTGGGGCATTCTAGTTCCTGAACAAACAAATACTTCCGTTCATTGCAAGTATGATGCTGACAGCATTGCTGAGATTAAACCAGAACATGTTATGATAGTTGGTTCTGTTCATTCACATCCAGAAATGTCTGCTTATGCATCTGGCACTGATCATGAAGATCAATCAGATTTTGACGGCTTGCACATAACTTATGGTTGGCAGAAAACTATGAATCATGGAGCCACCCAATATCATATGGAACTTCAGATGTCAGGTACAGCTTATTCTCTCAAAGTTCAGGATGTTTTTGAGGAGTACATTGTAGAAAAAATACCTGATCCCGAAGTTGTAGAATGGTCCGGTAAAGTAAAAAAAGCGCTCCCCCCTTTAGCGGGGGGTACAACACCGCTGGCTTCGGCGCAGGCCCAATATCAACAACAGACAAAAACAATTTACTCAGCAACTGGGACAACTCATACAACGGCTGGGGTGGCTACAACTAAATCTTATTCTAATAGAAATAAATCTTGGGCTGATATGATCAATACATTAGAAGTTAATTCTATTGTAATAGGTGAAGTAGAAGCAAGAAACAGTAATTTTTCTGTTTGTCCAAGTTGCGATTTTGATTTAGATATGCCAGATTACACTTCTGGCTCATGTGGTGTTTGTGATATTCCAATTGTTTTGGAATCTGATGGCATACATGACATATCTTCAAAGTTCGAAAAATATTGTCAAGTTAGAAAAATTAATAAAAATTCTCTTATTGTTTATTTGTTTGGGTCAAATGATAAAGCTGAACAGTACTTAATGAAGATGAATTTTTCTGATGACGTCTTTCCTCATGCTACAGCTACAGATTATGCTTACGAAAAAGATTCAGATTATGTTCATTTAGCTTCTGATCTATATGATGATGATGGCACTCGCACAATATGCTGCAACATACCAATGGAGGACTATTTGAGTGCTTGCTTTTGCCAACCATCTGTGTTGCTAGAAGATTTAGTACTTTTTGAAAAATACACTGAGCATGTAGATTTGTATGCGCCAAACACTGTTTGCGGTGAATGTGTTCATTACCATACATCATTGTGCCCAGACTATAGAAATCTTTTAATTGATTTTACTAAAAGCAATTTATTAGATTTATTTGAAGTTTCAAATTCTATTTCTCCATGTCCAAGTTACGAAAGTCTTTATATTACACTTGAAGCAGAATCAGAAAGATAAAATATTATGACAACTAAAAGATTTATAGTTATTGGTGCTGGCGGTATAGGTACTTGGCTTACCGCTGGATTAGTTAGACTCTTGGAATGGAAATTTCCTGGATCCGCTCTTATTATTGTAGATGGAGATAATTATGAACAGAAGAATAAAGAACGTCAAGAATTTACTAAAATTGGCAACAAAGCAGTCGTTAAAGCGCACGAACTCACACCGCAGTTCCCAAATACTACCATCATTCCGATTCCTAAATGGGTTGTATCCGAAGACTTTGGTGGAGTCACCACTGAAGAAGACGCTCCGAAAATTAAAGCTTCAGATCTTATTAATGAAGGAGATATTGTTTTTGCGGTTGTCGATAATTTTGCAGCTCGTAAAATAATATTTGATTCGGCTTCTCGGTTAAACAACGTAGATGTTTTTACTGGCGGAAATGATGATGCATTATTCGGTTCTGTTTATCACTATCAAAAAAGAGATGGTAAGCAGATAACTGAACATCCAGTTGCATTTCATCCAGAATACGAGAACCCACCAGACAAAAACCCTGGTGAGCTATCTTGTCAACAGCGTTCGGAGATAGAAGGTGGCACTCAATTACTTGCCACTAATATGGCCGTAGCTGCATTAATACTTGGTCGAGTACAGAAAACAATTGTATTAGATCAAAGTCCTGAAGAAACAGAAATCTATTTTGATTTAGGTCTTGGAAAATCTGAACCATATAATAGATTGTTTACTTCTATTCCAGTAACAGTTTAACAACAAAAACAACAATAAAATCAAGGAGACAATCATGGAAAATCAATCAACTGGTCCTTCTGCAGCTCGTCCTGCAGGTATGGCTAATCTAAGATTCGGTGTTTACAATCAGCCTACAAACGTAGCTGGCAAATCAGTTCAAGAAGCTCGTGAACAGTTTTCGAAAATTTGGGGCATCCCAACTGATTCCGTTGCATATAAGGGCAAGGATAAGCTCGATGAGAATTATGTTATCCAACCAGGTGACAACGTAGAGTTCCACCGTCGTGCTGGAGAAAAGGGCTGATACATTCAGCTTTAGGTTTGTGGGAAGATATTCTAATCCGCTGAATATCTTCCCACATTTTTTTGCAAAGGGTTAAGTCTATCCAATAGGGGACAAAATGTTATTTAATGAAATAAAATTAGGTTATCCATCTTTGTGGCTTAAAACCACTGAATCAACAAGGGCAATCCAAAGTTTAACTACATATGATTTTAGAACTTTTTTTACTATAGATTTTGAATTAGGTTTTTGCCAATATATTCAAGGTGCTTGGAAAACTATTCTAATTGATATTTTAAATCCAGAAACAGAACAAATAGTTCCAACAGCTACTTTTAATTCTGCTGTTGCTATGGATTACTTAATGAAGACAAAATTTGAAAAGCCTATAACCTTCATCTCTAATCTGCTAGGTAAGCCAGACGAAGCATTAGCTCCTTACATTCCTTTTATTTCTTTTCTAAATTCTAACTATCGTACAAATTTTTGGTTAGATGATGTCTCTGCTTCCAATAATCAAATCCTTTTTATTTCTTCTATTGACTGTCCAGAAGAATATACTCATATGTTTAAGAACATAGAGTTTTCTTATCCTACCCCTGAAGAACTATCTACTGTTGTTAATCATATAGATACATCTTCTGCTGGAAGGTTTGTCCAACAAGATTCTGTCAAAGAAATTGTTAGAGCTGGTTTAGGATTAACTGAAGATAAATTTGTTGATCTATGTCTTCAATCTATTGTTCAAACAAATAAAGTTGATCCAAAATATATCTATGATCAAAAGATGCTTCAGATCAAACAGGCTGGAATATTGGAGATTATTAAACCATCTATATCTTTTGCTAACATCGGTGGATTAGATAATATTAAAGATATTATTCAAAGAACCAAAGCATTGTGGTCTAACCGAGAACAAGCTAAGTCTTATGGTGTTGTTCCGATCAGAAGAGTATTAATGGTTGGCGTTCCAGGCACTGGTAAATCTGCTATCTGCCAAGCTACTGCGCATGAGCTAGGTCTTGATTTGGCCCGCACTGGTATCAGCCAAGTTATGAATTCTTTTGTCGGTCAATCAGAATCAAACATGAGAGCAGTCTTCAAGCAGATAAAGATGATGACTCCTTTATGTGTTTGGATAGACGAGTTTGGCAGAGACCTATCAGGTGGTGCAAGTTCTTCTTCTGTAGATGCTGGCACTACTGACCGTGTTCATGGTGAGTTCTTAACTGGATTGCAGGAACTTCCAGAAGATACATTCTTGATGTGTGCTGCTAACCAGATTGAAAACTTAAAACCAGAAATGTTAAGAGCTGATCGCTTTGACAAAATTGTTTTTGTTGGTCTTCCTTCTTTATCGGAAAGAAAAGATATACTTAAAATCTATCTTAAATCGATCAAGACTGACCATGAATTTGATTATGATATTCTTTCTGAAAAGACTGAATTCTTTACTGGAGCCGAGTTATCAGCTTTAATTAAAGAAGTCAAGTTCTTTGTTGTTTCCTCTGAGTTGCGGGCTATCAATACAGCTGATATTATGAAGTATATTCCGTTAACAAAAAATATACTCTGGAATAAAAACAGAGATATGATTAAAGGCATGTACCAATATGCAATGGAACAATGGGATTGGGCGTCGACAGAACAGCAAAACGATGCTAAACTGATTCTATCCGGAAGAAAGTCTGATTCTCAATTAGAGTCAGCTTGGAAAATATAGGAGATTAAAATGTCAGACCAAATAGATTTTGCCAATATAGAAGAAATACTTGAAAACATCAAAATAGATAAAGATACTCCTTCCAACCAATCAATTTCTGATGTTAAGCAGTATGATCAAGACCTCTATAAGAAGTGGTTCCGCTCAAAAACTCAAAGTGGATTCCTTTCTATTAAGCCATGGTATCAGGGTTTAAAATTTAAGATTGATATTGGTAAGACTTCTCCTGATGGCAAGCTTCTCGGTAGCACAATGATTTTTGTTGATGCCATAGATTTTGCTGCTTATTTAGATTCTATTATTAATGGTACTGCAAAAACGAATTTTCCTCAGAATGATAAAGGTGGCATTCCTACTGAAGAAGGATTTGTTTCTTATGGTGGTGGCATAATTGATTCTAAGCCAATATCTAGAATATTTAAATCACATTATTGGCAGAACTCTGATAAGACTTATGACCAAAATTCTTTTGCTTGGAAGTGTGGTCATTTTCAAGCTCGCAAAACAGAAAGTGGTGCCTTCATACCTAATATGAGTTCGCCCGTTTCTGTTGATAGCATAAAGGTTTCTAGGCAGGATGTAGTTAGTATAGCTTTTATACTTAAACTTTCTTTAACTTCTCACGTAACTAATAACCCAGATTGGTACAACATATAATATGGAAGACTTAAATCAACAAGAAGATTTTACTGCGGTCAAAGATCTTTTGCATATTCTAGTAGAAGATATCTACAAGAAAATCAATAGTGAAATTGAAAGTCAGTTCAATGGTATATTTAAAAAGATAGATTCTTATGAACAGCAAATAGCAACCATAGTTCTTGCATACGGTGAACAAGCTGTTATGATGGAAGCACTTATGGCACAAATTGCTTTTGCTTCTCCAGAAGCCCAAAAAGCTTTTTATGATCAGTTAGCTATAAGCCGCCAACAAATGTTAGAGGTGATGAATGACGCATCCACAGGATTTGTGGGCAGCCAAGATCCAGGACTTGGAAAAGCCCTTGGGAATTTGGTTAAGGAAAAGCTACCTAGCACAGAGCAATAAAAACGATTGCGTTTTATTTGTAGATAAACAAAATTACTTGTTGCTACAAAATTTTTTATATATTTCTAAAATATATTCTATAATCAAAACTATATATCCAGATTTTAGGTCTTTACATATTGCTGAAAGCTCTCTTCTAGTATTTCTTAGACAATCAAAAATTGAACTTTATTCTATTGAGGTATAAATATGCTTATTACTAATTTTTCTACTAAAGAATCTTTTAACTCTTTTTGGAATAATCAATTATCTACATTACATGGAGCTACTCGGTTAACCGCTCCTCTTTATGTATTGTGGAAATTTAAAAAAATAGATTTAATTAAAGCTCATATAGAAAATGATATTAGTATTTTAAATTATGTAGAACAGATTTCCTGCTCTGATAAAGAACAATATGTTGAAGTAGTTAATGAATACAACTCAACCTATTCAGGGCGGGTTTTATATATATATCCTTATACTTCTACTAAATTTTTCAATAATTTATTTAAAGATATTTTACCTTCTGCTAAGGATACTTTAATTTCTACTCTATTTTCTCATTCTGATTACAAGCCTAATATTGTTGTAGATCTTTATGATTCTTCTTCTGTTAGTAGTTTTAAAGCTTGTATTCTGTCTGAATATAACCCAGAACAGCCAGATTTAGATAAACTAAATTCTCTTTGTTTCCCCGAAAAATCTGTTCAATCTGACACAAATATTGCACTTAAAGATATATTAACTTATATGGATTTTCTCATTAAAGATAATATTGCTTATTCATCATATATTAAAGAACTTGAAGCTGCGGTCAGTACCTTAAGTTTAACAATAGATAAAGACCAAAAAGAAGGATTAAACGGCTACCTTTTAAGCTGGCATTAATATAACTATATAATATTAGGAGTTTTATGTATAAAATAAAAACAACAGAATTAGGAAATAATTTTTTTACTGTTAAACACGGTGATAAATACACTGTTAATTTCTACATTAACAAAAATTACGATCAAATACCTAGCGATAAAGTTGTTTATGACTTCTTTAATAGTGGGGAATTGTTTCACAATTTGCCACAAAATTCAAAGATAATGAGTGCGGCTGAATCATTAGGCACAATATATAACGCATACGTTATGGGTGAAGACAATGTTAATTTCATAAAGAACCCTAATCCTGATATCAGTACTTTACCTCATTGGGTTAAAAGGTATGTTGACGACCGTTTAAATGGATGGATTTTTGACGTTTCTCTTATATTCCACATCGAAGAAACTTTAATTGATTATCCTATATGTAAACATTTTACTGGACAAGGTGTTGTTTCTCCCAATTACCACTTTGCTAATATACCATTAAATTCTAATATATGCTCAAATTCTAAAGTTTATACTTCTAAGACTGTTCCTCATTCATGCAGATATTCTTCTAATACTTCAAGTAGTAATTTTTCTAAGTGCCCATTTTATGAATATAATTATGATGTCATAAAATCTATTTCTTTAAATTTTGATACAGAAAAACAATTAGACTTAGAACTTAGATACTCTAAACTCGCAAATAACATTGCAATATATCAAGTGTATGATTTAACTCATAACCAAATAAATTATACCATTAAGTCTGATGATACTCCTGAATTTTCTGAAAATGCTCTTTTAGTTCTTAACGAAATAGTATCTTCATATGAAACTTGCAAAGACATATCCCCTAGCAATGTAGCTATTAGTAAAAATAAAAGTTACATTCTTTCTTTAGTCTGAGGTTCACTATGGTTTCTATGAAAAATTTGATTACAATCGATGCAGATACGACTTCTTTATACTCTGTACAGTTTGAGAAGAACGCGGCATTCCATGATCTTTGTAGGAGTTTTACTTCTCTTAATCTTGAAGATAAAGAATTAGATATTCATGCATTGTTTGAAATGACTTATATCCATGAATCTGATATTTCTACTGATTCTTTTTATTCTCTTAAAAATAAAAGATCTAAAGATACTTATAAAGATTTTGTTTACCCTATGGCAGTAAGATATATTTCTAAGGAAAACACATATGTTATTGAAAGACCTCCATTTCAATTTGAGGTCGATTTTCGTTTAGGTACAGCTAGTTCTGGTAGCGCTAAAATGCATCCAGTAACTATGTGGGCACCTTGGACAGTTATGGTTTTTAATGCTAATAGTTTAGCTTTTGGTGATTTTTCTGGAGTAAAACTATATTTTAATGATGGTCCGATTAATTCTTTGGATGATATTCTTGTACCTTGTTTTTATCCTAATAGTTATAGTGATGCTAGAATTTGTTTTTCTGGTTCGCTTAATGACTTTAATGATGTTCTAGATATTTCATTATTTGACAATGGAAATATTGGTTATATATATAATTATATATTCAACAATTATATGATGGGTGGTTGGAATACTGACCTTGATGCTCAAATGCTATCACTGTTAGATAATGTTAGCATTTTAAGCTCAGAAGTAGAAGCCTGCAAAGAATATCCTACAATTAGCTTATTTAGGAATCCTATACAGGATACTAATTTTTATAAATCTATTTTTGCTAAATACCCCAGATCTTTTACTGGTAAATATAAAAGATATTTTGAAAATACTTTTTCATTTTCAAGAACTAACCTAAGTAAAGAGAAAATGTTTGCTAGAAACTTTATAATTTATTCTATGTTTACTTTAGAAAAGAAACTTTCTTTAATCTCTGAAATGAAAAAAATAAGAGAGCTATATATACTTAAAGGATCTTCTCACGTACATCTACCTCAAAAAAGTATTAATACTATTATTAATTCTTTTTCTGAAGAATCAAAATCTAAGTCAACTTCTAATTTTTCTATCAAATCACTTTATAGAAATAAAGATATAAATTTTGATTATAAATATAAATCTTCTAAATTTCATATTTACATAACAAATTTGTCTCCTGGATTTATTTCATCATACTCTCGACATCATGTTTTAGATCAAATAATTTCTTTAGAAAATTTTCAAAAGATAAATAAAATTATTTTGGACAACATAAATAGTCAAGATTCTCAAATAGCTTTTATCTATAATTTTAAAGATCATACTTTTGATGTTATTGTAAATTATAATGCAAAAAGTTTTATAACTCCTATTTACGAATCTTTAATAGAAAGATCTTCTGCTGATCCAAAAATTGTCACTAGATACTTTAGTCACATTACACAGTATCCTCTTACAACATATTTGCAGGGTATATATAATTTTCAGGAACCCTCTTTAACTTAAGGAGTAGAAATGGCTCTTATTATACTAGAAGATCCAAGCCCACATTATAATGTTATTTCACATAAATCACCTGAAAATACTGTTGATAGTATGTGCTATGTTTCTTCCGATGATAGATATCATATGCACACTACAACAATTTCGGAATTAGCTAAGGTTTATACCGATAATTTTTTCTCTGAATTTAATACAGTAAAGACTAAAAAAATTCATTCCGGATTGCTTCAACCAGGTGTAAAAATGATTGGTGACAATTATTTAATTTTTGAACGTCCTCCAACTTTTAAGAATGTTTTTTATATTGGCACAGATAAGGCCAATGTCCCTGACGAGTTTTTGGGTATCGAAGATGCACAGAATGTTTTTCGCATTCCTATACCTTGGCAATTATATTTTGTTAAATTTAATAATGAAATGTATACATATGAAGTAAGAATGTATTTCATGAATAACAGCTTAGTTTCTCTTGACCAAGTATTGTCTTTGCCACCACTTCCAAACTTTTTTACCAATGCCCTTCTTTGCTCTCCTTCAATGGATAATATGGATGATGTTGATAGATATTCTAAGGATGCATCGGGCGTTATGGCATGCGCTTATGACTGGGTTTGGAATTCTGGCACTAATCATGATTTAACCGAATCCTGCTTAAGCGCCTCTAGCCAAATTGAACATTCTTCTGGCCTGTTTAAGAATAGGGACAAATCTGAAGTAGATGCAAAATTTATTTCTAAAAATTTTAACTCTTATGCTGCTACAGTTTCTCAGGTTAATTATCTACTTTCTTGCTGGGAAGGATTTTCCCTTCATGACGTATGCAATATGACTTGGCCAAATATTTCTGGTGATTCTAAAAACTTTAATAGAATTAATCCTGCTGATCATCATAGCTATTATGATTACCTTAATGAATATTTAATTGATTATTTAAACATAGAACAAGAAGATGTTGAAGATATTGTTGAGAATGAAGGATATGATTCTAATGATTATTTTATGTGGCTTACTCATAACAATAAAATAGATTTTTCTTCAATCAATAGATATCCCGAATACTGCTACCCTGAAGTAATGCCTGGTTTAATAGATGGAATATACAGAGAACTTAAAGCTCCTTTACACAATCTTTTGCGCGATGTTGCTGCTCATCAATCTTTAACACTTTAAAACTTGACATCTTTTTTGTCTGGTGCTATTATTATCTTCTTATATAAACTTAAGTAAAGGTAGATAAAATGTCTAAAAGTTCTGTGACTGAACCCATTTTCAATAGATCAGAGATTGCACAAATATTAAATGTTTCTACACTAACAATCTCTAATAGAGAAAAAAATACTAAGTATCCTGTTCCTAAAAGAGATCTAAACAATTATAGGGTGTATACTTTAAATGATGTATTTAATCTTCAATTAATAACATATAACCATATTGATCCTAAACCAATCATTTCTATTATGTATGATAAAGGTTTTGAAGATGTACGTCAACTAGGAAAAATGATTGACGCTGCGTTATCTAGGAGAACTTAAAATGGAAAATCTTAATGAAGACACAAAAATCGACAGCCTCGTCGCGCAAGTAAACGAGCAGGTATCCACTGATACTGTACTTGATTTAAAATCTGGAATATATAACTTATTTATTTCCCTTTTTAATGACTACACCATAGAATATGGCCCCATGGAAGCGGTAAGATTATCTACTGAATTTTTAGATGAAATATCTTTAAACTTTAAATCAATTCTCAATAACAATACAGAAAGTAAGGACAAATAATATGATAGATCCACGCAACTTAATAAATCTTACCGGCGGAGTTGTAACCGACGTTGAGTTAATAAATGATAAAATTGCAAAGTTTAGACTTGCAGTAGATTATGCTGGTTCTGAAAAAGGTTCAGATAATACTTCTGGATATTTTGATATTGTTTATTATCTTAAGGACAACACTGGATTCTCCAGCAAGAATGCTACCTTCATTCATGGTCAGATTAAAGCTGATAAGATTAAAAAAGGTGGCAAACTTCAAATAGTTGGTCGCCTTATTCAAGAAAGATGGAAGCAGGACGATCAGAATAAGAATCGTGTTGTAATTGTAGCTGAGCATATCTCGTATGCCTTGTCTGCTGGCACAGCTGGTGCAAAAACTGCAACTGCTGGAGCTACAACATCTGATGCGTCAAGCCAAAACTCTGTTCCAGATAGCTTTTAATGGAAGAGTTTAGCGAAGAATCGCTGAACTCTCTCATACAAGAAGCTCTCAACGACAAAGGCGATAGTCTATTAAGACCGTCTTCTGGGATGTATCTATCTTTTACTGAAACTAGTTTACTTCAAACTGTATATGATTATCTTGGTAAACATTTACCTGAATCTGAAGTTAATACCATTTTTCAGGATTTTCGTTCTGAGCTTACTTCGAGAAAAGTTGGCATTACAGTAAAAGAATTACATACTGTTACACGTAACTGCAAAAAGTGTGATATCCCAGCACAAGCAGAATTGCCCAAATGGAATGTTTCCAATCCAGATGTAGTTATAGTTGCTGATTCTCCCTCTATAGAATCTGAAGCCATAACTTTAATGGTAGAATCTATAAAACTTGCCGGATTTAAATCTTCTGATTTATGTTTAACTTATGTAAATCGTTGCCCTAAATTTGGCAAGTACGATAATAAACAGATTATTAATTGTTCTCCTTATTTACATACTGAATTGCAAGTATTGAACCCTAAACTTATAATTACAATGGGCGGTTTACCATCTTCTGTTTTATTTGGAACAGAAATAAAAATTAAAGAATATAGGGGTAATATATCTTGGCTTGGCTATTGGCCTATTCTACCAACGTATTCACCTGGATACGTTTTAAAATCTGGAGCAACTGCCATAGAACAATTCCGCTCTGATATAGTTCAAGCTTATCAATTTATACACCCCGCTAAGAAAGAGGTTATCTGATGAAGGAAACAATATTTTCTCAATCTCTTATCGCTGATTTAAGTTCCCAAGAGTTAACTCAATTTGAAGATTATGTAACTAAAGATGTTAAAAATTCTACATCCCCAGAAGAAGTTAACATTCTTAAGTCTAATCTAGAACTATGGTTATACTGCCTTTCTTCTATCAGAAGAAGTGTTGAGTATCATCTAGCTTCTAGAAGTGCTACTAAAAAATCTAAATTACTAGACATGGTTAACAATGGAACCGATAAAGAGTCTATGAATTCTTTTAGAACTTCTGAGTCTGAATGGCGTGTTAATGCTATAAAGTTTCTTTCTACGATAGAGAAAAAAACATTGTATGTTAAGATGCTTACTCGTGAACAAAAACAACTTTCTAACATTCAATATTAGGTTACTCTAATGCAGCCTGTAATACACTGTCCTGAATTGTTGCATGCTATAGATTCTACTTTAATTGAGTCTGAGTCTTTTAAATTAGTAGAAAATTTTTCTAGTATATTTCCACTTTATTATCATTATTCATCTAATGAATATGGTTTAAAAAAAGTTTTAGATCTTTCTACAACATTTTCACTTTTACATGCTAGGGTGCAGATTTCCATTAACAAAGGTTTTAATCAGACAATAAATTCTAGTATTCCACTAGATGTATTAAGATATAAAATGCTTTCTGATGGATCATGTTACAATCTAAGTAGGATACCTTCTGTGTATAAGCCTGGTTATATTGTTGAAGGAGTTCTCTGGACAAATGGTTTTTATTATTTGACTAGACAAGAAGGATCTAAAGATATATTAGATATACATTTTTATGTCGACCAATACACAAGGGATTTGCACAACTATGAGTCTTAAAACTTATTTTTACCGTGATAGTTCTTTTATCATAAACGCTAGTTGGGATGAAGATTCCGAATGCTTATATATACAATTTAATTCTGGCACAACATGGATATATTATGAAGTAGCTCAAGATGTATATAATAGATTAATTAAGTCTATTTCTGTTGGTGAGTATTTTAATAAAAATATCCGCAACAAATATGTTTCTGAAAGAATAAATTATCCTATTAAAGGAATTCATACTGATGTCGAAGAAAAGAAACAAGAACAAGTTTAGGAATAATAACCATAAATCTTATCCGCAAAAATCATTGCCTACTGCTTCCCCCAAGGATATAAACCATATAGCCATTGAAGTTTTTGGATCTTTTTATTATGAGCAACAAGACAGTAAAGATGATATACTGTTAGCATGACTACCATAATCGGCATACAAACCGATACTTTTGCTATGATCTGTGTGGATTCTCGCATATCTTCAATGGATTCATCCGGTTTTGCCTCTCATGTGTCAACCCTAAAAGAGGGATCTGGCAAGGTTGCTATAAATGGTAAATACCTACTCGGTGCTGCTGGAGATGTTAGAGCTATTAATATTCTCCACCATGTTTTTCAACCACCAGTTCCCGCAGTTAATCTTAAGGGTAAGAAGTTAGACCAATTTTTTACTGCTAAGTTTATACCAGCTCTTAGAGAATGTTTTGAACATGAAGGATATGCTATACCGGATAAAGAAGATAAAGAACATATGGCAGAACAGGCTTCTGAGATTCTAGTTGTTATACATGGATCGATATATGTTGTAGATGGCGATTACTCTTGGGCTTCAGATGCTTCGGGCCTGTATGCTCTTGGCAGCGGGTCATCTTATGCTTTAGGTGCCCTTCAAGCTTTAACTACTACTAAGAAATTAACTGTTCCTCAAGCTAAAAAAAATGCTTTAAAGTCTTTGACTATAGCTGCTAAATTTGATCCATATACAGGTTTTCCATTTCACTGTTATGTGCAGGAACAGGTCAAATAGTTACTTTTTGCTTTTTGCTTCTTACCTATATATAATATCCAAAGCATACTATTTGGCAATTACTTAAGGATTAATAATGTCTAAAGAAACTTTAACTTGCGAAACATGTGCTTGTTCTTGGCAGCGTGAACAGGCTCGAGGACGTAAACCTCGCCTTTGCCCTAACTGCCTGGCAGCCCCTGAGACAGCTCCTAAGGCCTCTAGAATCGTTATAGAAGATCCTTCCCTAAGAAGACCAACCCTTAAAGCAATTGACACCACTGTGAGGCAATCAAAATACACTGGCAAGAACAGTTGGCATTGCCCCTTATGCAAAGAGAAGCTTAAAACTTTTGTTGGTTTAATAGAAGCACCTACTCATCAATGTAGGCTTCAAAGAAATACTTGTATTCCACTTTTATTGGTTCGGGAACAAGAAGTATAATATATAATACTTACAATATCCTGCTATACTTCCATAACTCCTTCCATTACATAAAGGATTCAATATGAGCATGATTACTGAGTTTATAAATGATATTTTTAGCAAAGAAAATTTTAAGAAAATACTTTCCAAAGTTAAAGATCTTAGATTTTTTCTTACTTTAATTCAGGAAGTATTATATTTATTGTTTAATTTAATATATGGCAACAAGCCTTTATTGACCATGTAATTATGGAACAGAACAAAGAGGAAATCGTGAAACTTAAAGAAACCCTTTCAGAACTTCAAGTAAAGTACGAGGGAATGAAAATGCAAAAGTCAGCAGAAACTTTCTTAAGAAGTAAAGATTCTTATCTGATGGAGGACATGATGCAACTTATAGATCAGTTTGCTACAGGCAACGTAGACCTTAAGTTTTACCAAAGAACCCGTGATGCATACCAGCGATCAATTAAAGACAGATAGAATGGACTTTGACGAATGGATCAAGATTGGCCTTGAAAGCAATTGGTGTGGACCAGCAGTCTGCTATACACATGATGGACTTCCAGCCTCTTTGAGTGAAGAAGAAGAAATGTACGAAGGCGACCCATGCCTGCATATCGTTAGACTATACCAAGACAAAGAACACAAAGAATCAATAGAAGATAACCATTCCCCCTCGCAATGGAGAAAACCGCTTTAAATTAAAAAAAAATATGTTAACTCAAAAATTATTACAGTTTTTTTAACTTAGTGCCTTAAATCGCAACAATACATGATATACTGTTGATACGAAGTCAGATGCTCTCCATGGGTGGAGTCAATAAATGTTGGTTCCACCCATAGGGTTAAGGTGTGTTATGGGAATGTTTGATTATGTAGACATAGAATATGATCTACCAATGCCGGAAAATGCGACCGAAGAACAAATACCGTTCATCAAACAAGGTATAAAAGCAAATCATTTTCAAACTAAAGACTTAGAATGTATACTGTTCCATTACCTAATAGATGAACATGGTGAAGTATTTGTTAAAGATCATTTATCCTTGGATAAAACAGGATACAAAAAAGAATATATTCATCAACATGTTTTTTGCTATATTGACATAGAAATGCCATTAGAAGAAAAGTATTGGTGGTTAGAGTATGATATTCGTTTTACTGACGGTATAATAGATAAAGTCAGTATATCCGATTGGGCTATGCTGGATAGACCATACGGACACTAAAAGTTTTGCGGTTGTAGCTTAATGACAAAGCGAGTATGTTTCCGACCTACGAAATGAGGGTTTGATTCCCTCCAACCGCTCCATGTAAAGAAGGAAAATATGAGACAAGTATTAATATCATTAAAAGAAGAAAAATTAAACAAAATTGATTACAAAAAAAAGTATCAGAGAACCTGGCTGCAGCTACGCAGAAACGAGTGGCTGAAGAAAAATGGTCCATGTAAAGTTTGTGGCACTTGGGAAAATCTAGAAATAGACCACATAGACCCAAGTAAAAACAAAATTAGAATAGCAACAATTTGGAGCCGCAGAAAAGAAGTAAGACAAAAAGAATTAGCCAAATGCCAAGTCTTATGTAAAGCCCATCACCAAGATAAGAGCTCAGAGGAATCTAGAGTTCGTAACAAAAAAAATAGCAAAAAGAAAGCTAAAGCTAAAGCTGCTTCTTAGAATTCTTTCTATTTCTTGCTCCTAGTCCCAGCACTAACGCACCAGCACCCGCAGCAACTGCTGCATAACCAAGCCTATTACTTTGGACAACTTCTATTGCATTAAGTGTATCTTCAGCTAATCTAGCTTTTGTTGAAATAGAAGTAGAAGTAGATTTTACTGCGCGTACTACATCTTCGCTTACTTCTGTAGCATTAACTACAGGGTCAGAATGTATTGCCGCTGTTAGTTGGTTCTTTAATTCTTGCGATCTAGCTGTTAAACCTTCTGGTGTTACATCTTGCGGTGAAGGAAATTGATGAGTTCCACTTCCATATTCGAACGGAATTCCAGCAGGTTCTGGTGGATAAGGATTTATTGGGACAATTTTGCCAGTATCGTCTCTCATGTATCCGAACGGTCCCTTTTTGGGTTCAACTCTTTTACTAATTGTATCTACTCTTTTACCAACCGGCCTTCTTCTACTTGCATATTTATTTAGTTCTTCGTTTCTTGCTTCGATTACATTAGATCTTAATCTAGATAAAGATGATTCGACTCCATTTGCACTTATACCAGATGGTGAATACCCATAATTGCGTAAAGTTAAATCGTCTACATACCCCTGGTACATGGCAAATCTTTCATCACTCATAGACGCAAGCTTTGCGGATAAAGAATTAGTGGACGTGATTCCACTATGAGCAATGTTTATCGTTTCTTCACTAAAATTTACAGGATTTCCGCACCCTTATAGAGTCAGTAAGTTTTTGTAAATCTAAAAATTCATCAATTGTTTGCGTTTCAGGAAAAGCTGCTTTTGCACTTTTACCTTGCCTCCTAGTTACTCTAGGTCTAGGCTGATTAGCTTGAGCTTTAGCGGCCCTTTGCGCTTCAATTCTAGCCCTAATTGGTAGGTCGTTTTTGTCGGCTTTGTTTGCAACGGCTGCTGCGTTTTTTTCCCTGGCTTGTTCTTGCTTTCTGATTTTTTTTTGGTTCGCCTCTGCCATACCGGCGCCTAATGCTTTAGCCATGAGAATCCTTACAGGGTTACTACTATACGTTAATAGTAACACATCCAGGAGGTGTATCGTGGCCGGCAAAAAACCAGCAAAAGTTAATTCAAGTAATAAAGTTAAACAAGACGATAGACCAGGTAAAGCTACACTATATATAGCAACTGGAAGAGATACGTTTAATAACTGCCCTACATGTAACAAAAAAACGGGCAAGGGTATTGTTTATGAAGACCAAAATATTCTTTACTGTAGCCGCGGATGCATAGCTAAGGCTAGTGTGGTACTATAGCATTATGCGAAATTACTGGCTTTCAGATATTGACTATCAAAAGAATCTAAACAAGGCTATTCAAGAAGCCGTTAAAAAATCTGTTCCCGAAGATGGTGAGGATGACGCTGCCGAACCACCTTATTATCATCCAGCCGAAAAAGAATTTATATCAGCGATGGACCGCATTGCTCGTAAATACGGAAAATTGGAAGACTACGATAATAAAGGGATATGGGTTGGTTACAAATCTGAAGCCGAAAACGAGAATTACTCAATAGGTATCAAATGCGAAAATTGCGCTCATTACGAATCCGAGAAAGTATGCATGATAGTGAAAAAAGCAATTGAACCAGGAGGCTACTGTCGCTTTGCTGCTATCCCTTCAGAAAAAGTAAATGTTGAATGAGAGTTTGGATTGACCAAGACCTATGCACTGGAGATGGACTATGCGCAGAAATAGCACCCGATGTATTTACGATGATGCCCGATGGTTTAGCTTATGTACGAGAAGGCGAAAAGATATTTGCCTCATCTGTGGGAAACCCAGAAGGCGCAGCTGGTTTAGCATCCTTTTCGGACGATAGGCTTGATGATGTAATTGAGTCCGCCGAGGAATGCCCTGGTGAGTGCATTTTTATAGAACCATAAGGAATATGGTATGAATGAAGAAAATTTTTACGACCCTGAAAAACCAGAAGAATATGTTTATGACCCTGAACTGCTTGATTATAATCAATTCTTTAAAAACTTATGGGAAAAAGAAAATGAGTTTTTAAAATCTGTTGGCGTTGAACCTAGCCCCAATTAATATTAGCCTTTAAGACTAAACCTATTACTATAGGTAATATTATATTGGAGGAATTATGAACAAAATAAAGAATATCTTAAATAGAATTATTGCAACCTTTGCCGCATCGGGTCTCGGCATAATAGGTGCTGGAGCAGTTGCTGGAGTACCTGTTTGGAAAGCCTGCTTTATGGCTGGAATTGCTGGTGTAGCAGTTGTGATAGAGGGATTATCAAGGGAATTTCTTGACGATGGTATTCTTTCTGACGCAGAAATAAATGAAGTTTTTGATATAGTCGATAAAAAAAGTAAAAAATAATTAATGAAAAAACTACTATTAGCCACCGTACTAATTATGGGTACGATGTCCTGTGGTGATTCCTATCGATACAAATGTCAAAACCCCGACAATTTTGGAAAACCTGAATGTGTTCCACCCGGATGCCTGGCCGACAATTCATGCACCTCGACCCTTCTTGGTTTTGACCCACTACTTCCAGAACAAACAAGTGAAACAGAATTAGTTTCAGACCCAACGCAGGAGACTATCCCGTGTCCCTGCCCAACACAGGAGACCACAGCACCATGAGTAAGCGTTTGACCCCGGTAGAACTTGATGCCCGCCTAAAGTTTATTATTGGATGTCTATTGGGAGTTGTTCTCCTAATGACAACTGGAGCAATACTCTACGCTCTTGTATTTGTTACACAACCGATTGGAGCACAGGCCGAGAACGACAAGATGTTCTTTGGTGTTCTTTCAAGCGTCGCCACATTCATTACCGGCACACTTGCTGGATTGATGATCGCTACTGGCAAAGGCGGAAAAGATACTGATAACAACGGTATTCCTGACGATCAGGAATAAATTTCTATAATAGGTAAAATTGGGAAAAAAATTTTTAGGCCCAAAATGGTTTTATCGATTTTTAGCAACTAGCTAAATTGTATATGTCCAACAATATATTTTCTATTTCTTGGTGAGTAAATAGCTCTCGCTCTTGTTTAGATATATCAATCAGAAAATTTTCTACAGATAATTTAATATTATTAACTCTTTCATCTTTGCTAGCCGATAATATTTTACTCAATTAATCCTCATCTTTTTTAAGTATCTGATGTGTGTAGTGTACCACACAAGCAGTTACGGTTGAGGCTAAGGCAATCATTTGGGTTGTTCCAGAAAGTGTATAGTAAACAATTACGCTACCTGCAAATGTGAATGCAAGACCAGCAGTTATATCCCATAATTTCTTAGCAAAACCTAACCAATTAAATTCCTTCATCTCTATACCCTCCTTGATATAATATTTAAATATACTATTTTTTGTAAAATTACTATCTTCATCATCTTCTGGGCCAGCAATTTCACCGGCCATTTCTTCCTCTTCGTTCTTTTTAGCTACGTTATTATTAGTACCGCTAGGACCGTTAGAGTTACCTCCTCCAGAAGAGCCTCCAGAGCCTCCAGGACCGCCTGTAGCAGCCCCAGCTGCCGTTATTGCTGCAACAGCTGTAGTGGCAGCTATAAGTGTTCTACGAGCTCCTACGTCAACCTGGGAACCAACGGCAACATAGTCATCAAAGCCTTCTCCATAGATGTCAACCTCTTCTTCAAGGGCTTCTTTAATATCGTTTGGTGCATTAGTAAGAGCTTCTGCCAATTGGGCTTCTTGTTCTGGCGTTACGTTTGTCACGTCTAAAGCAGCAAACACTGCAGTAGCTTGCTCTGGGGTTATGCTTTCTAGAACTTTAGGACTTGCAGATAGCTCAGCTGATTGACCTGGATCAATGCCACCTTCTTGACCCGTGATCAAGTCAACGACTTGTGATACTTGGTCATTTGTAATTGAGTCTGACTCCAACACATCTACGATGACACCAACAGACTCGGCGTCCAATTCATTACCCAAAACGGCGGTAAAGGTTTCAATCAAAACTTCTGTGCTTACTGCTTCGTCAAAGACTGCACCGAGAACAGAGCCCAACAACTCTGCTGTTAGACCGTCTTTCAATACATCAACGATGAGGTCAATAGTTTCTGCATCCGAGAGGTCGCTGTCAAACACATTATCAAATACTGCTTCTGCTTCCGACTTGCTCAGAGTTGTTTCAAGCAAGTCTCCAAGTACAGCCTTGGTATCCTCAACGGAAATGTCTTCGTCAAATACTGCACCCATTATTTTTGAAATATCCGCACCACTTGTTGGACCGTCAAAGATTGAACTGAGTGCAGAAACCATGGCTTCAGGAGATGTTGTTTCCGAGAATGCAGCATCAAGAACTTTGTCCAACTCTTTGTCGCTAAGGTCGGCACCAAGCATTGTTGTTAGTGCTTCTGTGAAAACTTCATCAGATACATCTTCGGAGAACACGGCATCAAGAACCTTTGTGAATTCCTTATCGCTCAGGTCGGCTTCTAGGAATGAATTAACAACAGCACCAACATCCGCACCGGGTTCTTCAAGCGAGCCAAGGGTTGCGTCTACTACTGCGTCAAACTGTTTTGGTGTTAAGTCGGCATCAAGGAGTCCATCAAGTACGGCAGTCACTTCTTCCGATGATGCATCTGGGGTGAAGGCATTATCCAAAATACCTGCAAGGTCACCTGTGGATATTGCTTCTCCTGCTTCTGGGAGGGTAACCTCATCTGATGGAATTATTACTACTACCGTTTCGGGTTCTGTTCCAACTGGTGGAATTACTGTTCCTGGCAGTGCGGTTTCTGGTTCTGTTCCTACGGGAAGCGTCACCGTTGTGGATTCTGTTTCAGGCTCTGGCAATTGCGGCAGTGGCACTGTTGTATCGTCTGGGGGAGTTACAACGACAGGAGAGACGCTCGTACTGGTCGTCGCAGTATCAACAGGTGGAATAACAACAACTGGCGGTACATAAACGGTAGTTGTAGTTGTAGTTGGAACAGTCGTAGTTGTAGTACTGGTAGTACTGGTAGTACTGGTAGTAGTAGAAGAAGTAGTTGTAGTAGGAGCCACAGTAGTAGTTGTAGTAGTGGAAGAAGTAGTTGTGGTAGTTGTGGTAATTGTGTTACCAGACTCCACATACCCAGAGCCCGAGAAATTGTTTGTGTTGGCAGAAGTATTACCAAATGTGTTTCCAGATATTGTTGCGAACGAGTTCGCGCTCACACCGTTATATGTGCGTGAGCCATTGCTCCATGAATTGTCAAATTCAATAGCAATTTTGTTGCCATTAAACGTATTTCCCGACACAGTTTGGTTGCCTGCACCCATAGCCCAACCCATAGGAATCCAAGCCGCAAAATATATTGCGGCGCCTTCAGTCGCACTTGTAGTTCCATTTGATGTAAACACCGAGTTGGTTACCTGTTGACGATTAAGACCAGCAAGAACTGCACCATATGTGTTGTTGGAAAATTGACTGTTATCTATTTTTGTAAATCTCTGCGAATAAACAGCGTAGTAGTTGTCGGAAAATACTGAGTCATAGATGTATGTACGGTTTGTGTAATCGGAATCCGTCAGGCTCAAAGCAGAAGGAGTTGAGCCGTAGTCTCCGTGAATACCGTAATTGAGGTGGTCAAAAGTTGTATTTGTAAAAGTAGATACAGAACCACTACCGCCGTTATATGTAGCGGCGCCACCAGTCATGGCAGTGAAACGCATATTTGTAGCAGACAGGGTTCCAGCACCATTGTAAATAAGACCACCGTTGGTGATTTGCCCCCTCTTGAGTGTCATGTCCGAAATTGTCAACGACTTGCCAGACGAGATATTGAATGGGCGATATAAATTGTTGCCGTCAATAATGGTGGAAGTTAAACCAGCACCAGTGATTGTCAAGTTGTCTGAAATTGCAGGCAGGGCAGAAGTAAGAGTAATTGTTCCAGTGTTTCCTGAAGCAAAGGTAATCGTGTTAATAGTGGCTGAAGCGTTCGCCGTAGTTATAGCCCAACGCAAAGAGCCCGAGCCGGAAGTATCTGAAAGATTTGTAACAATGACAGATGTTGGGGCAGGAACCGTGATGGACGCAGCCGAGTTTGCCGTTAGTGACCCAATTGAGTTTGTTTTAGTTACGCGGACTCGTATTTGTTTCGCAACATCATCTGAACCAACCGCATATGTTGAAGATGTTGCGCCAGATATATTTGTCCAGGTACACGAAGAAGGAGTACAGGATTGCCACTGATAGGTTGTCGCAGTTACAGCAGACCCACCGTCACCCCAAGTTCCATCAACTGCGGTCAGAGTTTCCCCATAAGCAACAGTTCCAGACATTGATGTTCCACCAGATGTTGTTGGAGCCGTAGACCCTGCAAGGAGGGTAAACGACTGGCTCACTGTGGCTGCTGCTACATATGAGTTATTGGCAGAACTATTCGTGGAGATGGTACAGGTTCCTGTTTGACTAGCCAGCACAGTCACTGTCGCAGTTGAAGTTCCGCCGCCATCAGTTGACGAACCAACGGTGCACTTGCCCGTAGTGCTGGATGTAAAAGTAACCGACAACCCAGAAGTAGCAGTGGCTGAGACAGTAAATGTTTGGTTTGATGAAGATGTAACTATGTCGGCAGGCTGAGCAAAAGTAATACTGTTTGCGCTGGCTACAGATATTGCTGAGTCAATATACATTGACGCACCAAGGGCTTGACCGCCAGTTGCATCATAAGAACCATTCACAAACCTGAATCTGTAATAACCAGTAGATGAAACTATGCCCGTAGATGTAACCCATGATTGGTTTTGCCCACGTCCGTATGAAACCAAAGTCGAAGTAGCACTAGAACCGTAGTCGTACGTGTTTCCGCTTGCCGAAACTTTAACCAAGTATCCGTATGCTTCGTAGTCGTCGTAACCACCAGCGGCAGCCCAGTCAAAAGAAATTGATTGATTCGCTGTGGCGGGAAACGGCTCTGACCATATCTCTGGTCCAAACGCCGAACCGTATGTTGAATGGTTATTACAGGTATTGCTGTAAGAAATATAACCCTGAGAAACAAGTTGAATTACTCCATTACGCCCAGAATATGTTTGTCCTGTAGATGTGGTGTAAGACAGGCTCTGGTTGGGTGATTCCTGACCTTCGTACAACTGCGCTGTTTGCGTGTAGTTCTTGTCGGTTACATAGGAATATGAACTATTGGAGGTGGCATCGGTGCCAGTCATTGTGTATGGCCCAATCCCTTGCTTGCCTAGAACCGCACATTGGGTTCGGCTTGCCAATGAACCTAGGGTTACCTTTGCTGCCGCAGTTGACTCAAAAACAGGCGACAATGCTTGGGCTGGGGTAGCCATAGGCATAAACATTGATATTAAAAAAGCTGGAGCTAATACCCAAGCGCCCTTACGTATGCGCATAGATCTAATACGTCTTGTACTAAAAAAGCTCATTCACCCTCCAAGGTTATGAGCTATATAGTAACTAGAGTTAAACGAAATTATTTAAGATTTTATTCCAACCATTCAATATAATCTTGTTTACGAGAACCACTTAAGCATGATGTAAAGTTGGATAACGTTCTCTTAGCTAGACTAAGAGCTTGATCATCAGATAAAACATTAATCGGATCTATTTTACCAGCGTTCCTTGTCAAAACATCCCTAGCGATAGAATATAGTGCACCAGATGTCCACGGGTTGTTTGTGTCTTTATCCCAATGATTAAATAAATATCTACTAGGAGGCATTTTTGCAGCCATCTGTAAAGTCATTGGTATGATTGCATCTTGTGATGTATATGGAAATTCTATGGTATTTAATTGATTGCTAAAGAAATTTGGTCCTAAACCAAACTTAGATTTCATCATTAATATTTGATTAGCTGGGATTCTAGCCCAATCAGATATAAATTGAGATGATTCTGTTATTTTGCTAGGGGTAGGAGATTGTTCTACGCCATTAATAAAATCTGGACTTGGCATGTTGTTTGATAAAATTGATCTAACTTTTTTTTGTACCGCATCGTTGGGCATCGAAAACTTTGAAGAATCTAATTTTAATAATGATTTTATATCTAAAATAGTTTTTTTATTTTGGATGAATGCTTCCCAAGAATATTTTTTAGATGTTGGAAACGTTGTGGCGCCCACTTGACCAGAATCAATATACGGGGCTACCCAATTCAAAGAAGGTGAAACCCATCCGTTTTTTTGGTCAAAAGCTTTTAAATTTTGAGGGCGACATCTAATCTGTAGAAAACCCAAATGACAAGAACCATTTGCCACGCCAATACCGATTTTATTATCCCCTAAATTTCCTTCTCTTTGAGCTATGGCCGTAAAAATAGCAGCTATAGCTGGGCTAAAATTACCAAGCCTAGGATGGATAAGCATCATAAAAAATTCATCTTGCGTTAAAAATCCTCCAGGGCTATTTGACCCTCTGTAAGGTTCTGCTACTTGAAAAATTTTAGGAGAAAGACCATCTAGATTTTTTATAGTTGGGATTGAACGAACTGTTTGTGATTTAAAACTAGGTAACTTGACCATTACTTTTGAACCACCACCTACTCCATCAATTGGCACTGTAACTGGTGCAGTTATACTTGGATCTGGAGTATAATGTTTTTTTAAATCTTTTATAAAAGTTACGTTCAATGGCCAACCTGTAGTGACGCCTATGCCAAAGTCAGTGAGAAATTTAAATACTGTGGTACCAACCTTTGATGCCTTTTTAAGTAAATCTATTTGTATATCTATAGCTGTTTGAGAAATGTCTGAAGACACATAATTGTTTAATGCGTCTAAAGCAAGATCTGGTGATGATTCAATTAATATTTGCAAATGTTGAAGAAAATTATTTGATTTACTATCCGTAACTATTGCAGGTATATATGTACTAATAATTGAGTAATTTGGTGTAGCGCCAGGAGGAATTACTTCGGTTGGAGGAAAAGAACGTATAGGACGGACATGGTTCTTGTTAATTTTATTATTTATATTTGCAACACCATTCAAAAAATCTCTACTTGAAGCGTAGTCTGCATTACCTTCTGTAGAACTCCAATAAACTTCATTATAAAAACCGCCAATAGTTGTCCTGCTTATGTATAGTTGGTTTAATTCATTCTTTGATGGCAAAAACCAATCTGTTTTTCCACCACCACGATATGAACGGCAATATGCTGCAGCACTTACTGCGTGCCTGGCTGCTATAGCTAATGTATTTTGGTATCCTCTGCCAATTTCTACTGCGGTAGTTCCAACACCAACAGCCCATTTTACGGTAGGACCATCATTACGCCAAGCTGCTTTTAAGTATGGAGATTTACTTCCATCATACCAATTTTTTGGCGCAACCTCAAAATATCTTCCAGTAGTATTACCTGGAGTTGATGGAGTAATAAAAATTCTTCCACCACCAGGACCAGTTTGACCAATATTATATGCAACTGGAAGAGAAATAATTGCATCTGTAGTTTTTACTAGACGTATAGAATTTCCTGGACCTGTAGGAACAACTTTAGGGGTAACAGGAAACGGTAAAAGCGGTTGAAGGGGAATGTATGTATTTGTATTTGTTTTTGGTTTAGGGGCAACAGTTTTACTTGTTGTTACCGTAGCGGGTTTTAAATTAACGCTTGCAGCTTTTGCCTTACCTAAACCAAAGTAAATAATATGATATTTATCATTCGCAGTAGGGTTGTCCGTTACCCCCTTTTCCCCGCTCCAACCATAATCTTCGATATGGTCTATGAGCCACTGCATTGAATCCTGATTAGCTACCACTGTAGCAATTTTACCTGAGTGAATATCTAAAGCCAATCCCCAACCATGCTTACTGTTACCCGGTGTTGACTTTACCGTTCCGTACAGATTTACTATAATACCATTTATTAGATTCTATACTCCCATCTTCAAAATAAAATTTTATATAACTGTTAGTTAAAAAATTATGTCCAGAAAGAGATTTATCGTGTTCTGCTTTTACTAGTGCATAAACAGCGGGATCTAATTTTTCATAAGGGGGTACTCCTCTAAATTCTCCATCCACAATCAACGGTTCATTAAGACCTGTGTTTTGTAATTTGGTTCGAGAATATATAGAGCTTGCTGGAAGAGCATAAAAGTTATTCCTAAAAGTATCAGAATTTTCTCTAAAAAATATACTTTTATCATTTTGTTTATTTACACTTGCAAGAAACGCTGCTGGGTTGGTAGAGTAAGCCTGTAAAAATGAAGCTTTTCTTACCTGGCCGTCTGCATAACCTCCGCCAAATGACGCAACTAGATTGATAGCGAATAGGTTTTGAAAGTCTTTCTGCAGCTTTAGAAATTGGTCTCCAGCTTCTTTATTTAACTTTATTGCTGGTTCTCCTTCTAATGCAATTTTTTTATAAGAAACAAGACTTTTGTCGTTTGGATAACCATTTTTACCCATATTTGTTGGAGGTGCAAAACTATTAGCAGGAAGATTTAAAAAAGACTTAGTCATTTTGCTTTATACACTCCTTTTATGCCATCTAAACTAAAACCTATTGGAGAAATAAAATTAGCAGAAGCTTTTCTTTCAGCAACATTTGATTTTTCTGATTCTGGACCAGAATATTTAACGAAGTTTTTTACAGCATCAATGTTGGTATAGTCAGTCGGAACAAATATATTCCCTAAAGGATATGTCCTTCTTAAAGTTTTATTCCAAACTAAACCAGACCACCAAATTCCATTTATTATAAAAGTATTAATATTGTCAAAAGTTCTTGCCTGGATTATGTTTAAAGTTGCGCTAGCAATTAAAAACCATTCTAAACCATTCCACATATAAATTCTATCTGTATCAGTTTCATATATAGTATCTGAAAAAGCTGGACTTATAGGACGTGAAGTAGACAAACATTGAGAAGTAACCACATACTCTTGTTGCTGCAAAAGTGATAAAGATACCCTAAATTGAAAAAGATCTCCAGGTCTCCATATTAAATTATTTCTTAACGACATGCCAGGACCGTGATCTGTAACCCTAGCCTCGCATGGAGCTTGCCTATATCTATCTACTGCTGAATCTGGTAATGTTTTTATCCCACCATAAATTGAGAAAAAGCATATCGATGGCGACTCTGGATCACCAATACATTTGGATGCGTTTCTTTCTAAACCAATCCTACCTATATTCTTTATGACACCAGCATCATCAAGCATGTTGAACTGTAATGCCCAAGATGTATTCGGAGCAAATCTGGTTACTGTCATACTTTGATTAATTGCATTAAATTTAGTTCCAGAAAAAACATCTTCCCTTCTCCAAATACCATCATTAGATTGTAGGGTTTTTTCATTTTCTACTGGATCAACTATAATAATATCCCCATTGCCGGGATCTATAACTGTTTCATTTGGTGGAGTAACAACTGGCACCTCAGGCACTACTGGTTTTATTGGTGAAATTGGAGTGCCCGGTTTTGGTTTGGGTTTAGGTTTTACTGGAGGGACAACAGGTACGACCACTGGGGGCACAACAGGTGGGGCCACTGTAGGTGGGACTACTGGAATAACAATAGTCGGATCTGTAATTGTAATAAACAATATTTGATTTGCATTATTACCAAAATTACCAGGCCAAGATTTTCCTAACTTTGTCTTTAATATATTTGCTGCAATTATAACACTTATCTCAGTATCATAAGGCATAACGTTTTTGGGGGCAATAGATATTGTATTAACATCAGGGAAAGATACCTCAGAACTTGTGACATCAATTCTAGCTAAAGCTTTTGTAGTATTCTTTTTGAAAAAATTAATTGTCCCCCTATTTACTTGCATGGGTTGATCAAATTTTAACGTTACTCTAACATCAATGTTCACTTTATTCGGATCAGAATCTGCGCTGAAAGAAGTCACTTCATAGGATAAAAGTTTTGGTTCAGGTATAGATGGAACTGGAGGAGCAAATTGAGGTCCATCTCTTTGATCTGGATAAGTAATCTTTGGTGTTGGTGCAACCTTAACCGGAATTGTCGTAGAAGGAGAAACAGTTGTCGTCGTCGTAGGTATTCGGGGTGGAGAAATTGTAGTGGAAGTTGTAGTGCCATTAGATAGAACTGTTGTAGTAGTCACAGCTGAGTTAGGAAGTGTTGTGGTGGTAGTGGTAACTACTGTCGATGGAGGAGCATATTTTGGAGCATCCCTTTGATCTGGAGATCTTATATATGGTGGGTTGTAGCTTGTGATGGTAGTGCTAGTCGAACCGTTAGGCAGTACAGTTGTGCTGGTAGTGGATGTGGTAGAACCGTTTGGTAATACTGTTGTAGCAGTAGTGGTTGTACTTGGTATTGTTGTTGTCGGAGCTGGTATAGTGGTAGTTGGCGGAACATATACTGTACCACTCGGAATTGCCCCGATTAGAGCATCAACGATATTGTTGTAATTAGAAGGGTGCACGTCATCTCCAGGAGCGTCAAAACCACCCATATATGTATAGCCATACTCTTGGCATTTATCTGATATTTGTTTATTAATTTTCTTATTTGGATACTTAGCGTCAAGTTGATTAGACATTCCATAAACAAATACTGTTGAATTATATTTTTTTAATATATCGAATTGCCCTTTAATATAATTCATTATAAGTGAAACACTATTATCAGCTGAATTAGATGCTCCAGTTGACAACCAAACTATTCTATTTTTAGCCAAATTTTTCTTATCTAAATAATCCATGCAACCAGCTATTCTCGTGGATACACGTAGCGTACTTTCTCCCAATAACTGGAATAACCCATCCCAACCTTTATCTGATTCTTTTACCGAATATGGATTTGGTACTATTTCTCCTGTATTTGTTCCTGGATTTAAAACATCATATCTATCTGATATACCCAATGCTATGCTGTCTCCTATAATTAATGGAATTTTATTTAGTAATGTTATAGTTGCTGCTGGTAATATCGTAGTTGTAGTTGGATCATAGCGATCTGCTGGTTTAAAATTAGATGGAATAACTTTAGGTTTAACAATTGTAGTAGAAGATTTGGGGATGGTTGTTGTAGAAGTTTTGGGGATCGTAGTCGTAGAGGTTTTGGGAACGGTTGTCGGAGGGGTAGTTGTTGTAGAGGGTCTAGGGATAGTTACGGGAGGCATAGTTGTTGTAGAAGTTTTAGGAATGGTTGTAGTGGTAGTGGGAGCTCTAGGGACAGTACTAGGAGTTACAACAGTAGATTTAGGTACCACCAAAGGCCTGGAACCAAAACGTCTATCTATTTCTTTTTTGCCAGCAAGGTCGTTAGATAATATCCTTCCGTTACCATCATAAGTTTTTGGTGTGCCTGTCACACCTGCTAAAGAATTTAAATAACCATTCTGTAATGGGCCTTCAATTGTGGCAAAAAAATCAGCTAACTTGTCAATCGCCGCTATAAGAGGGGCCCCGCTTAGTATATTACCAGTGTTAACGGTTGAGCCAGTTCCCAGCAATAAAAGTGTATTAAAAGGAGTTATTACTTTTTCGCCGACTTTAAGATTAACAGTTTTTGTTTTACCAACAATTTTTCTCCAATTAGATGGGCTTCCATTATCTGGAGTAGGTTCATTGTTGGGCCAGTTTTTAACTGCGGTCGGGAATACCTCCGATAAAAGCTTAAGTTTATCTGCTGTAGGAGCGCTTCCTGACTTATTGATAGTCCAATAATTATTTTGTATATTTACATTGCCAGCTAAAACTAGATTAAGAAAATATTCATTATATGCTGGGGCATAATCAAGCCCATACCTCATGATATTTTCCATTTCTGTTAATCTGCTAGTTTTAACATTTTTCAAAACATAATTGTATTTTGCTCCTTCAAATAAAGTTATTTTATTTAACATCGGAATAAAAATATTTTTTATATCCTCTTCCAACTCAGGCAGATAGTATATAACACTAGGAACACTAGGAGCTAATCCCATAACATAACCACCTGTGGGTTTCTCAAACCAACTTAAACTAGCTTCGTTAAAGCTAGTGCTACATTCTGAGTAGCGCCCTTTCCTATTTAATTCTGTGGTGTGTCTAAAATTTTTCCAATATTGTGTATTACTTCCGGGTATCCCCCTATCTGAGCTATAAACCAAATTATCTTCAGCGACATAAAACTTATCATATATCTGCGAGTACAAGCTAGTTGATGCGGTTAGTGCATCTGTTTCGAAAATTTCGGGACGCAAAACCCCCCTATCAAGAAGCAAAGCCCCCGTATCTTGGAACTGGGGCAATAGCATTTCATAATAGTTAGTTTTCATTTTTATTGTAGGATTATTTATCCCCAAATAATTTAATGTCGAACGTACTGAACTGGCAAAACGTGATACAGTAGTGGAATTAACAACTAAAGTATTAAACTTGTTAACTGGAATTGATTCATTAACATTGCTAGACCTTTGAATCGTTTGAGTTGTTTTAGTAGTTTGTGTTGTCTGAGTTGTTGGCAAAGGTTTTGAAGATACCCATATACCACCATTCGGGTGCCCTGAAATAACTTTCCAAGTACTGATCTGTCCTAGGGGAACAGATACAACTACATTGCCAGCAAAAGCACTATACTGAGGCGCCGTAAGTTCTCCGGTAATCGGCATAAAGTCTTGAATTAATGTTCTTGTTTTATCCTTATATTTTAATGGCTTTGTATCAGCAGCATAATATATTAATGTATCTTTAAAAATAGGATCAGAAGCTGGTATGTCTGAACACCAACTCCAACCATACTTTGCCCCATTATTTATGATATATTGTGTAACTTTTTCGTTATTATTTTTAAGTTTAATACTAAATCCTGTACCAACTGGGCTAAATCCAGGATAAGTATTGAGTTCCGTTAAGGTAATTGGATACCATTTATTGCCGGCCCAAGTTCTTCCATTTTTAACTTCTGGAATAGACGAAGCCTTAGAAACTTTTGTCGGAGTTCTACTATTTAATTTTTTAAAATCTGTTTCTTGTACAGAGAGTTTTTTGTAAAACGATGAATAACTTATAGAAATGCCTTTTGACTTGGCATCTGCAATCATGTCTTCTAAACACCATAGGGCGGCAACGTGTAAAGCTATACCTGATTTATGAAACAATTTTTCGGGTAGGACTCCATTAAAAACACCCATATATTTTTCTTGGGTGGTATACATATACTGCGCCAATTCCCCAAAATAAAGAGCTCTTAGACTTCCATCTAATACCCACTGGTTATAAGAATTGCTCGATGTGGAGGCCGGCACTGGAAAATTTATCCAATTGTCAGCTAACGGCTGTCCAACTGAACACTGTTTATTAACTATAGAGTTCTGCGGAAGTTGCGAAGCTGAAAAGACTTTTACGCCCATAAAAAATAAACCTTAATTTAATAGTTTGGCTACAATAATAGTAACCCAACTGCATGAAGGTTATCTAAAATTTCTGTATACCCACTCTGGATAAGAACTATCTATCTCATAATACTTTAGCGGGAACCTATCAAAGGGATCTATCCCATTCTCAACCCTATATAAGATGGCTTCACTATTTTTGTATTCATCTGAATTGTATTCAGTGTGTGCAAAAGATTCTATTTTATTCTTTATCTTCTCTACTTCTCCAAAAAAGGAAAAATGCCACCCTGCGTCGGGCACTAACGGTAAAGTATTAGCCCTTAAATCTTGGGCACAACTTACATCCAGATCCTTTTTGCGGGCGATAATAGGTCTAGCTCCCTGGTTGCAATGAGCTGGCACCTGCCAATGAAAATTCCAAAAATACTGTTTTACATCTAATCTGGTTGCAGTATCAAGTGAAGTTATATCTTTGATAACTCTTGCACTAACTATCTCATCGGCATCAGAAATTATAATAAAATCTTCAGAATCTGCTAGAGTTAACCCTTCGGCTATTGCATTACGCTGATAATATTCTTTTAGCCAACTGCTATTTGCTTCGGCCGGGAAATCTATTTTTACTCTAATAATTTTTCTTTTCCATTTATCAATCCAGTTAGGAAGATTATCAAAATAGAAAGGCTTAGGAGCTCCAGTAAAAGTTTGCGATGCCTCTACTACGACAAAGTAATCAACAGCATCGCCCAACTCTTCCAATCTAATCTCAAGCATTTCCTGCTCATTAAAGTATGTAAAGCAATCAAATATTTTCATAAACACTAACATCTTGCTGATTAAACATTGAGTATCTTTTGATCTCAGTTTCGACTTGTGCATTAATAGTTAAATGTTTTCCAAGATCATCTGCCCAAATACCTGGGTTTACTATCATTGCAAAACCACCAGGCTTCAAAAAGTTTTTAACCTGCCTAGCCGACATATCAGTATCACCATTCAAAAGTTCTGGATCATAATCAAAAGAAATAAACAAGTCACAAACTGATTCACCAAAATACATACCGTCGACACCAGCCTCCCAGTACTTACACCAGTCATTAGACAAATATTTTTCTCTTTCAGTATGCAACATAAATGCACCGATACCATGTTCTGGCATATGCAAAATATCTATCAGTTCTTTATTGCGGCCGTAAAGAGTGGTGAATATTCTTTGTGGGAATATATCTCTAATTATATGTGCTACATAATCCCAGTTCATGATATATATTATACCATGGGTTTACGAGCGTCCACCTTAAGCCAGCCCCATTCATCTCCACGCTTAACATCTAATATTTCAAAACCCATTCTTTCAAAATCATCTTGTAGCATTCGGTGTGTCAAGCCCACGAAGTGAAAGTCAAAAGGGTTTAGTTGTTCCGCAAAAAAGATTTGCTGCATGCGACGATCACCGTCAAGTGAATCCCAGTTTAATATTTGGTTGCAGGCTAACAAGAAGTCTGGAACTTCAATTCTAATCATCCCACCAGGCTTAACGATTCTACACCATTCAGCTAAAACAGCTTGGTATTCTTTCCATGGAAAGTGTTCAAGACATTCGGAGTTATATACTATGTCTGCAAAATCATCTGGAAGATTAATCTTTCTAGCGTCGCAAACAACATCAACTGGGACATAAGTTTTATTAGCATTATCATATAATGGCGTTGGATCTATATCAATATGAATCCAATCTGGACCAAGATATGTTCTAGTGCCAATTACAACTTTTGTGCCTGCGCCTTGTGGGATAGTTTCTAATCTCATTTAAATTATTCTTCCTTTATAAAAATCTTTATATCTTGGAACTTTTATTAGATCATATTCTCTACCCTCTAAAACTACAACCTCTGGATTAGCATTTAGATCAGGCATTCTTATCTTCCAGTACTCCTCAAGATACAGCGCATTGCATGGCCAATCTTCAAATCTTAGAACATTAGTGCTATGGTAATTCATTCCTTTACCACAGAAGTACGGCACCCACTTGTTCATCCATTCAACAACACCACGGCCTATTCTGGCATGAGCCTCAGGGTCCGTTGTCTGCTTAGCAAGGTGATGGACCGCCACTTCTTTAGCTACGCCCATCTTCCAGCCGGCAAGACGCATTCTAGTTTGATAGTCGACTTCATTTTGATGACCAATCTCTTGATCAAAATACCCTACGTCAGCCATAGCTAATTTTTTCAACATCCAGAAACAACCGGTGCCCCATAGACACTCTGTATATTTGTCTCTTTTTATTTCATAAGAATTATAACCACCACTAAAAACCATTCCTAGCTCTAAGTTCCTAGCAAGGTATCCCCACATAATCTCATCCCAGCCCTTAGTGTGAACAGTAGCATCATTATCTGAATAGGCAACATATTCTGTTTCTGCCCATTCCAATATTTTATTAACTGCACCAGAATACTTTATGTTTACATCTAAATGCATTGGGATAATTCTAGAATCTTTTGCAGCATAAAAATCTAAAAGTTCTCTAACCCTAGGATCTTCCGAAGCATTATTAACAAGGAGAAGTCTCCACTCTGACGTGGAATTTTGTGCAATATTTTCTACTGCTGCTTGGATTCCTTCAGGGTTATTATAACATGATATGCCTATATCTAATCTCATGGCTTAATCCACCACTGTTTATTCTCATGTCTAACAAATCCTATCTCTACCAACAATGGATCCCAGTCCCATTCGAATCTATTATTAATAGCAAGATGCATAGGGATAGAGTTCCCGTGTTCTAGATCCCCAATACCAAATGCATTGTTAGGTATAAATACACCATCTTTTCTAAGGCAAGCAAAAACTGCACGCGCCCAATCTTCAACGTTAACAACATGTTCTAAGAAATCTAGAGCCACAACTGCATCAAAACAATCACTACCCAGTTTTGGTTCAAAATTATCCGTAAAAAGAGTTTCTATATTATAATTCCTATATGTTTCACCTCTTTTAAATCTAAACTGTGCAAAACCTGCAGTCTTGCTATTTTTTAGATCATGATACGTTGGGTTCAAACCCTCTTCGGCCATCCTAATGCAAAGGCTACCAATTCCATCTCCGATACTAAGAACATCTTTCTTGCCGGAATTCACAAGCCCTAAAGATATACCTTCACACATACCAGAGTAATTAAACCCGGGATCAAGATGGTAGGCGGAAAGCTCCCAAATATAAGAGTCCGTATTCCTATACCAGGATAACAAAGAATCTGGGTTATTGACATCTGTATTGGCATCATTAAAATCTTTTGCTACTTCATGATGATTGTAGTGAAATCCTTTTTCTAATCTCTGTCTAGTATACCCTTCTGGTACCTTGAGAAATTCTGCTATATCTTTTGTTTGTATCTCAATATCCATTTATGCTCCAAATTTAGTAGTAATTACATTGCCTTCTATTTGATTTTTAGGTGGTAATTCTTTTCTTACCAACATTCTTTGCACCCATCTATCTGTTCCATTATATCGTGGTTGGAATGGTTTACGACCATGTATTGTATTGGAATTATCAATAATCAATAGATCACCAGATTTAAGTACAATTTCTTTTGTGCATTTTTGTATAGCCGAATTTAATTCGGACAAAGCTAACTGAGCATATTCATTAATACCCTGCATAAAGAAGCTGTCGTAAACAATTGTAAAATTTTTACCATCAGTGCTTAAGATCGGGATAATAAACTCTTGCTGTATTTCACCGTGTGATCTGAAGCTATCATCTATTGCTGTTTTATACCAAGGTTTTTTTAATGTCTCTATAACCTGGATTGATAGTAGCTCAACAATATCTTCTACGTTTGCGTAAGTTGTTATCGCACTAGGATCGCCCCTTAGACAAAGTAGCAAAACATAATCCGGCTTATAGGGATGGAAAGCACTTTCCGTATGCAATGCTAGTTCAACTTTTGATGAGGAAGAAATTTGTTCGTATTCAGTTTTGTGAACAGGAACAATATTCTGTATTAATTGTCCATCTTGCTCTTGAGCGTAGGCTACTGGATAACCCAGTTGATGCCCGTAGTGCAGTAATGTTGCTGCTGGTATTTTGACTAGCAGCTCATTGGTTGAGCGACCATTAGGTATTGATGGCGTTTTAGGTACAGCCCCAATACCTACGCCACCATGTAATTTAACTCCCATGTTAACCCGATAAAACTTTCCCTATTAGGAAATATAATTTTGTTAGATCTTCTTGAGTTATACTAAAAACAAAATCTTTATTTTCTCTGGTATTAACAACAAAAGAATGTGCGTGGATTAATTCCCCTTCAGTGTTTAGCATGGCGGTGCTGTGGGAAACAGTGATCTGTTTAACCATTGGCATGAAGCCGCTAAAAGAATTATTTTCAATCATAAATTTCTTCAAAAACATTCATACCCATAAGTATACCATCTTATGAGAAGATAAGTGTTTTTATAGTTTTGTTATTATAAGATAAATTTCAAAAATATGTAGCCCTAAATATAGAAAATTTAAACCCCAGCTTTTAAAAGATTGTTTATTAATTGACCAGCGCATAATTATTTTCCTTTACTAATTTTTCTAAGAGTCTTTGCAAGAGAAGCTTGCTTGCGAGTGAGAGGGCTGTACTTACCTGGATTCTTTGATACAGCAGCTGCCATACCTGCTACGGATTTACCGGCCTTCTTAGCTTTAGCCGTAAAAGCTCCTGGTCTTTTAATCGCTCCAGCAATCCAATTCTTATCTGATTTCTTACTTGCCATCTTTAACTTTTTCTCCTGTTTTAAACTTTACATCATCTATATCAAATCCACCTAATGCGTGATCCCTAATATGGGTATCAAGCTTACCCTCTATTCTATCAACAGAATCATTTGTTTTGTCGATTGAGCGGCCGAGGCTTTTACCCAACTGCTGTATCATTGATACAACAGTTGCATGGTCTGCTTTGTTCTGCAACCATTCGGACCTTGCTTCTTCACCGCGCTTTTTTCCAGCTTTATAAACAAATTGTAGATATGCTACTGCAATAAGACTACATGCAGTAATTAAAGTTACAATAATATTTTGCCAGTTGGTCATGTCGGCCGCTGGAGTAATAAGAGTTTCAGACCCAAACATTACTTAAGGCCAAGCAGTTCTTCTACCTTCGGTCCAACAACCGAATCTGCATTGAGCTTATTGGCTACCTTAAAAGCTTTCACTGCTGCATCGGTCGCAGCGTCTTTCTGACCATTGATTAGACCCTTATAGAACCCCTTAGCCTTCAGAGCCTCTTGTAGAGCTTTGTGGTCATGGATAGGCGGTGTTGTGTTTAGGTTGACAATTGGTGCTACTCCGCCCATAAATGCTGCAACCGCAGCTGGAACATTATCTCCCGATACATAACGCAAATGCCATGGCTCTTCTGGAACAACCTCCCACGAAAAACCAAAATCCTTAACATTAGCTATTAACCAATTAAGACGTTTAGGGTTGCCAGCATCACTAACATCAACTGCAATCCCGCAAGTTGTGCTGACTGGAACCCGGAGCAGCTAAGGGGGCGTTACCCTTTTTCAAATACCACTTCTTACCTTCATAAGTTCTTGTGCTCGAGCCGGCAATTTCTGCCAACTGATAGCGCTGCATAAAGCCAGCAAGCTGCTGCTCTAGGGTTCTATATGTATCTCCGTGAAGAAGTTGGCTTTAGCTCAATGCCTTCAGCTGCAGCCTTGGTAACCATAGCTAGCCATGCATTTGCGGCAAGCTTGTGTAGCTTTCCTCCGCCCGGTATCGATACCAAAAGATTAGCTGGCAATTTCCCTGGAGTTACCCCTTTTAGATCTGCGGGCAACTTAACTGGAACGATGTAATCCCATGCAACCTTGCTCATAAAATAATCCTATCTTTGGAATAAATGGCTTTATATATTAGTAACTTTTATTTGCCAAAAAACCATGATTATCCATCAACATTGTAACATAAAAAAAACCCCCACCTTTAAGGGTGGGGGTTTAAATTATGAAAGAATTATTTCTTACCTTTTCCGGTACCAATCTTGCCCAAAACTTTTATTGGACGCTTAGCCATATTCATCTGACCAGAAGTAGCTGTTGGCTTAGGTGCAGTTACACCTTTGCCTGCAGGCGTAATAACTTTGTTAGTGCCCGCTTGTTTAATCGGACGCATTGCCATTTTAGCTTGGCCTGGTGTAGCGGTAGGATCTGGTGCACTAAGCGAACCGCCTCCGCCCATTTTACTTTTTGATTTCTTCATAGCCATAATCCTATTTCTCCTTGGTTTTTTTATTAGTTTTTTTAACTGTAGCTTTTTTTTTAGCTACACTTTTAGTTTTATTTGCCACCTGCTTTTCAACAGAAGGTATGCTTTGTATGTATTTAGACATAGTAACTATATTCCCTTAAATTACTTCATTCTTTTATAATTAGGTTTTGTAGTGCCTTCTTTTTTCTTGGGACCTTGTTTTTTAGCATCTGTTACTAATTTTGTTGATGGTTTACCTGCAAGAATAAGGGTAGCTGGTGCTGTTTTTTTTACATTTGTTAATTTACCCTTTTTAGCGGCCATCTTATTTTCCCTTTTTCTTCTTAGCTATAGCTGCCTGTATAAACGGAGGAAGCTTCTTCTGCGATGCTGTCATACCAGCTTTTGCGGCTGGTGCCGGTACTTTTGCCATTTTTTTTGGTTGTTTTTTCATAGCCATTGTGTTCTCCTATTTGGTTTTTTTATTTGTTGTTTTATGTGGGTGATCTTTATGCCATAATTTGGCAGACTTAACACCCTGTTTTACAGTCTTGACACCAGCTACTTTGGTAAGGTCAGCTTTTTTCCAAGCGCCCTTTTTTATACCTGGATGGTCAACAATCACATCACCAGTTTTATCTGTTTTAAAAACGTGTGTAACACCTGTGATTTTTAATTTCTTTTTTTGAGTAGCCATTACTTTTTCTTCTTTGATTTGTTTTTGTTAACTTTAGGAGACTTAACTGGTTTTGGTGCGTTCTTTAATTCAACGCCGTACATAAAATTATTTTGGCCCATTCTAGGACCAGATATATAAATACGATTTCCCATAACCATTATTTTTTTTCTTTCTGTGCTGGTGGTTCACCTAAAACTTTTACAGGTGCTGAATTACCCTTAGAAACTTTTCTAAATTTAGCTAAAGACATAGCTATTTATTTAGTGGTTTTTTTTGGCTTAGCTTTTGCTGTTGGAGCTTTTGGTGCTGTTTTCTTTTTTGCATCTGATACAGCTTTTGTAGTTTCTTTTTTAGCATTCTTGGCAATATTGCTTGCAGCTACCTTAGCAATAACAGCAACATCTTCTGCTTGATTTACTAATTCATCCAGCATTTTTGCCTGAGCTTTAGCGGCCGGACTATTTGGGTCTATTTTTTCAACACTGAAAAGAACTGCTTTAAGTTTACTTGCTATTTTCTTAAACATTTTTACCTCTGTTTGTATTTGGTTTGAATAATAATAGTAACATTATACTATGTAATATAGTAACTTGTAAAGTATTTTTTGCTATTTACCCTGCTGTGTATCTTTAATCAGGGAATATCTCTCCCCAGTTTCCCTAGAGACTAAAGAAAACGCTTCTGCCGCGCTCTTTTTAACTGCTTCAGAAAGAGCATCTATATCAGAAGCCTCTACACCAGACAAGGGAACTGTAAGGCAGGCGAAAATATCTATGTTCTCAAAATTGCCTATATTTACTTTTCTGCCTACAGCTACAGTAAGGACTGGGTCTGTGGTAACGGTTACCTTTTGGTGAGTAGCTACAGTTGAATCCATAATTGGATTAAACGATTGTTCTGCTGGACTTTCATTTATTTTAGGCATTTGTGACTGATCCTATTCCGAGACACTCAAGAGTTGCCTCTACCTGTTGTTGTAAATTCATATTATTTGTATCTATTATAGCAGATGCCAATGATCTTACCTCATCACAATCTTGCTCTGAACTATGGCCAGAATGATTCGATGACATTAACTGGCCGTCTCGTTTTATCAATCTGTCATCCAAAGTATCTTTGTCCGCATCAAAACTGATAACGAATCCGTTTGGTTGCTTCAATATACTTAAGGCCTCATTTTTATATCTAACATCTGAAACAATAATACACATAGGCGTTAATGTGTCGGAGTATTTATCTGAATCCTCAGAGCGCCTAATAAACTGTCTATATAATTTATTGGCCTTAATAATACCCCATGTAGAGAAACAGTTGCTATCAAACTCCCTACAAATATCACCAGCCTGCTGGAGAAAACCTCTAGGCTTTGTGCCTTCTAAGTCTATTGGAAGATTATATATTTCTTTTACTTTTTTCACCAAGACGTCGTAATGCGGCATGTTGCCTATTGAGCTTCCCCCATAAACCTCATACAATACTTCATGAAGTGCATGCAACTTTCTCGACTCTTCATTAATGCCAATTATGTTTCTTCTAATAGAAGCCATCTCGTAAAGTGGCAATGCGTAAAATATATGATCCCACAAAACTCCATATTTTACTAATTCCATAGAACCTTTAGGAATAATAGATTCTGCTACAGATGTTTTCCCGCTTCCAGCTTTTCCGGATAGACCAAGAATAATAGGTTGATTGTGATGATCGTATATTTTCATATACACAGTATATCAGCTTATTGGTGTGTTTGTTTGTTTCTAATTTCCAACTCGTCTAAAAATGCATTTGCCAAAGCATCAGGCTCCCATACAAAAGATCTAGGAACTTGCAATATTCTAAAATTATACTCAGATCTTATATCTTCTATCGTCATCAACAATGGTATTAAAAGTTTATTTTTGCATTCCCATTTTCCAGATATTTGATTTGCGACAACCGCAGAATCAGTATATATAATGGGGTCTACTAAATCTGCCATTGCAGATATTAAAAGACCAGCTATAACCGCTTCGTATTCAGCCTCATTATTCCCTCTTGGACCAAGTCCTCTTGAAAATTGAGCTATTTTTTTTCTATTTTTATATACAACAACAGAGCACGCTGCTTCCCCAACTTTTTTTTGACCTTGCCCCCTTGATGCACCATCACAAAATACTTCAAAGTTCATTAGTCAACTTTCACATTGCAAGGTATTCCCAGCTCAGTTGCCCTATCTAGCACATTCTTTTCCTGGGTAATACCATTGGCCATGTGCGTTGCAGACAAGAGATACCTTTCGCCTTTATATTCTACCTGTGTTGGAAAATCTAAATTTTCTCTTTTTTGGGAATAAAATTCCTTGGCTTTATTAACCGCTTTATAATAACCTATAAACATATATATCTCCTCTAATATGTAGTAAAATCACTTTCGAGATAATGACCTTTACTTTCTCTAGATGCAGCTATCTGCATTGATTGCACTTTGTCCATTAGTTTTCTGGCAGACTCAGAAGCTATTCTAGCTGCGCCTTCCATGGATTCTGCTAAACTCAATATTGCTTCACAAGTTATAAGAGCAGAGTACTCGTCTTCAGCTGCCTCCATTGCGGCGGCTTCTCTTTCTGCTTCATTCTTTCCAACTCTAGAAGATTTATACTTTTTCTTATATTTACCTTCCATAAGCTTATAGTTTGCTCTAGCCATACCAGCAAATCTTGCGGCTCTACCATAAACATTTGAAGTTTTAGCTACCAAAGATGCAAGATTATCAAGACCAAGGTCTATCGTATCTTCGTCTGGTATCTCTATGAAGTATTTATTACTTAATCCTGACTCGGCATAGGAGGTTATCACTTCCTGGATTTGTGGTCCAAGAAAGTCGGATAATAACTGTTGTAATTTTTCTAGAGTTTGGTTATTCATTTATCTTTCCTTTTTAAATTTAGCTCTTTTATTAACCCAGCCATTTCTGGATCATCTAATATTATTTCTTGCAATTTTAATCTTGCGTTCTTTAAATGCTCCCTTACTGTATTGGGATGCTCATTTATTTTAAGGGATATTTCACTTGATCTTTTGCCATCTATATATCTCCATTTTATTAACTGTCTTTCTTGGATAGTCAATTTATCAAATGGTGGAAAATTATTATCTCCAGCCACCCAAGATTCATCTATATCCTCAGCTGCCAACAAAGATTCCATAGAATATTCTTTTGGTTCAGCTTTAAAACCTACTTGAAAATTTTCACTATCAGGATCTGTATCGGCGTCGTCATCAATGAGTGGAAATGTTTTTCTTCCTAATTGATCTATTAAAAATATATCTACGTTTTTCTTTAAAAGATAGAAGAAATAACTATACAAGAACCCGGCTAAAAGGTATTGGTCCTTTTGCGGAATCTTTCTTCTCATACCTATTAATGCATTGGAAGAAGGTTACATCTATAGTCTGACGAATATCCTCCTCTGCTCCGTATCGTTTAGCCATGTATACTATACCACCCATTATGTCTGAAACTTCTTTATGGTCTTTTTTAGCTAATTTATTTCTCATCAAAGAAGTTCTAACATAAGGATTTTTTACAAAAAGACTTATGAACCTTCTGATATCATAGTCGGCTAAATTATATCTACCATAATAGATCAAAGCAACATACTTACTTAGGAAATTGCTGAATACTTTTAGCAACTCTAACTTAGCTTTATGGTCACCGGCCTTTTGCTTTGGCTATTAACTCCTGCATCTCGTGCTCTTCGAGCGTGTAATACTGCTCTTTATATGCAGCCATTTATTTTCCTTCCCAGTAGACTATGCTCGCTGCATACTCGTTTCTTATATCTTCATAATAAATAATATTAGCTACGCCTAACTCGTTTAAAAATTCAACTGCATCTTTTGCATATTTGCTTATAATACAGGTAAAATTTTTAAATTCTTTAGGGTAGTACCTTTTGAATCTTTTAATTTTTGTTTTACTTTTACTATCTAAGTAACCTTTCATCTCTACCCATTCGTTTGTTGCGGTAAGATAAAAATCTGGAGTATAACCTTTCACGCCTCTTTTTATTGGAAAAGAAAAAACAGTTGGTTCAAATTCAAATTTGATTTTATATGCGTTAAGTACTCGAACAAAATTTGCTTCCCAATTAGAACGTACGTTAAGATCTATATCTTTTCTATATCCAGTCTTAGTATGCTTGTATGCATTTCCTGTTCTAGCTGGCCTTTTAATCTCATCTTCAATTATTTCTTCATCAATTTTTTTAATATTAATTTTTTTAAAATTCGGATGTGCTTTTAATTTTGATTTAGAAAGAAAAAAATCCCTAGACTTGACAACAGTGCTCTCCATAGTGTAACCTCTACTCCGTTATATCCGCAAAATTATGTACCAGCCGGGTTAGTATAGACTAACCTTAATACTTATATTATACTCTATATAAAATAAAAAAACAAAACAACTATTAAGTTGCAAAACCACAAAAGAAAAGGTAGTATAACAACTATGACAAACACAACAACAACAACAACAAGAATCCTATTAGACAGCATGCACCAGGCAGCAAACGAAGGGGCAATTGAGTCATTGATCAATAACTACGGTTATAGTCAAGAAACAGCCCTTAAGCTTGTAACCGAAATTGACGGCACTGACTTCGAGTTAGACGTTAATTCAGCTTTCTAATAAACCTTAAAAAACCCCCTTCGCCGATAGTTGGTGGAGGGGGTTTTTTGTATACCCATACTATTAAGATTGCTATAATAGGTAAAAATGGGGAAAAAATTTTTAGGCCCAAAATGGTTTTGGACTTTTTTATGCCCTAGCGTATTTCTTATTTCTAAACACACCAGTACCACACGAACCAGATTTTGCATGGTCGCAATATGAACAGGCCCTAACATTAGGTGTGGGTGCGAATGATGTATCTTCAATGATATTATTTATTAAAGAAATTAATTTTACCTTAACGTTTTCTATGTCTTCAGGAGTGTACAGGTGGCCTTTTCTTTTACCTGATCTAAGGTAATGTAGCTCTGCATAAATTTCTTTACCGGGCATTAGTAGCGACATAGCTAGAGCGTAGATCCCCAGCTGCAGATTATCTGCGATTCCTTTTTGGCTTACTTCCCACTTGCCGGTTTTATAATCAATAATATTAACTCTATCTCCAACGAGATCTATTCTATCTATATAGCCCCTTATTAGGTAGTTGCCTATTATAAAATTAAAGCCATATTCTTTACTGTATACATTAAATGTAGTGTCTATATTTTCGTCATAGAATTCATCTATTAAAGTTTTTCCAACAGATATTAATTCATCAGATATCTGACTTTTGGGGTCTAATTTGAGCTTGCTTGTAGCATACTCTTCAAGCATTTCCTGATGATCGAGAGCTTTTACGTTGTCGACCGTAGCCTCTAAGACTGCATGGACTATATTACCGTAGTGTAGCCGCTTCGCCAAATAAACGAGGCTCTTTATTTATATAGGAATAAAAGTACTTAGAAGGACATTGAGTATAAGTATCTATTCTTGAATATGAAAATTCTGATAGAGTTAATTTTTGTAAATCATTTAAATCTTCTATTGACTTTATTGCTATTCCCACTTATTCCTCTTCCGGATTATGTTCTTTTACAATTATACCACTTGGGTCATATTCTGTGCCGTGCTCGTCTATTGTGTGACCAGTTTTAATATTAATATATCTATCGTGACCGGCGGATACCCAACCAGTTTCACCTATCTCCATAAAATCATCTTCGATATATGGCCAAGCCATATTGCCTCCTATTTTAATGAAATAACAGTACTGTTTATAGAATCTATATTGAAATAGTAATTCAATAAACCATATATATCATGCAACTCCTGTTTAGTTGCATTAAAACCAACTACTCCAGACTGAAGAAAAAAAGTTTCTTCGTCATCAATTAAAGACTCGTACTCAACAAGTCCTATGTCATTAAGTTTCATTCTTCCATTTTCGTTCTTAATCATATTAGTCCTCATCTACTATAGTTATAGGGTTCCAATTTGGATCATTCATTTTTTCTCTCATATCTCTAACATATGAATCCCAATCGTTTTCATCTTGGGATCTTTTTTCGTACTGCACTTTTGCCTTGAAGGGGTTACTCTTAAACTTAACTATAAAACTTCTTCCACCATTCTTGGGTGTCCAACGCAGATTACCATTTTTGCAATCGCAAAAGTCATCATCATTTGATTCGATCATTCCCTTGGGATCAAATCTTCCACTACATCCGTTACACTTTGTATATCTGCCTTTATTTTCACATCTACTACATGACGTACAGTAGGACCAACATGGTTTTTGTGAAGGATTTTGGAAGCTTCCAGGTATTGCCATTTATATCTCCAGCTCTAGTATTCTATCAATTAAAGGTGTAATTTTATCTGAACCAAGTATATCAAATTTATATACAAATTTACGATTATTATCTATAATTTCTAAAAAAATTGGTCTATTCCCTTTGTTAACAGAAACTAAATTATATATATTCTCAAAAGTTGTTTGCGACATATCACCCTTAACTTGGATCACTATTGGTTTTCCACCTGAGAATATTTTTGAATCAATTTTTTCGGAAGAATTATAAAATAATTTTATTATAGAATTCTCTTCATCGTTTTCCCTATTCAGAAAGGCATTGATGACAAATATGTCACCAGAATTAAAGTAGTCATCAGATATATCTTTAGCAATCTTGGGGAATATTATAACTTCCATACTAGAACTTATATCTTCTATTTCTAGCTTATACATTTTTTGACCTTTTTTAGTCATCATTTTTTTATTAGAGACTATAATCCCACCCACCTTAACAGACGTTCCCCCTTGACATTCATCTAGATCAATTATTTCATGGGTAATCTGATTCTTTAGAATATCCCATATACCAAGAAGTGGATGGTTAGTAACGTAAATGCCTAATTTTTCTCTCTCTTTTTCCAGAACATCTAATTCTATTCTTCTGCTTATTTCCATATCTTGCTCAGCCACTAATTCATCTAACGCTCCAGCAAAAGCTAAGTTTTCTAATGTAGACTTTTTTAATATTGTAGGATCGCATCTTCTATAAAAATCATGCAGAGATATATAGGGTTTATTAATATCTCTAGAATAAACGATTGCATCAGCGATAGACAACCCGATGCCATCTATTGCTGATAAACCAAATATAATAGAATCTTTTCCAACTACTTCAAAATCAACACCAGAATAATTAATAGATGGTGGTAGGACTTCAACGCCTATCTTCCTACAGTCAGAAAGATATACCGCTTGCTTTTCCTTATTACCAACTACAGAACTCATTAAAGCAGCCATGTACTCAATTGTAAAGTTAGTCTTTAGATAAGCCGTAGTATACGATATCATTGCGTAGCTCGCAGCATGCGCTCTATTGAATCCATAGCCACCAAAGTATTCAATATCCGAAAATATCTTGTTGGCTAAGCCATCTTCTATTCCGCTATTTAATACGCATCCTTGAACAAACTTTTCTCTCATGTTGGCAATTTTTTCCATTAATTTTTTGCCAATAACTTTTCTTAGATCATCAGCTTCTGCCGAAGTAAATCCTGCTAGCTCTCTAGAGACAGCCAAAACGTCCTCTTGATATAGCATGATGCCAAGTGATGGGCCAAGAACATTTTCCAATTTAGGATGGTCATATCTCACTCTGCTACGACCGTGTTTTCTATCTATGTATTCCCTATCCATCCCGGAACCCATTGGGCCAGGTCTATGGAGCGATATCAATGCCATTATTTCTTCTATGCTACGAGGTTGTAGCCCCACCATCATCTGTCTCATGGATGTAGACTCAAGTTGGAACACTCCAGCAGCATTGCCCCTACATAATTCGTCGAATGTTTTCTCATCATCTAATGGTATTGATTCTATATCTATAATTATATTTCTATTTTTTTCTATCAACTTAAGACAAGAATCTATGACACCAAGATTTCTTAATCCAAGAAAATCTATTTTCAAAAGACCGCACTGCTCAACCCTACCCATATCCCACTGGGTTACTAGCGGTGCATCAACCCCTTTCTTCATCACTGGAAGATAATCAGTTAACGGCCCCTTCGATATAACTACACCCGCTGCGTGGATGCCCGTTTGTCTGACCAAACCCTCTAAACCAAATGCCGTATCCGCAATTAATTTAGAATCTGTGCTTTGATTATATTCTGCTTTGAACTCTAAAACATCCATGCATTCAGCTAAACCTTTTGAAATCCCCAGTATAGGTGGAGGAACTAGCTTGGCAATTTTGTCACCAGATATAAAATCATAGCCAAGTGCTCTAGCTGCATCGCGCAGAGACTGTCTAGCACCAGTTCTATTGAACGTGCATATGTGTGCTACCTTATCTTGACCGTACTTTGTGCGAGCATAATCAATAACTCTATCCCTATGTCGATCATCAAAGTCCAAGTCAATGTCTGGCATAGACTTTCTTCCTTCAACCAAAAATCTCTCAAACATTAAACCAAATCTAATAGGATCTAAGTTTGTTATTTGAAAAGCATAAGACAGTACGCTGCCAGCAGCAGAACCTCTACCCCAACCAACTCTTATGTGATTATCTTTTGCCCATCTTACTAGATCTGAAACGACTAAAAAGTATTCAGAAAATCCCATTTCTTTTACTACTTTTATTTCATGATTAGCTCTATCTATTATATTTTGAGGAAGTGGGTTACCATATCTCAACTTGAGCCCATCCCACGCAAGTCTTTCAAAGTATTCTGTAGACGATTCCTTTGTTGGAATTGGAAAATCTGGGAAATGTATTTCTCCAAAATTTAATTCTAATTCAACCATATCGTTTACATGCATTGTATTTTTTAAATGTTCTTCCGAAAACACAGAAGCCATTTCCTCATATGATTGAAGATAAAATTTATCTTCAGAAAAAGAAAATCTATTTGGAGTATTAACATTTGAGTTAGTAGCTACACAAAGCATTATGTCATGCGACTTTGCATCATGCTGATGAACGTAATGGCAATCTCCAGACGGTACTACCTTTGCTCCGATAGTATTTGCTATCTTTATTAAGTCAGGTATAATAGCCAATTGTTCTTCTATGCCATGGTTCATTATCTCTATAAAATAGTTTTCCTTACCGACTATCTGCTGCATAGTAGCAGCATGCTTTAATGCCGTGCTGTAATCGTTTCTAAGCAGTGCTTGGGATACTTCCCCGTTTAGACACCCAGAAAGCACTATAATGCCCTCTGAATGCTGAGAGATTAAATCATGATCAATTCTAGGTTTTACATAGTAGCCATCGGTAAAAGCTTCAGACGACATCTTTATTATATTATGATACCCAATTTTATTTTTAGCCAATATAGTTATATGATATGGACCTCTTTGCTCCCATTCATTTTTTGATGGGCCTGATCTTTCCTCTTCGTCTCTATCAAACCTACTTTTTCTTGCTTGATACATCTCCGAACCAAGGATGGGCTTTACTCCAGCAGCTACTCCCGCATCATAAAAGTCTAACCACGAATGTATATTGCCATGATCGGTAGTTGCTATACCCATCATCCCCAAAGACTTAGCCCTATCAAGGTATTGCTCTACGCGGCCATGCCCATCGAGCATTGAAAAAACAGTATGGTTATGTAGGTTCGTCCAATTCTTCATTGTATTAAATTAATTAATTCCTCTTCCGGTATCTGAGTCATTAAGAGATTGATCTCTGATCTCCCTGTAAACAATGACGACTACTCCGCCACAATACTTGCATGGTACAGATTTTCCATCCTGTGCGAATGGACTATTGTACATATAGTGCATTGGTTGATCAGACTTACACTCAGTGCACACCCCTATAACATCATCTTCATCTTGAACTGGCATTTTTATTTTCTCCTTTTGTTTTATAGGCGAATCTTATGGGCGAAGGAGATAACTCCTCACTACTTTCTACGTACTTATTTCCAACTGTAATCCATTTCTTTTTTTTGTCTAAATGACAATCTCCACATCCTACACCAACTGAATTGGCTCTATCACAAGTGTAGGGCCTACCACCTATCCCTAGCTGTCTTCTCTTTATCCAGTCATTTATGTGACTAGTTGATTTATCGTAATTAAAGTCATCACATACACTTAGTATACTATAAAGAAACTTTATCGACTCTTCATTATAGGTAAGTATAGAACATAAAAACAGTCTTGCCTCATGTTCAAGATGTCTTTTTTCCTTTGCTTGTTCAACAAGTCGGAGAACTGCACTGCAGCTTTTTAGTAAGACCTTAGGTGTAAATTCTTTTTCTGTTGGAGCTAGCTCCTTAAAGGCTGATGATCCATGTTTATTAAAGTGGCTCAAAAAATCAGAAGGTTTACCCTTATCTAGCTCCATATCATAAGTGAATTGCCTAAACCATTCATTTGCTTTAAGGTTAAAAGATTGCTCTTCAACTTCGTTATCTTGAATTTGTTCACAATATTTTTTTATAGATTCAAAATCAGTATATAATATATTTCTAGGTATTAAATTTTTATAAAGACCAGTTTCCTGGTGCATGCTGCCAGGTAATCTCCACATTCTTCTTGGATCATACACGCTAAAATCTATCGACTCTATGCCCAAATCCGCTTTTAATTTGGTAGCTATATATCTAAATATATTTGGGAGTGCGTTAGAAGGATTAATCCCCAGGGCTAGTGCTTCACACTCTATGTGAAAGCCCTTCTTGCCAGTGAAATATATCAGTAAAGAGCACTCTGGTATATACTGTATCAAATAATCATATAGCACCATACACTCTTGATAAGACTTGCTGGGATCAACGTTGTCTAAATCAAAATACAGGGAACCTAATCTGATAGTGCTTTCAATATCCTTGGAATTATAATGCCAAATAGAAGTATACAAACCATTATTTTTATGCTGCTTTCTATAATTTTCTATATCAAAAATTGATATTAGCTTTGGGTCGTCACCCTCTTTATCCCTTATGATTCTAGATAAAGACGGCACGTACCTAGCAGTCTCCACTAACTGCCATGCATTTATATATTTATCTTTTTCTTTTGGTATTTTCATAGTATCTTTTTTTTATATTCGACATCGTTAATACTGCCTATAACTTGTCTAGTGGATATATCTATGCTTTTGCTATTGTTCCTATAGTATACGGATTCTTGTATTATCTTTTCTATATTCTTTATAAGAAAATATCTTTTTTTAATTCTCTGTTCTAGGTCCATCTATTTTCCATTTCGGATTTATCAAATCACTATCCTGAATAATTAGATGTATTTTAGATGCAATATTATCAGATAGATGAACTATATAATCCAGATATGTTATAGGGTAGGTTTCTGGTATTGGAGACCAAGGACCCAAGTGACATCTTACTAACCTTAGAATGGATTGGACTATCTCTTCAGATAAAAAAAGTGTAGAAGATTCTGCTTCACTAGCAAACTTTTTGTCTTTTTCCTGGCATGAAGCTATAAACTTGCCAACCGTATAAGGATGCATGGGATCATAGCATGGATTATCTGATCCATTGGTATCTATACCCTTACAAAGGTCATGTATGAGACACGCAGCGATAACTATATCCTTTTCTTCCTGTGTTAAAGAATAGGATTCACACATGTGCGAGGCTATACGCACAACTCTTTTAGTATGGATTACGTTACCGCCTACACCATGCTCATCACCCGGATGATACTTCCCAGAAAAGCTAGATGGTATCTTCCAAAATATCTCACTGCGCATTAATATAGATCTAATAAATGATTTTATTGATTCATCTATAATCATATTTATTTCTGCCAACAAGGGATAAAGTATCTCATTTTCCTTACCAAGTGAAGGAGGATTTTCCTCTTGGATTAAGATGTCATCTAGTATACTTTTTTTCATTTTTTAAATTTCCTTTTTCCATTCGTTCCAATTAGAACATGGCTCATCAAACGGACACTTCTTACAGTACGATATTAAGCCGCGTTTTGGTACTAGTATATCTGTTTTTTCTATCTTATCACACCAGTAATCGAAATAGTTAAGATCTTCATCTCTTAATTGGAATTCATTAAAACCGATATCCTGGCTTAGTGGGTCAATAAATCCAAATCGAGCATTATGGAATCTTTCTGGGTGTCTGTTGAGATAAGCTTGATATAGTGTGCAGAAATCTGTTCTATATAAATCTCTGTTACTAAATTTATAATTAAATATAAACTTTGTAATTAAGTATTTCTTGTTATGAAGAAATATAATATCAAATTTGTCCTCTATGTTCAGCTTACCCTTAGGCAGGTTGTAGTCTTCGCTTATTGCCACAGGTATATACGGAGAGTCCGCATACATTTCATGGAATAGAAGAAGAATACCTGCAGCTTTTGCTGTCAAGCTAGCTGTATTGCCGTATGCGGTTTCGTGTTGCTCCGTAACTATGTCATAAGAATTTGTATTTTTTGGAAACCAATTCTTCTCCCACCTATTAAGCAGAGAAGCATACGATGGTATTATCCCTCCTTGTTTCTTGAAAAAGAAGAAGCACATTATACCGCGGATTGTAGACTCAAACTTTTGGGTATGAATATCTCTAGCATAAATTTTTTCTGGTATATTTTGCTTGTGCCTATAATCGTAGAGTCTTTCACACATTTGAAAATCTTTAATTGAATTTACAGATATATTTCCCATTAGTGAAAATCCTTTCCGCTAAGAAGATCATCCAATAATGAAGATGAAGACACGTAAGAATCATCAGTAACTGGATCATAGTCTTCGTATGTTTTTTTATAATCTACATATTTTACTAATGGCGGATCATATAAAAACGCTGAACCAGTAATTCTATTTTTTGGTATCTGTAGTTGCATTATGTTTTCGTCCTCGGTCTCATCATCTGTAGCTAATCTTTTTTCTGTAATGAATATTGTTACAGCGCACTTTTGCTGGATAGTTAAAGATCCACCAGTATCAGACTGCTGAACTACTTCTCTTTTTTCTTTCATTCTGTTAGCATTTTCTTGTGCTGTTATTATTAGTGCACAATTCATATCTCTAGCAAGCTTTTCTAATCTAACCATCATCTCTTCGAATTCACCCCAACGAGGCTTGCCCTTACCACCGCCCCTAGTAAACATGGATTGTATTGTATCTATGATAACAACATCCGGCATGTTAACATTGTGCCCTATTATATCTCTTAGCCAAAATTCCAGATCCTCAAAATAAGGAGTGTCTGGATCATGCCTAATCATTAAGCGATCCCCCCACTCTGTTAATTTATCTTTGAATTTTTTTAAATACTTTTCTCTTTCATCAGGAGACCACTTTGATGCTTCTAGATAAACATTCTTTTCTATAATCTGGGTCATGAGTATTCGCTCCCAGTGCCCAGTAGCTTCTTCAAAATTTATATACAAAACTCTATAACCATTGTCTAACCAGTGATTAGAAAGACATTTAACAAACGTACTCTTGCCCTTACCCGATGCAGCTATCACGGCGTGTACTGCACCTCTAAAAAAACCGCCATTATCAGTGTATCCCATAGCTCTATTGAGAGCTTTAAATTGAGTTGGAATAAAATTTGGGATGTCTAATAAAGAATCTACTCTATCTATAATATCTAAAGCTGTTGTTAATTTATCTAATGGATTATATCTTATTTGGTTTTCTAATTCTCTAATCTCAGAAGTTAGTGTCTGTATTTTAGCAATATCTTCTTCAGTCTTCTGACCTTTTTGCGTTAGTATCAATTGCAATTCATGAAGGTAGTTTATCTGCTTTCGCTTATTAGCTTTGTGCTTTACTAGTTCTCCAACAGATTCTTTTGTTGACAACTCTAGACCCATCAAAAGATCTACCATTACATTTATCCCAGGGTTACCACCTAAAGCATCATATATATCTGTATCTGTTTCTAGCCAAGATTTAAAAGCTATTGGATCTACTATATCTAATTGTGTTGCGCCATAAAAAGACAACAAGGCAACATAAAACTCATTTATACCCTTTTCTCCATGGATACTTCCAACAATATCTTCTGGCAAATTTTCATTAAAATACTCAATAGCGCCCTTCTCCCTAAGGGAGAGGGCAAATATTTGGTACTCTAAAGGAGTATTGTCTTTTATATTTTCATTTGTTTCTGTTGTCATTACGTTTTTCTTTTATAGACTTATACACATTTTTTCTATATTCTGAATTCTTTTTCTTTGCGATCTTGTATGCTGGAGTATCCGAAACTTTAATCTTGTCTTTACTCTTTGCCTTGTAGGGGCTTGTTCTTATGCACTCTAGTAACCTATCAAAAACAGATTGCTCTGTAAGACTATCATTATATCGGAACACAACTAGTGCTACTCCGTTATCCTTACACCATTGCACTTTTTTTTCATCTCTTTTAATAGCCTCATCAAACTCATACTTTGAATCAAAAAACCTACTAGTGTAATAAAAGTGCTGTCTTCCGTGATACTCTGCAGCTATGGCGTACTTAGGGCAGTAAACATCTAGCTTTAATTTATCTCCTATATGAAATTCATTAACTATTTTTTCGCCCGGTAGCAGCTTCTGCAAACACGCAGTTAATGCTGTTTGACCCCTAGATATTTTTTTTCGACTATCCTTAAGCCAATTTAAACCTATGCTATTTATAATTTTATTAACTGCTGGCACAGTCCAGCCTAGCTCTTTAGCTATGGCAGATATAGATAAAGATGTTTCTAGTAAAAGATCCCTAAGAAATTCAATATCATCTTGATCTTTGTTTTTATGTTTCCCATGCATCTCACCCTGCCACGCTATGAGTTCTTGAGTAACTAATAGTTTTACCAAGATCTATTATAGACATATCTAGTTTGTTCCAAATAGAATTGCTGAGCGCAAGGCCAAGAGAAGAGCAATCCATAATACAGTACTCAACCTTACCCTCAAGGGCAGCTAATTTTTCAAATGTTTCATCTAACTTATTATGATAATTATTAAAAGAAACATTTATAACATTTGTTTTAAAACCCATAAATTTATATATTGTTTTTTTATCATGAAAAGAAATAACTACACTATTTGTATTTTTTACATAGAATTCAAAGATAGCATCATATACTTCTTTATTATTTTCATAATAGTATTCAAATAAATTTGGAGTAAAAAATCTTCCGTCATCCACCATCCCTATACTGGAATGCTTTTTATTTACGATCTCATCTGCAAGAGCGTCTGGAACATTTTTAATAATTCTTTTATCGTTTAGATTAATAGAGCGTATAATCTCTTTGTTAAAAGAAGCTGGTATATTATTATCATTCTTCTTACTTAAGGAAACTATAGAAGCTTTTGCGATATTAAGAAAAGCGAACTTTTCTTTTCCATTCATTAATTTAGTCAACTCAATAGATGCTTGTATTTGATTTTTCATTTTTAGATCCCGAAATTTCCCCAGTTTATTAAAACTGGATTTTCATCAACAATAGAATTAATATGATCTAGATTGTGGTACTTGCCACCATCTAAATTCGAATATCTTTCGAACTTAGCCTTCTTATCTGCATCATGCAAGTAACCCAAGTGCTGCATGACTAGGGTAGAATTAGGCCAATAGTTTCTTTGCCCATACCAATCAAGGACATAAGTGGGTTCAGCGCCACAGGCAAGGGCTCTATCCCTAAAGGTGCCGTTTGACATGTATCTAAATATTCTCGTACTATTATTTGGAGCCCACAACTTGTCTACTCTGTACTGCTCCTTATTCCACATGTGATAAAATCTAACATTAACTACATCTTTTTCTGAGGAATTCAAGATGCTTCTAATATCAATAGTATCTATATTGGTAGAGCTATACAGCATCTCATCACAGTCTATGGCTATTATCCAGTCACCCTCTGATGCATGGTTTTCAAGGTTCAACCAAGCGTACCTTCTCAGTCTGCCCTCGTGTATATTAAACATTTGTTTTGGGGTTTTATAAACATGCGCAAAGTCTTTTGCTATTGAAGCGGTCTCGTCATCCGAACAGTCGTCAGTGAATACTATTTCGTCGACCTGTTCTTTTAGTCTATTTAAAACCTCGGGCAAAAATCTTGAGGCTTCATTTCTTCCTACCATTTGTGCTATTATTTTTTGCATTATATACTTCCAGATTTAAATAATAAGGGCAACGGAATAAACCCGTTGCCCTTAAATTGAATAAAATTTATCCTTCGATTTGCTCACGAGCCTTTATGGCTGTGATTCTTTCTACATCTACATCTTTAAAAATTAATTCACCAGCAACACCGGCTACCTTACGGCGACTGCCACTAGCAATTTTTTCTGCTTCTGTCTTATTCGCTGCCTTAACAATTGATGTAGTTGTAACTGTAAAGTATTTGAATTTATTTTCTGCCATTTTTTTTCCTTTGTTTACTTACTTGATGGATATGTATTGCATATATATTCTACAGCATCTCCTAAGGATAATGCAACCTTAGTGGATAAAAAATTTAGATAAACTCTATTTAAATAACTTTTATCTGCAAAAGTTACCACAGGTTGGTTATTCATATACGCCCAAGTCATTTCAAAATCAGTTCCTATATAAGCCCTATTGGGTATCGTATACTCTACCAAAATTATATCGCAGCTTTTTTGCAAAAACATATTTTTACTTACAATTTCTTTTGGTTCGCACCCTTGTTCCTCTAGAGCATAATCCATAGGATTAACTGCTTGGAAACCTCTATCGGCTAACAGTTTTACGGCTTCATTTCTCCAGCCATGTGCAAATATACCGACCTCTTCTATTGCTCCAGATAAAAATACTTTAGTTTGCATTAGATACTTCCTTTCCTGGCCAGTAATATTCTAAATTAGATGGTTCGTCAAAATACTCTGAATAGTATTCATAATCTTTACGGAGTAAATTAGATCTATGTGAACGGTGGAATTTATCTAGACCAAACCATGGTGGCATAACTACTTCTTCTAGATTAAAATCTTCAAAAAGCATTGTGTTTTTATAGCCTCTGCTAATCCACTCTTGGATGGTGTAGTTTTGATATAACTGTAAGGCTAGTTCATAACCGGTCCACATAACCGTAACCGGATGATTGCGCCAACCTTTTGTTGGTGTACGACCAAGCAAGATGTTCAGAACTTGGAAAGTTTCTACTCGTTGCTTTCCAAGTCTACGATAATCTAATACCCGAACTGATTCTTTAAGATCTGCGTATGGTAAGAATGTTTGCATTATGCCTTCTTAAATTCCTCAAAAGTTTTGTCACCTACACCAAAGTATTCTCTAGCTAATCCAGCCTTAACAATCTCCGTGTTAAGACATTCGCCAGCTTCGTTCCATACTCTAGCTAGAATTCTACCATACTTCTCATTCTTATCAAGAATTGTTTCAATCTTAACTTTATGATTAGCTTTAGTTAGCCATTGATCTGTAAATTCTTTTGCGGCCAATCCCATTTTCTTTTCTTCAAGATTAGTTGTACGGCTCTCTGGAGTGTTAACACCATAGAGTCTGACGCTCTTAGGTCCAAACTTAACTTCAAAACCAAGATCAACAACGACCTTAAAAGTATCTCCGTCTACTACCTTAACTACTTCTGCATTATATAAGTAAACATTAAATTGATCTGACATTTTAATCTCTTTCTATTCCTATGTAATCGCAGGCTTTGCGAAATATTGATTGACTTACTTTGAATTGGGCATCGGCGTGACTGTAGCCCTCTCCTGGTTTTGGAGATGAAGCGTGCCAACTGTGACCAATCGATACACTACCATCATATACTACATTATAGCCTAAGTGACGAGCAAAGTACGAACACCAAGTCTCCTCGTAATAATGAGGTGTTGGTAGGAAGGCTCCTACTGCCTCGGGGTACATCTTTCTATACCCTTCATCATTGGTTAATGCATCCCAGATTGATCTCCTAATAAAATAAGCGGATCCAGAAATCGTAACACAGTTAACTCTATCCCTATAGAGTATATCTTCGGGATCATTCTCATTCCAGCCTCTATGCTTAGGAGCTGTATTAGTACCAACTATACCAGCATGTTTTATGTTACCATATTCATCTCTTTGCTTTGGCCCAAGAATATGCACATCTGGTTCTTGATTAAAAATTTGACATATTTTCTTGATGTCTTCGTTGGTGAACCATACATCCGCATTTAAAATTCCTATTACACTGTTGTCCCCTCTAGAAGCTAGCTTGTTAATTGCAGCGGAGTAACCAATGTTTTTATTTAGATCTATTCTATCTATTTGATATCTCTTATCATTTTCTCTAAGCCATTCAACGGTATCATCTGCTGAATCATTATCCGCAATGTATAGGTTCCAAAATTTATTTTCAGGACTAACCTCCGCGTGCAAAGTATCCAGTAGTCTTTGAAGCAACGGTCTAGTGTTATAGTTTACTACACATAAATCTATCATCTTAAAATTTTTCTATATTTGAGGCCAGGATAACCATCGAAAAAGCATCGTCTGAATTTACTCCATGGTTGATGTATTCACACATCTCTTTCATTCTTGCATCTATATCTTCCTGCAAATAAAATTCGCTCAACCTATTCCTATATTGAGAAAGGGATGCGTAATTAGGCAAGCGTGTTATATCTTCTCTTTTAAAAAGATATGAAATTAATCCTACAATAGCAACTCCGTAAAAAATATTATTCTTATTAAGAATTTTCATACTACCTTCTTTTTTCTACCAGGCTTAACTTGTATAGTATCATTTACGTCTAGGTTATCTGGTAACTCTTCCTTATACTTGTATAAACAAATATTATCTGAATCTGGTTCAAAAGTTACAAAGAATATATTTTTATCAGCTTCTGTTAATCCTTCAGGTGGAGGAGACTCTAAAGCTATTTTGGGGTTAGATGATCCATAAACTTGGCTATGGTTTTTATATACAACAATATAATTCAGTTTAGATGCAGGCATACTATAACCCCAGTAGGATTGCGTATCCAGCTATAAATGCTGTTACTACAGCAATTGCAACTGCAATAAGTTTTATATTTTTACTCTGAGATACTTGGTTAAGCATCTGCATACTGATACACCAATTCATCAAGATAGAAAATACTAGGGCTAAAATTACATTTTTAAACATTTGCTTGACCGACCAAACTTCCTATGCTTATTGGAAAACGAGGCTCTATTAAATTCATGACAGCTCTAGCATAATCTCTTATTTCTAACTGAGCATCATCGCTAAGTCTTTGATTTAAGAATAACGCTATAGATTGTAAACTGCAAGTCCATCTGTAGGACACATACATACCATAGGCTGGCAGAAATAGTCTAGCTTGTTCTGGAGCGACTTCATTTGACATAGCCATATTATACAAAGCCTCGCCTTGCTCGATGTATCTTATGAGCTCATCAGTTAAAACAGCACCGGTCCAAGGCCCTATCGGACCACCAGATCCTTGCTTTTTGTTATCTGGTGCAAGGCGCCAATCTTCAGAACTAGGTACATAAAATTCAGGCTCCATAGTGATGTATCTTCTTGATGATTCATTCCAAGAATCCATAGTATGGTCTGAACCCACTACATATTTCCAGTGTTGGCGAGCAACAAGAAGCGGTGCTTTAAACTCAAATGTTGCACAAGCATGTCTAAAAGGAGACATATGATTTTCCCTAATCAAAAAATCAATTAAATGAACATCTTTTTTAGATAGCTCTTTAGATTCTTTGCTAAAGGAAACTCTAGCGGCGTTTACAATAGATAGATCACTACCCATAACGTCAACCAGTCTTACATAACCCTTATCTAAAACTGAAACTATGTTATCTGTATCCATGCTTATATTATACCATCAAGAATTCTATTTAGTGTTATCCTTTATGAATTTAATTTCGCATGAATCAGTAGTGCAATATCTTTCGCCTATCGCGTCAAAAGCCATGCCAGCATAAACTCCAGAAAGATCTATTGGGAATAATTTAGCTACATTATCCTTGTATTCACTCTCTGTTATTTGAGTGTACGGCATTTGTGGATAGGTCTTGTTCCCGCTAGGTAGGAAAGATACAGTTTTTAACTGACCATCGAACATGTGCAGAACAGTTTCTACGTGTTCAGATTCTTTCTCTACATCAAAAGATATAGTAACTGAAACTGAATTATCAGACCAATAGCGTTGGGCAGTTGCCGCTAAAGACATTTTTTCAAAAATAGTTACATCACGCTCAGCCCTATTTGCTTCAGACATTATTGGAAAGAAAACTACAGAAGTAGTGTCTGGTGATTCTGACGCCGGCTCCACTAAATAATTAGCCATACGGAATAGTGGGAGCATCGGATCTTCATTTGCAAAACGTATAGAACGCATAAAGTATTTTCCGCCTGGAGTCCAATGAACACCTGGAGATTCACCAGCCAATATAGATACTGTGCCAGAAGGTTTAATTGTTGTCATCTTTATTGATTCACGTATGCCTAACCACTCTGAATAAATACGATCATAATTCTTTATAATATTATAACCCGTATCCATCCAGTCTCTTAAGGCGGGCAGTCCTCTAGTGTCAGCAAAATTAGCTACACCAGACATAGATGCACCTATTCTACGGTTACGCTGCATTATCGCGTTTGTCTCTTCCCAGTGTGTAGGAAGTAGTGTAACTGTCTTAGCATAAAGATACGCAAACTTTAGAGTGCGCTTATAGTCCTCTAGGTTGTCATGTCTATTAAGATAGGTCTCCACAAGCGTACAGCACTCGTAGGACTCGAGAGATTGCTCTGCGCATGGATTATAACCTGCTACTCGCCAATCCTTGTTATCTGGTGGGTCAGCTAGGCGACCATACTTTCTGGATAGATCCATCCACAATACACCTGGCTCACCATTGCGCACAATGCCATCAACAATTTTACTTAAATCACTTCCGACTTTAGTCTCAACAGAATTGTTTGACATCCAACCCCACCCTGGAGAATTAGGGTCATATGAATTTCTTTCCGGAAATTTATCTGCGTTCTTAAGGTTTAGAAAATCATCGTCATCTATACTTCCGATTAATAACTCTGCTGATCTTCTTACATTGCCGGATACCACACATACACCTATTAGATTCCCTATATCGGCTATGTCTAGCTTCGTTAATTTATCACCTTTTCGCTCATCAAACATTCTTCTAATATAGATATGCAATTTCTCCAATGGTTCATGCCCAGCAGCTACTCCACCAAATGTTTTAATCGGCGTTCCAGCTGGTCTGATCTGAGAATAGTCAAACTCATAACTTGGTTGATTTTCTTTTAAATACGCATTCAGAAGTAGCGACAAGGATTCAACCCAGCCCTCACGAGTGTCTGGAACTACATGAGTCACTTTTTCTTTTGGCTGATAAATTATAAAATCTTTATTAGCACCTTTGTCATCAAATCCAACGCCAACGCCAAGCATTGACGCCTCCATTAAAAATGCAAATGGTTTTGCTGGATTAAACTTATTCATTTCTGATGTAGAAACAAAGGCGCAATTTTGTAGAGCAGCTGAATTCTTTTGTATATTAACTATATTAGTACCCATAGCCCATAGGCCTCTACCTGGTGGAGTCCACTTCAAATTAAACAATCTATCAAATGCTTCTTTAGCTGAAGCTTGTCCCTTAGCATCGTTCCAGGGAAGTCGGCTCGTTTTACAGTGATCTTTTTGCAAAGAATACATTCCGTTGATTACTCTCTCACAAACATCAACCCAAGTTTCTTTCGTCCCATCTTCCTTGAGGCGTGAGTATGTGCGCAAGAAAGTTATTTCACCCACAGAATTTCCACCAGCATCCTTGTAGCCAAATGGTGGCTTCTTATCCTTATAGCTAGCTACAAAATCATCTGTTAATTTAAACATAAACATTGATGGTATTTTGCTTGCCATAGGAACAAGATCTGGATTGCCGTTTTCTATTTCTTCTGACACTTTTTCTCCTAGCTATTAACTTTTTTGATATATTTAGAATTTGTTTTTTGAATCTCTATATTTTTTATTTTAAGTATATCTTGTATTGGATAAACTTTATGTATTTCTCTTTCAAAAAAATACCCACTTCTCCAATTAAAAACACTATTAACATTTTTCTTATGATTAACAAACATGTTACATACTACAGCGCCACCATATGATTTAACTATATTGGCAAATTTATTTTTCAGTTCTTCGATATTGACATTGTCCAGTCCACCGCTTTCTTGGGCTTTTGAAAATAACCAATTAAAGGCCTGCCTATTCATCGGTGATACATCTATAGGATCTATGACCCCTAATAGTATAGCTTTGTTTCTGCTATTTGCTATCTGAATATCTTCTTTTATAACTTTTTTAAAAAGATCAAACCAATCTCTTTCATTAAACTGCACCCATGCAGTGCACCAAAATAAAAGATTTTCTGGTGGAGATGGAACTATACTTTTTTCGGTGTACGGAAGCAGAACTGCACAGCTGATAGCTCTCTTCATAAAAGATTTTCTTGATTCTTCAGACTTAGTTTTGGAACCAGAAATTTCCCAAAGTTTATTTATATTCTTTCGCCAGTCAGTTGGGCCTAAGAATATGTTTAGATACTTCTCTGCCACGTCTATAGGTATTGTATCCTCATTGATTACTTTCTGTAAACCATCTAAAGACATTTATAATCCTTTATAAAATTATCAAAACCTATAAAACAAGTCCGGAAAAAGATCATCCCGCCCTTTCGGGCGGGACGTCTTGATGTCATTTCTGAGCGTCGGTTTCCGTATCACCTAGTATAGCATGATGATGGTTTACTTACTGCGTATTTTGTGATTTATTACAATGCCTTTGCTGAAGCAACGCCCTTCCATTCTTTTGGATGTTCTCTACCATAAACGGTGGTTACATTAGCCTGACCATAACTTCCGCTGATGGTTTGCGTGCTTGGGACACCATCAAAAATATAGTTGTTATAGAAACCATAATACAGACTGCGCTTAGCATGTCCCATCCCCGTGAATGCATTTGCGGATGTAACACCGTCAAAAATATAATTGCTATAGGAACCGTAATATAGATTTCTCTTAGCGTGGCCGCCATTGAGAGCTTTTGCTCCGGTAATACCCTTGTATTCAAGTGGACGGAATCTTGCACCGTCATAAGTTGCTGTGCCGTCTGGGAATGTTCCGGCCAAAGGTGTGGTGCCATTATATAGTGTTGAACCGTTAAGAAGCTGTGACATGAACACATTACCTGGGCGGTAACCAGTACCTGGAACGTGTGCGTTGTCTGGACCGTCGCGGAGTAACTGGCTAGTGTTGTATAGTGGGTAATACGAATAGGTGCCGTTGCCCTTCGCCTTGCCGGTCATGGTGTAATATGGATTAACCATGCTATTTGTATTTTGGCCCGCCAAAACAGGTCTTGGACCAACGTAAGATGTAGCCATTATTGAATCTCCTTATATAGCTTTGATGTGTATATAGTAAAAATATATATTGTTTTTCAAACCTTTATTTATCAAATAAAATAAAGATCAGACAGGATCGTAATCAATGACTAGGTCAGACAATATTGGTGCAGTTTTGTCTTCCAGCATATTTAGCGTAATTTCTATCCAAACTTCACTAGATGCACCAGGATTACTGGTAGAATAGTTGCCGCCATCTTCATATATCACCCTATAGGAAAACGCTTGGCCCATCATACTTAAGGGCACATTATACATGATTGGATCGACTCTATTTATAGAACCTATCAAAGTACCAGCTGGAGCCTTAAAATTAATTATAGTTTTACCAGATGTAAAGAATTTATCATACCTAACATCAAAATCAGATAAGCCATAAGTATATACATATTTATCCAATTCTTTAAAATAATTGCTTTGATGCATGCGAACACGAATAGCACTCATTTCAATGTCCGGGAAATAGAAGGCCAGGGGACCAGAATTCTTTATCTCATCTGAGCCATCTATTGTCCAACCACCAGGAGGTATATATCCTACTGCACCAAAATCACCATCATACAACGAGTCCATATTTAACGGAGTCCACCCATCATTATCTGTTAAAGTTGGATTCTCTTTTGTAGTATACTCTATCGAATAAATATTTACAGAATGCATTGGATACGGGTTTAATTTAACACAATTAGTTTTCATAGAACCAGTAAATTCTGAAGGCAATTTAAAATAAAGCATTAGTCGGGCAGGACCTTGTGAGTTACTATCTGAGATTACAGTTCTGCTCCAAATTTTGTTTGGATCATCTAAAATGGCGTTGTAGACCGGAGTTGTATTAATAATAGCACCAGGAGAATCTATACCGCCTAAATTATTTTGCACATTTGCCTTGAATATATCAGACACAACTTGTCCATTTGTCGGATCATAGAACTTAACCTTAGAGCTAGACGCGTTGGGAACTTTAGGTAGTGTAATTATATTATAATATGGATCTAAGCTTAGCAATTCGGTGGGGCCTATCGAAAATTCAGTAGAAGTAAACTGTGCGTACTGAACTTGGCTAAATGAATATATTGATAATGTTCCAGCATCCGATTCCATTGCCGCAACCCTATTGGACAGATCGACAATTGCATTAGAAAGCATTGATTGATCTTTTAGAACTCTTTCAAAAGCTTCGGCTAATCTAGCATCAATTATATTAGCTTTATTGTATAGATACAATAGATCTTGATAGTTCTCTTCTATTCTAGAATTATAATCAGTGCTGTCTACTGGGCCACCGTACTGCATGTCCCTTTTCTTAGTATTCATTATATCAACCATGTTAAACGCCGCCCTCTAGTAACTTCACTTTTTTTTCTATCCTTGATACAATAGCAGATAGCCTGTTCATTTTGCTTAAATTTAATACAATTTCAGAAGGAGTATTTATACCATACACATCCTGATAGTAAACTTTTATATCTGTTAAATTATAGAATAACCCATCACTTAAAGATTCTTGATCTGTCAAATTAGTCAAATTGCCTACAAAATTTTCTGACAATAAATTTATATCTGATTCGCTTTTAGATAAAGAATTATTAATCTTATTGATGTCTATTAGAAAAAAATTTGCTTCCCTATTTTCATCCACACTACTTCTATGGCCCCTATATTTTTGTCTGTTTTTAGTGAAGACTGGCTGAAGTAATAATTTATTTATTTTTTTAGAAAATGTTTTTGCCATATTTGTCGCCTTTTAGTATAGTAGTAAATATCAAAAATTTTTATAAGTCTTTATGTTTAAACTTTATTTTTAAAGAATCTAATTTAGGAGCAGAAAAAGGATTATTAAACCTAGCAAAATCGACCCTATATCTTATAGCCGCAGGTGCATATGCTGCTTCTTTTGAGATATAACTAAACCTAGACAGACTACTAAGAGGGGAAGATGCAAGTATTTCCTTCCTTCCGTATGGTGCGTCAATTGTAAAGTATAAATTATCATCCATATTTCTATTCATAAAATTAAATTTGTCCAAGTAAAAAAAGTAGTCAGTAAAGATAGAACCATACGTCGATAGATTTTCGCCCTCAATAAGACTAAACGATACCGGCCCAGATACTGGCTTATCATAGGTAATAACTATCTCATTTAAACCTTCTACTAAATCCCACTGAATACTTTGATCTAATTTTCCTGCTGGCAAATTAGCTATATTTAATCCATTAAGATATATAGCTAAGTTAAAACTGTTTATAGACTTTACTACATCGCCTCTTATTGTTATTGGTTTATCAGTAATAATTTTAGTTTTTATATAACCAGAAGAAGGAGAGTTAATACCCGGAGCAATATTGCCCAATTGTTCGGTTAGATTATTTGATAGCAAATTGTTGTCTAAACTATTGATTTCCTTAATCCAAGTATCTGTATCCTGGTATCTAGATAAAGCACCATCGAGCGTATAATAATGCTTAAACGAGTCCGTGTTTCCAAGTAAAACTGGATTATTATAACTTTCTTCTAAGCTTAAAGCTGCAATTCTATATACCTGTTTACCTGTGTATATCTTTGTGGTCGGATTAAGATCATTAATATTTTTAGCATCTGTGCTTATCGGTATAAACCCTAACTGATTTGGCTTTGGAGTTTGCGAGATATACACAATATTCTTTGTTGAACCATTAAAATTGACAACAGAAGGAAACCCAGCATTTTCTGAACCAGAAGGAGATATGGGAATCCAATTAAAATCTGATATAGAAGTTGCCTTTGAGTTATCTTGTGAAACATAGTATTGGATTACACCATCATTAATAAATTGCTCCTCTACGGAAATTGAAACAGCATCAATAAATATTTGCTGGTTAGTATTCTCCGGGAGACTTATAGGCTTAGATACTATTGTCCCTGTCTTAGCGACCGTATTAGAGCCTATTATTAGATCCCTAAGACCCATCCTATAAACATATGGTGATAAAGAATTATTGTCTATAAAATCAGGTTCATTTTTTACCATTGTTAATTCTATATTAGAATAATTTTTTGGTTTAATTGAAAAAGAAAAAGAACTATAATCAGATGTAGATGATTTAATATAAAAATCATCTGGAGATCCATCAGAATATGAGACCCTCAATTGCATGATCACCGGAGAAGACGTGGATAGATACCCTTCCACCTTGGAGATAATAGCACTGCTAGATATTGGGATACTTATACCTACAGAAACTGGCACTGGTGCAACTGTTCTATGTTCTTTCATCCAGTAAGTATCATTTAACCCATCAAAAATATTATTAAAATCTGTTGCATCTACGACTGAGCTTACCTTAACACCATTTTCATATAGTGATATTGAAGGAGTTAAGTTAGACAGATTATCTACCGCAAAAATAGTATACCTATCAGAGACCTGGGGGCTCATGGAAGCAGAGCCCAAACCCACATCTACGTATCCAGTGCTAAAAAAAGTATCAATATTTAAAATTGAAGAAAAATTTTCTGTATATGAATAAAAATATCCATCAGTATTATTATTTGTAAATAATAAATCATCGATTTTAGATTCTAACATTTTTCTTCTATTTTTTAAATTATCAACAATCCTATTAAGGGCAGTAACAACGCCAAATAGTTCATCATTATTCTCTAAAATTGTATCATATAATATATCTATGTTATATAAATTATTTATCATTATCTCGTTAAGCAGATCTGCACTCGTTGCTCTGGAAGATTGCAGGGCCACATAATCTATACCTACAGGAAAACCTGGTTTATTTGTAGTGAACCAATCACTAAATGCCTTTTTGATTTGCTGATCGGTAGGTTTTACGCCACTAGAATAAAACGATTTATAAATATGCTCAAGAAGTCTTCTTTTTTGCACTGTGGAAATGTTCATATCTGCTTAACCTTAGCTGCCAATTTGTAAGAGTAGATAATCGGAGCCAGATTTGTAGATCCTTTTACCAGTCTAAGCTTAACTACTATACTCTTTACTTGTTTAGGTATATTATATACCACTTTGTTAATAGTAGCTTTTGGAGAGTTCAGATACATTACCCCAGGAAGCTTAAATCCTTCTGCTATATTTTGATTAAAAGCTATTATTTCTGGTATAGAAGATCCAGATACAACACCGTATGAATACCCCTCTTGGACAGGTGATATTTCTATATACTTTTCGCCATCATCTACTGATATGAAAGCTTGTATATACCCACCTGTACTCGCAATTACACTATGGTTACTTTCTATGTCAAGCATTATTGATTCAACTGGAAGATCAAAATTGTAAACCTTAGAAACTATTTCTGCCGTGCTTTCGTATTCCTGGTAAGATAAACCTATATCCCTTATCCCTATGGACATTCTTTTAGCTGGAAGAATTTCTTGGTTAATTTTTAATGGGATAGAAAATGTTTCCTCTGAAAGACTAGAAGAATTTTTTTGGTTATTTGATAATATAGATACTGCAATATTTTGATTTAAGATATTGTCTTTTTTAAAAATATTAGGGTTAGTCAACATGGGCACTACGAGAGTCTTATCATAGCTAACTTTATTATACAGATCCTTACTCAAGGTTTCTGGGTTAAATCTTGACGACCCATGGAATGGGCTATTGTCTAAGTTTCCAAATTCATAATTAGTAGACCAGTAATTATGAGCTATTTCTACATCTTGATAATAAACTTGCTCAATAATTACTCTACATTCCTTTACGTTTCTTTCAGAGAAGAAAAATGTACCTGAGTTCAAAGAGTAGTTTCTGAAAGATTCGTTAGTTAAATATTCTAAAGAAAAACCTATATAAAATTCTGAATCTAAAATATTTTCTGTTACACCCGCAGTATCAGTAATTTCTATTTTTTTTATCTTTATAATTTTAGATGAATCAAAATAAGGAAGTATCGTAATAGAATTTGCCTTCTGAGATACTCCAGATTCTATCAGAACGTCTAACACTAAGGGCTCTTTCATGTCATGCTCTGACCAATTAATTAAACTATTTTTTTCTGCATTGACAAGCGTTGTGTCATCGACTATGTAGCTGAACTCTAGCTGACTTCTGTCCACACCATCAGATTTTTCCACATTTAATGCCTCGTACACAAAGTATGATGCTGGATTTGAATCTACAATATTTAAAACATTAGAAGAACTTGGAGAATTAAAAAAATCGTATTCGTAATTCAAACCAGAAACAACATTTTGTTTTTTTATAGCCACATTATTATTGCCTATAAAACCATTAGATTTTAAAACACTAACTTTATTTGGCGACCAAGCTTTTGAACCATTTTTTATACGAACAGTTGCAGAACCGTTTGTTATCATTGGATTTTGATTTACATTAACTTTAGAATAATTTATATAGTCTGCGTTTTCAAATGAATCTCCATTATATACAATGTCATTTGCTGGGCTAGAGCTATACAATTGCAGAATTTTTGTTTTTGAAAAAATTCTTTCTGAATATTTTTTTTCATTTTCCACTTCTGAAGTAAATAAATTAAAAACACTTATTGCTTTAGCGCTTAAAAAATCTAACTGCTTAGCAGAAACGTTTATGTCATCCATGAGAGTATTAATATATTTATTCATTTTTACAGAAGATGGCGGTTCTCCTTTAGTAAAAAGTTGTAATTGCGATTTAGGGGAATTAACCTTATCGTATACGTCGACTAGAGTTTTATTAAAATCATTTAAAATATCTTCTTTTGTGACGTATTCTCCTTTATTGTATCTATTTAATATGCCTGATATAGCAATAGCCACTTGATCATATATTAATGTTATTGGAGAAAGTTGAGTCATGTTTTCGTTCTTAACTGTTTGATATAACTTTGGTTAATTTATCGTAATATGGATCATAATTTTTTGTTTTTGCCTTTAGCAATACCGCATCTACGGATCCAGAATATGTGGTATCGGGTATGTTCTTCCTTATTATTAACCTAAACCTTATAGTATCTGCCAAGTAATCATAAGATACTATAACATCTCCAATAACTGGTTTATTAAAGATAATATTTCTTCCATTTTGTATAAAATAATATAAGGAATTTGAACTACGGAATTGCGGGAAGATGTTACTCCCAGTATAATTTGTCAAATTTATAGCATAAGAACCGTCTGGCATTAGCACCTTAATCGGAGAGTACCCATTTTGATTACCCTGGAAAATTGTTCCAATTAGCTCGCTGTATATTGCGGTATCTAGACCATTTGTATTAACGTATGGCATATTGCTTAGTTTAATTCTGCCAGATGAATCGGTACCACTAAACAATTCCCCGGGAGAACTGCCATCGTTGGCTGATTTTAATGATTCATTTAATAAACCTAACCTTAGAAAATCTAAGTTATCCACATCATATAAAGATAAATTTATATAATAAGAACATGCATAAATAGAATTTTTAATAACATTTTGCAAAATAATATCTCCAGATGGAAGTATTTTGTATTCTTTTGCATTTATGGGTATTCCATTTTTATATAATTTAAATGTATCCGGCCTTAATGGAAATCTGGTCTTAGCAGAAAAGCTTTGCTCATCAAAAAATAAAACTTCTGAATCAATAAGGCTAACGCCAGATTCACAAATTGGTATCCAATTTTGCTCGCTTCTTATGACGTCTTCATTCGAGATGGACACCTCATACGATACCGCATTCTTTAGATTTAGATTTTGATTTAGAATATTAAATTCGTTAGCGTTCTTTACCAGTCTACATTTGATCGCCATAGGGTAACCATTAAAAGGAATCTTCCTGCTGACAAAACAAGCTTTTACATTTTCCGAAGGAATAATTTCACAAAGATCAATTGATTTTATAGAGAATGAATACTGATAGCCATCAACATCTGCGGTGTTAAGTAGTGTCTTTAGTAAATCATTTTTCCATTTATATTTTAGTGGCTTATTATCAGAAATTTGATTTGGAATATTGTTTATATTTTGGGTTACTAGAAATCCCATTTTGCTAAAATTAAAACTTGAATTTATATTTGAATCAGAATTAATATAAACTGAATTCTCAAAAATTTCCCCTCTATCACCGATGGCGGTAGAAAAAAGATTTCTAAAAAGATCTGAAATCATATTATTTGGCAAGATGCTTGTTGAATCCATCGAAAAATTTTCATACAAGTAATCATTATAACGATTTACTGAAGAGAAGGTTTGATCAATGCACGGGTATTTATATGTATAATAATCATCTATTTTATTATATGAATTCCTTGTAATTTTTTTATAATCATTATTATTTAGAAACACATTATACGCTAGATTTTGAATCTTATCAGTATTGCTATTCTTTATAGTTTTAATAATTTTTGCAGTGTTATATAATCCTACCCCATTAACTTCACTTTTTATTGGGCTATTTTTTGTTCTAGTATATGTTTGTTGATTTAATATTATTATTATCTTACTTACTGAAGTTTTTGTAAACATAATTTCCGTATTTGAATTTATTATTCTTGGCTGTGACAAAACCCCATACTCCACATTCCCTTCAATCGGCAGAATGGTAATATCATCATTGTCTTCGAGATTTAGTGGGTCAGAATTTACTTCCCAAACAGTTGGATCTAAACCGGAAACTAAAACTAACTGCATTAACTGCAAATTTTCTCCTGAATTAGGAGTTATTACTATTGAGTCCATACTTACGGGATATGCTAGTGTTATCTCTATAGCTGTTTGTGCCCCAGTTATATATTTTGTATCATATGGTATATATTTAGAGTATCCTGATAATTTAGATGTCAAAATGAATGGAGATTTTACAGTTACACTCCAAGAATCAGTATACACATCATTGTATACAGATTCAAAACCAGTATCAGTAGTTTTATATGAATCATAATTTGTAGTGATGCTATAATCATCTACCAAATTAATATAATTTTTTCTTGAAATACTATTACCTATTTTAAATAGGCCCAATTTTGTATCAATAAAACCATTACCGTCAGAATTAAATAAATTTCCATCTCTATCAAATAGATCAAAATTATATCCATCTGATCTATAATCATTCATAAAATTGTCAAATTTTTCTACATAATTAGAATTAAAAAGATCATCTTTACCAGATATATATTCATAATTATCTATAAATGTTTCTAAGGTTTTAATATCTTTTTCTACTTTTTCTATTTCAGAAGAAAAAATATCAATCATTGAATTAATTAATAAATTCACTGTATTTGCAGATGCGTAATGAGATTTTACCCTTAAATCTATATCTTTAAATATATCAACCAATATTTGTTTATCTAATTTATCAAAAGACTTTATAGTTGTAGTCGAAAAACCTGTATCAATTCTAAAAGAATTCAACCTGGATACTAGGCCAGGTATATCTTGTTTACTTTGTTTCATCTCACTAATTAAGGATGAAATTGTAGACTGTGTATTTTTGGATAATGTATTGATTATAGTTGGAAGAAACTTATTCATAAGTTTTAGTACTCCATGTGATAGCATCTGGATTTTGTATCTCAAATGATACGCCAGCAGTAATATTCCTATTAACTATATCATATATTTCTTGTATATCATTAAAATTGTCTTTAACTGAATCTGGCATTCTTATTACCGTATACCCTCCCCTTGGGTATGCCTTTGGGTTAATGGAATACATGTCCCAATAAGTATCGGAACCATGAATTGAATCCATACTTACCCTGGATTGAGCGTCTGCTGTTATGCCTCCACCTCTTACTCTAATATCATAGATATTAACAGATGATTTTTTATCAGAATTTGATATATATACAACCCCGAGCATCAAAGCAATAGGGTTATAGGAGTAGGAGTACTGATCAAAAATATTAAAATCATAAGTAAAATGAACAGGATATGAATTAACATAATTAATTAATGGTTTCCTGCCGGAAATAAGTGCATCATTTTTTGTATTATCTGATATATGCATTGGTGTATCGTTGATATCTATTTTAGTTGGCAACAAATATATATAGATTGGTTTATTCTCATCTATAGTTTTTGAATTTAAAAATGTATTAAGAGGAACCTCTTGCCCCTCGACCTGATATATCCAAGCCGCTGTATCTTTAATCGTATAATTAACTTTGATAAGATTTTCGTTAGAGGAAATTATTTGATTATCAAATTCTATATAACCATTTTCTGCATCTATATCGAGAATTTCAGTACGAGGAATTTTTACCCATGATGAGGTTTGATCCGCTCTGATATAAACATCTACAACTGGTACTATAGCGGGGATTAAAGTATCGGTATCTTTTTCTACCGGGACAGCTACAGATAGGATTGGAAAATGACGAAGTTTTATTTTCTTAGAAGAAATAACTATAGGAATTTCGTTAACTATATCTTTGCACCCTCTGCCATAAATTCTAGAAAAATTCTCAGAAAAGGATCCGACAGATGTATCGTAAGTGCAATATAGCGTTTGATTTATATACTTTGATTTCCAATCAGTAAATATATGTTTATTGGATAAAGTAATTTCTTTATTAAAAGAACCCACACTTACCTTTAGCGGCCATGCTTCGTTCTTTCCTACGGATTCATTCATGTCAACTATTTTTATTGCTGAAGAATTATTATATTTTACCGAATAAACTGGGGCAATCATTTTGGGGTTAATGGTTACAGGTTTAAATGAATTTGTACTTTGAGCACCAACGTAATTTATTAAAGTATCCACATTTCCATCTGCATCAAAAGCCATAGCTGATATATATATATTATTTATTCCTCTTGTTATTAACTCTCCATAAGTAACTAATTTACCTATAAATTCTTTTTCTTTTTTATCATAAAATCCATATATAAATCCATTTTCCTCTAGCAACTTATTGGTTATAGAAACATAACCATAGTTAATATCAAATTTTTTGCTTGGGTCAGAAACTGCAGCGGTTACTATACCAGCTCTTACATTTTCTGGAGATGGAATTCCAATTGGTTTTCCAGAAGAATCACACAATAATACAACTCCATCATTTGACGTGATAGAACTAACTTTTTCTATATTTTGACCAGCTACAGTTATCAGTGAATAATTATCTATTATTTCTTCTTCGGATATATAAGTTTTTGAATTGCTATAATAAGTAGCTGACGTAGATAACTTAACGCCCGTACACTGGACAACGCCACCCTGTATCGGATTTGGTATGTCGCCATGATATGTAGTTGTAATTGCTGTAGCAGGAGAAATTGCAGTAGAGCCGATGGAAGAAGTTACGTTAGATAATTCTACAGAGGTATCTTTGTCAAGGGTTACCGAAGACGGTTGAGAAAAATCAACAGTTATACCATTGTTAATTATGTTATTTATTTCAGCTGTATTTTGCTGTACTAAATTATTTACCAATTGATTTAAAGCTGTATTATTAGCTATAATTGGTGTGTCAAATGTTTTGAAATACTTTTTTCCCAAGTAAGAATAACTTATACTTCTTAAGAGTACATTTTTTCCAGACAAATATTTCTGATTATATTCAATCGATAAGGAATTCATGGATGAAAGATTTGAAAAATTTTCAGTTAAATCAGCAATTGCGTTTATATAAACATCCGCAGTACTAACTATATCCTTATAGCCTATTGTTCTCGACTGCTCTGTAATAGTTTTTACTACAGAAGTTATTTGCGTTGAACCATCTACTGAATTAACACTGAATAAATTAATTATATTTTCTGTCCATTTACCATCAGCGTTACTCCATCCATAAAACTTATCCGGCAGTGTTGCGTAAAGAAGGTACTTGTCGGAAATACAAACTAATTTGCCGTTGCTCCATGAAAGATTCTTATCTGGATAACCATTTTCATCTGTTAGCCAAAAGCTAGCTAGTTCATCAGATTCTGGAGCAACAATATCCGGAAATGCTTGATAGATTTTCTTATCATTAAATAAGGTATTTGTTACGTCATCTGGCGGTGTTGTAGTCGTACTCGGTGCCCCTGGTGTAATCGTATCCGGTAGACGGATAGTTAATTGAGCGGTAACCATATCTGCGGTTATTGCCTTTATACCAAACCCTTCAGCCAATGTCCCATACTTACCACCTAATTGCTTACCGTTAGTTTGCAATCTAACATAAACGTATCTACAATCTTTTGTCGATACAGAGGATGGGTCTATCTCGATAACGCTATTAACCGGAGCCTTATTTAAGGTTTTATGAATTTTATATGAAGTGTGAACACTTGCTGCTGCGATTTTTTTTGTTCCGCCCTGGGTTGGATCGGTGCTTGAATAACCATATGTTAAAGCCACAACCTTATTCCAGGGAGCTTCATCTAAAGTAATTCTTATTTTTTTTACTTTCTCATATTTTTCTGGTTGTGGAATACTAAAAAATATAAAATCTTCTACAGTTGAAGGAGAATTAGACACATTACCAGTAAAAGAAATTCTTCTAAAAGGACTTCCGGAATTAATCTCTGATACATCTATTTGCTTAAAAACTGCTGCTGGAAACTGAGGTATAGCATATTGCCCAGCCAGATCTACAACTCTTTGATAGTATTGTGGTTCATGTTGCTGCCAGAATTTTAGCACATACGCCATTAAGGATTTTGTTTCGCTATCTACCACACCATCTGGTGGATAAAGCAACTTGATTCTAGGGACCAAACCAGCAGCGCCACCGATTACATTGCCAGTAGAACACTTAGTCTGGAATGTTTTTACTGCAGTGCTGAGCGCGGCGGTGTATGTGTTGTTATCTTCTGCCTTCAATAGCATCTTATATAACCCTGCTACATGCATTATAATTTTTATATATCTTACGTATGGATGCTTTGCTCCAACACGCCAAGTTGCTACTGGATAACCATCTTGAGCAACATCTATATCCCAAGTGTAATTAAAGTTTTTATAATTAACATTACTTATATCAGTTAATATTGATTCTTTTCCTGAAAAAATCGATGTGCATGGGACGTCAATTACATTGGCGCCACCTGTTGTTACGGTTTCACCAGGAGTAGTAGTCTCGCTTCCAGCAGGGGTGGTAACTGAATCGTGACTTTGAATCAAACTATTTACACCAGAATGATTTCTTGTTACAAATCCATAAACTTTTACAGATCTCATTTCTCCAGTACCCTTATAGATTAAATTAAGCCTAGTCTTTTGAACACCGTTGAAGGCTATAACTCTTTCCTCTGTTGATATTCTTGAATATTTTGTAGCAAATCTGAAAGGATAAGACTTGAAATACGATGCGGGACTGATAGAGGTGTTTATAGACCTACTACCACCCACCTTGTACTCCCCAATTTCCCTAAGGGCATAAGGTCCATATCCCTCTGGGATCTGTATATTATTAGATTTTTTTTCTGTAAAGGCAAAAAGTTTTTGATTTTTATCTGGTATTTTATATAAACTATAAATTGATGGAAAATTTTCTAAAACTACATTTGTTATTTTTATAGTTGATAACGAACCAATTGAAGATGGAGTAGATGCTATAACGTCTGAATTAGTTATTTCTATGTAGAAATCTGTACTGTTATCTATGACGCTATCATTATACAGGTGAGCTGCAACTGAACTTGGAAGTGTTTCTGAAACTTTTTTTAGATAATATTTTTTAATCGAATCGTCTTCAGATATTAAATCTCTTGCATAATTTATTGGATACTGCGGAGATTCGCTCAAAGAATTAATGAGTAATGGCATATTTGTAAAGTACTTTGTTTTTTCATCATCCAGCAATGCAGACTCGTCCATAACCCATGAAGACTCCCACGGGCCAACAAAATTATACAAAGAAGATCGCACGTCCACCAATCTAGTGGCCTGAGACCTACTATATAGCCCGTATAATACACTGTTATACAATAGCTTAAAGGGACCCTCTACAAAACCGGGCATTTGCCCATAGTCATCCTGCTCGTAAGATGATAAATCGACGTTTGCATTAGCGACGTTTACCAATTCGGACATTCTATATACACTATTGCAATATTCTAAAAACGAAAATGAAGTAAATATTATGTTTCCTTGATTAAGTTTATCTCCTGTGGAAGCAAAGCTAAAAGTAGCACCAGCAGCACCATAGGAAGTGGAACTTAAACCCACCTTTAAGAACACCTTACTAAAATCTAATGTATCTATCTTTCTAAATTTTGTTTTCTTTATACCATAAACACCATAAGTTTCATTATTAAAAATACTTGGATCTATATTCCATCCGCCAGTAGTCTTTTCGTCAAGCACCGAAGATTCAACATAATCGACATATTGCTCCACCACTTGAGTAGCTATATCTTCTGATTTTATTTTAATCTCACTAAAGACAAACGGCTTTCCCCCAGGGTAGTTAGATGCGTCGACTATAAGTGTTCCATTTTTTATGGTAACAAATTCTTTTATTACATTTGATGCGTGTTCAGACAGTTCCTTTGTGGGACAAAAAGCCAAAACATCAAATTCATTTAGATTACTTACTGCATTTATATCTACCATCCAATAATATGCATTATTTTTTTCAGGTTTACTGCCTTCTATAGATTGAACCCAGGTAGCATTTTCAACATTTGGATTTTGAAAAATGTAGTTAGAAAGATTAAATGAAGATTTTTGTAATCTATAAAATATATATGGTTTAATATTTTCCAAAGAAGTTGTGTCTAGTGAATCATATAGAACACCTACATTTACCACCCTCTGCTTTATCGCACCAGACGCTTCAGCATTAGCGGAGTTATCTACAATGTCAAAGTTAACTGGTTGGTTTACCCTGGCAACTAATCTCCAGTTAAATGCTTCATAGTTTCTATTATCGAACAAAGCTTTACGCGGTACAAATACCTGATAACTACTATAGTCTAAATTGTGGGAAAATATTTCTGAATATTTCTTATTAAATTTTTTAACAGAAAATACTTTATTATTATTTTTTGATATAACAGATGCTTCCTCTGCTGTTTCATTATAATAATTTACTGCATTTATTGTTTCCATATATCTTAAGTTTTGGGAAATGACTAGACCGTATTTATCACACTCTACTTTGTCGTAAACCAATTTAAGATTTATTGGGTTTGATGCATCTAGGCAGACGACAACCCTATAGGGTATCTCTACATTGGTCGAATTTTTTTCAGTTATATATGGATCTAGTAGTATTTTATACTTTTTTCTTCCTGTATTTTTGTCTACGTATTCTTGATTTTGAGAATCAAGAACTCTTATATTTACATTTTTGTAAAAAGACATGTCATTATAATCAGACATATCTGTTATTGAATATCCTGCGGGAGCGGCAATAAAAAATCTGCTAACGTAATAAAAATGCAAAAAATCTGTTTCATTAATTTTATCTGGGAATAGTCTTTCCGTAGTATAGTTATTGGAAAGTTGGGTGTCGCTTATTGTTAAGTCTTTAGTGTGAAAATTGGTATTTCCATTTGCATCCTGCAAAATACCCAATTCATTTGCATAAAAAAAATTAGTTTCATTTTGAGTAAGTATCTTATTTTCGGCTATTGTTTCAGATGTGTCTAATATCTTAAGACTATCTTTAGGATTAGGCTCGCTATTAACAAAGTACGCAAGCCCCACACCATTAAGTGGTATTATATTTCCTACCTTGACTGCCTTCTCAAGCCCTAGGGTAGTTATATTTTCAAACGCTTTCATTAACTTTCCTCATAACCTATTATTGTATTTGGAGTAGCAATTACATTCGGAGTTGAGCCGAATAACCCCATCTGATACTGGCTGTAATAATCTATGGGAACCCATGTTGGTGGGACCCAATTCAACTCGCCATAAGGAGTAGAGCTATCTTCTTGATCTATTATATTATATGTAAAGTTTGGAGTCGCAATTATACTTGGGTCATTACCTATACTCTTATAGTAGGAAGGCAATACTGTTTCTTCATTTAAATATTGGATGTTATCAAATCTTTCATACCAATAAGATATGTCCCCATATATTGTGTTAGGAGTTGCCGATGGCGTAGCTGCCATCTCCGTTTCTACTGTCACAAACCAATATCCTGGATCATTCCTAACCTGAGAATAAAATGGACCTATAGAAAACTTGCCCCCAGGTGCCGAAACGTATCCAGAATCTAGGGTTCTGCCTGGAGTTGCGGCCTGATTTTTATACCCTACATCATTCAATGCACCGTGGAAACTTCTTGCCTTTCTCCAATAAACTATCGGTGTAGATGCCGGAGGTATATTGTTTGAGGATAAATAGCCCTTAATGTAATTTTCGCTAATCCCATCTGACTCGATCATACCTTTTGACGCTACTGCTTTTAGTGAATATTCTGGTATATAGTTTTCTATAAACTCTATATTCGAACCAAAAATAAATGTATTAGCTTCGCTATTGACGTGAGCAAGTGGGTCTGGGTAAGATAAACCTGAAACTAAAATTGAAGCAAACATTTCACTAGTAGAAATACCAACAAATCTTAATTTTGTTTTAGCTAAACCAAATTCATCAGTTGTTAGATATTCTTCTTCCACATCCAAAAGATCACTTGATATCCTAAATGTTTGATATGGCTTAAAATTCCCAGCCACGTCATAAGATCTAATCAATAGATATATTATATCATCTATGTTTTTGGATATAGTTTGTGGAGATAAAGTAACAATTGCCGTACCAAAATCATATTCATCGTTAGAAAGATATACATACCCTTCTTCTATCGGAAGATCTGAAGTGTTTAAATTTATCCCTAAAGGTGTAGAATGCTCTTGCAGTGCAGATTCGTATGTAATCTTATATGTAGAGTTTACTGATGGAGTAGCTGAGAAATATATTTTAGCATTATAAGATTCGCTAGCGTGAGAATAGTTATTTCTATCTACATAAAAAGCTCTAGATAGATTATAGCTTACTGTATATTCTCTGCCTGGTACTATTATACTCCCGCCAGTAGCAGCACTATTGTATATCATCAACTTATTAAGAGCTTGCGAATACTTATCTTGTCCACTAGCAATGAAGTCTGAATCTATCGAAATATAAAATTCACCGTCTAAGTAAAATGGTATATAACCTGTAGTGCCAGGCGTAGAAGACTGGGAAGCTATAGACCATATATAAAACTCTGGATTTAATGGAGATCTAGTTAAGATCTTTCCAGTATAATTATCTTTTATTGTTATATCTTTTATTGCTGTGTGTGCGAGATATAGGGCTGATTCATTAGAGCCAATAAGAATTTCCTCATTTGAAAATACTACATTTCCAGGTGTAGCTGGATCCGAAAATGCCATTTCATTCATATCAAATTGTATATCATTTTCTTGCACATCAACCAATATTGGTGCACCATGGGTAGGCACATTGTTTAATTCTAACCCAAAATATTTACCAAAATAAATTTCCACAATTGGTTTAGAGTAAACATAATAATCATCTTCTGCGAGATTTAACCAACCAGTATTCATAGAAATTGGATTCGTACCCGATACCTGTGTTATGTCTCCAGCATATCCCTTCCCAAATTCTGCGTATACATCTACGGGGCTAAAATAATATACGTCATTAGATGAATCGTAAATTTCCCTTATAATTTTAGATGAATTTTCATTATATCTTAAAAGTATACTTGAATCTCTAAGAACAGATTTTTGAGAAGTTCTTAAAACAATGTCTTTATTATTGGTTACAGGCTCAATTTCGGTTATAAGATACTGGTTATTTGATTCCGGGACTAAACCAAAATCCTCCCTATTAAAAGAATATGTATCTAGGAATGTATCCCTCTTATTCAAATCAAATGGGCTATTTGTTTCGTCTACATTTTCGGTATTCTTATAAACATTCCCCAGATAATCTAGATAGCCTTTAATCATAGGTGTTGTTCTTAATTCACCATCATCTATCGGATACCATATAGCATCTTTGAATGGATAATTAGGTGTTGAACTTAAATTATTAGTTATAGCTAGAGTATGCGGCAAAGATGAATAGTTGAATGTGGCGGACTCAAGGTAGCCGGAATATATAGGATTAGTTAGAGTATGATCTGTAGCAGCATAGGAATTGATTACAATGTTTGGGGAAGATGGAACGAAATAATCTGTATCTAACAATGGGTAATAAGATCTACCCCCATATTTTAACGGTTCACTAACCGCGATATCCACCGGTTGAGATTGCCCTATTATTATATCTGCAGGAGTAAAAACTGGTAGCGAATTTATTTTTTTGCCTTCTATTATTAGATTAGAAGGAGTTGCATCGGTAGGAATTAACAGATTTTTTACCAGATCAGACACTAGCAATGTTTCATCTTTAGTTATATATGGATCATTATCTGAATTTAAAATAATATTTTCTTCTACAATATTTGAATAACCAATTATCTCTTTGGTGCCGTAAACAGTAGATCCTATTTTAAAATTAGAATTAACATAATTTATATTTGGGGTAGTCTTAGATATATATGAACCAGAAGTTGGGTTACGCGAGTATGCAACAGATTGCTCATCAAAGCCAACTCTATATTGGCCGGTTGGAACTGCTACATAAGACTGAGTATTTACATCCCATTTAACTTTGTTAACAATTCTTACCGAAGATGCTTTAGATATATCTATAGAATTATTAACTGGTGTGGCTAAAGAATTTTCATATGTATAATCATATCTTTTTTCTTTAAACGACAAATTTTGTCCAGTAAAATTATTTGAATCAACAATTTTTATATAGTTATATTCAGGGCTTGCCGAATCCGTTTGTAGATAATTATTATAAACGAAAAAATCTTCTCTATCATTATAATCCAAGTTAGCATAGAAGCTTGATGGTGTTGAATACTGATTGTGCGCTGGCATATATATCTCATAGACCAAAGCTACACCAGCATTAAACGGAGTTGCAGAGTTTGGGTTTGAAACATGTGGATTAGCTACAGTTTTATAATGCTGTGCCTTGTAGTTGTAATCTATCCTTATGGGCATGTAGTAGTCGTCAAAGCCTTCTGTTTTAAAGCCGCTGGCCTCAAAGTAACCTTCAAAAGAAACAGTCGAAGAATCCTTAGATACTATATCAATTTTTAGATCATCAAAATCACCAACACCAGCCTGGAAGTACTCCCCGAGTGGCGTAGCATTATCATATACAGCTGGTATATATCCAATACCCTCACCATTCAACCCTGCATAGTCCCATATGCCTTCGGACCAATCTATGTAGCCTATGTTTGAAGGATATGTTTCATTTATATATTTTACAAAATCATAGAATCTTTTCTCTGCGACACCAGAATCCGAAAAATAAGGTGTCGAAGATTCAATGTCGCTTATCTCTAATATTTCAGGAGTAGCACCAGCATAGTTGGAATCTGGAGTTGCACCATACGCTCTCCATATATCCAATTCTCTTCTTAGGGTTCTCTTAAATCCCTCTTTGCTTACTGATGGAGGATTGTTGTAAGTGTCTAGTATTCTTTTTTTAAAATTCGAATTACCCTCTAAATATAATCTATTAAGACCAACGCGTGCACCTAGCTCATCAAATATATTAAATAATAGAATTGGTTCCTGATGATATAGAGAACCATCTATATTTAATGAATCAAATTCTTGTAAAGTTACTATTTGACTATCTATTATATTATGATAAAAAATATAATCTGTTACCCTAGATGAATTAAACTTTTCTACAGAAGAAACCCTAGCTAGTACTATGCCATCCCCAACAAAGCTCAAAGACCCAGCAGGAATTTTGTATGATACATATCCCCAAGCTGGGATATTAAGATCAGACGTACCTAAAAAATTATTTAAATTATATATATCAAGTTGAGTATTAAAATCATCTAGATAATGACCAACTAATGAATTAACAAACTTACCGCCTACGGTTATAGGAGTAGCTAATTCTGGAGTTGCTTGCTCTATGGAATCCTCATAGATGTCTGTCCATGTTGGGAATTTTTTTAGAATGCTCCTAGCGTAATCGGAAATTACCGGACTAGAGATATCATTTATCGCTACATTTATATATAGCAAAAGACCCAAAGAAGAAATGTCTTCTACGTCAGAAAATATTTCTAATTCTATTTTAATATATTCTTTTGAATTTATTAAAAATATTGAATTTGATTCAGAACTTAAAGTAGAAGTTATCCAAGTCCCAGATAAGCCAGTATCTGATTCGTAAATTTGTAAATTAAATGTTGGTTGCTGAACACCCGGATTATTGGTGAACGCATGTTTAAATGAGATTATATCTACGGATGAAGATGTATCTATAAAGCGTAAATCTGATGGACTTGCACCATCCCTAACCACTTCGCCGTAGTTAGTTACGTATGAAGCATTAGAAGAAACAGGTGTAGCGTGGTGGCCAGAAAAATTGGGTGAAGAAACTTCAGTCCCAACAAATGTATAATCTCCGGATTAAGTTTAAACCAGTTTTAGATCTATCGTTAGAATAATTCTTATAGAACTTATTGTTGTACAAGTTGATAGAACCAGTTGTCCATTTATTTCCATTTTTTACAAAGTCTCCGCTTCGGAAACCTAATAGATACTGTTTCATTACTTGTTCTCTCTAATTTTTTAGTTTAATTTAACCAAATAGAATACTCTGAAGTTACCCCATTTTCTGGATGTACAAACATTAAGTGCTGACAAGGTCTACTCATGGACGAGAAGTACTCCTGAGCATACGTGTTATAGCTTTCTGGCGACCCAGAAATTCTAAGAGTAGAACTACCCAATGTATATTTTGCTTGAACGTGATAATGCCCCATGAAGACGTCATCGAAATGTTCAGGTATTGCTCCATCTTTCCAGCCAAAAACTTTTACCTTATAAGGAGAAATTGAATTAGGATGTGGCAGCTGATCACCATGGATTAAGAGGGTTGAGTAATTGCCGATAGTATCTATCGCATACCAATTTCTTTCTCCTTTACCATCCGGAATATTAAAAGTAATTCTATCTTCCGCAGAAAACATAAGTTCAGTTATCTTATATAGCAATCTGTCCATGTTGGTTTCTGGGTCATGTTGTTTTCTGGCCCTACCACCAACCGCACCATGATTACCTATAACACCAGTAACGCGAACTGTTTTAAAATTTTCTAATGCTGTTTTAAAAAACTTGCCCAATATTCTTGGTCCATTTATTCCGACCTGTCTGTATAGGCCAGAATCTATCAGGTGACTTTGTCCAGGAAATATCTCTTCTCCCTCGACTATGTCGCCCAGCATCCAGACATGCAAATCGTCTACGTTGTGATCCATACGCTGTATCTCTGTTATCTCTAGCAGCTTCTGCGTATACAGCTCTATGCGCTCTTCTAAGACGTCAGAATTGTAATCTGGTGTTATCTTACCCATTTGCCAGTCACCGAATACCACAACTGCGGTTTCAGACGACTTATGTTTACTTTGCTTAAGTACTGGTGGTTTAGTCTTGGGCATTTCGAAATTAGCGAATGCATCAAAGGCGGCTTGGTATGCTACTGAAACAACTTCCTGCTGGACATTCTTCAGCGCATCTACTCTTCTTGCTAATCTTTTATTTTCAGATCTTAAAAATTCATTTCTTGAATCGGATATAGAATCAGAATCTATCATATCTTCATCTAAGTCAACTTCTGGATCTAAGTATATAGACTGCTCATAAGATGAATCTTTATTTCTAATGTAATCGGCTATATCTTGTTCTGCTATTTCTTCTACTGAAATGGATTCACTTAATACGTCTCCATGACCCTTGTCATCAAAAATCAAACTTTTAGCTTGACCAACGTTTGGGGCGCGAACTATATGTGTTTTAGTAATAACAAAATTCTTCTTCATGACCCGACCTATTCTAGGCTAATAATTTGATGTTCCCATTATAACAGAATAAATAGAAACTGCACCAGATGTAGCATATATTTTATCACTTGCTGGAGTATAATCCTTTACCGGTATTTCTTTACCGCTTGCATTGAAAGAATTGATTGTAACATATTTTATGTAATCAGATGACAATCTTATCTGTCTTTCTATTTCAGCAACAGATACAGTATCCCCTATCGTCATAGAATTTAAATATCTTTGAACAAACAGTTTAGCCTGATTATTAATCCCAGCAACAAAAGATGAAGAAGCGCTAGAAGATAGGGTCAAGGTTGCAGATACATTAACCGCTGCCTTCTCTGCTATTCTTATGTTAAATCTAACGCCTACTGGCTTTATAGATAAAATTGTATTGTAAACCATCTCTGGCATAGTTTTTATTTCTGCAGAAGATTCTGGAACAATTATAACGTCACAAGAGCCAAGCCCAAAAGAAGATTCTCTAAGCCTAACATCTCTAACGCCATTTAATCCTAGCACAGAAAATCTGACTGCTTCGACCGTACCGGATGAACGAGTTTTTAATGCAGCTATTATTCTTCTTCTGTAATTATCGTCAGACTCAGAGTTAAATATTGCATATACTTCCTTGGCGTTAAAGCAGGATATGATTACTCCAGGTGGGGCTATGACGTTGTGTCTGGTCAAAGAGCCAATAGATGCAGTATATGTATTATCTGTGAAATCTGGAATAACTAAACCATAGGCTTTTGTATTTGATGCTGGTATGATTGTATCGCCATTTAATTTATACTTATATTGACGAGTTACATAACTGTCAACATTGGCATATACCATTGTGCCTTTAGGAATAACTATATCTACGCTGTATGGTTTTTGGATACTAAACTCTATGTTAAATGATTGCCTTTCAGCGGCTGCGCTATTGCTTATATCCTTTCTTTTGACCCCATATAATTCACCAATTTTATCTAAGTTAAAACCCGAGGCGGTTGTTAGCCCCCCCTGCTGCAGGGTAAAAGACAGGGATGAATACAGGTCAGCTATTTCGGTCCCTATTGCGTCAGCAAAAGCTTTAGCAACAGAACCTGGTTGGACTGATGTGATACCAGCATTTTTTTTCAAAGACTCTAAAATAGAGTTAATTATTTCTGATTTATCTTTTGAACCGTATATCACTATAACCTCACAAACTCTGTGTAACAGATAGTACTACTGGCTCATTGCCACTCGACATTATATGGACATCAAATCTTATACTATCGGGGCCAGTAGGAACAGCTGTAATCTGTATATTTCTTCCCTGGAATATTCCCTCTCTCTCTAGGGCCTGACGTATCAGTCTACTGCCAAGATCACCAGTTTGAGGGTTTTGAGGCATACCATAAAGTATGGATAAATCTGTACCAAGACTTGGATAAACAAAAAAATCTCCAGGCTCAGTCATTAACCTGATATATATCTGCTGGACATCATCTGACAAGGATGAATTAGTTGTTGAGATATCCCTGGTACCGTCCACCAGTAAATCGCCAGACATTGTTAAATATAGATCAGACATTTTTATCTTTATCAGCCTTTTCTTTAGCTTGTTCATTTGTATAGCCATTTTTCATTAACTCTACAGCATACTGCATATACTCATTGGTGTGGTCCTTTAAGATATTATTAAAGAAAGACATCTGATCTGGGTTTAAACCTTCAGTGGAAATTGAAGAGGTGTACTTTTGATCATTGCTGCTTTGCTGCGAACCAAAACCATATTCCTCATTTATAGTAAGAGATTTTTGAACTTCTTTCTCCTTTATATCTGCAAGTTTTCCAAGGTAATGGTATGCTTCATTTTGTGCGGAATGAATATTTTTAGGGTTTATCTTTACTAAAGTTGGTTGTGAATAGTCTGAAGCTGCATAATTAAAATTAAATTCGTTCCACCTTAACCCATCTTCCCCGCAAAAAAATCTAACCTTTTCAGCAAAAAATGAAATGGTGTTACTACTGGCACTTATGACTATCCCTACGCCCGGGGCAGCAAAAATCTCTATGTCGCCCTCATCATTAAGCCTTAAGAAGGAGCTGGTATCTGGATGGGTAAGCCCAACTTCTCTTTGTGAAAATTGGCTCCTCCTATTAAGCTCGGTATCTACTGGAAAGCTGGAAACCGGCTGCGTTGGATCTGGTGTGTTTTGCATATTTATCTAGCCATAAACTTTGGTATACCTGTATTCACAACGTAATTATGTAAAAAATTTGATCCAACATTATTTTCCTCGAAATAGCTTACCACATATGCATTGTTTTCGTTATCATCTCTAAAACCTACAAGACAACGCGTACCAGGTGCTGGGGCTACATTTTGTATACCCATAGAAGATGGGCATGGAACGTTGTTTACAATATTGCCAATTTCTCCAGAAAATGCGTCGTCTAAAATAATAGTTGCTGAATTATTTTTTTTATCAAATTGCATTATAAGACCAGGGCGCATCTTGCTTTGGCGCATTTTTGATGCGTCAATTTGATTTTGAATTTTATTATCAAATTTTGGATATTTTATAGTCATAAATTTCTCCTTAGATTAACCAATTGTCATCACGGTCTATTTCGCGTGAAGCTGTAAATACCCCATTTTTCCAACTACCATAGTGTATCCCCAGTATAACCTCTTCATTAGCCCATGCTTCTAATTTAAATTTTTCTGAATGATCTGCGTCAGCGAACTTATACCATGTCGAATCACTCCTTGGGACATTGTTTAATACCCAAGATTTAAGATCATCTGGTTTGTTTCCAGCTTTTACATAAACATCTTTTGCTATAGAATATTTTACACCAGATATGAACCCATCCTTCAAAAAACCTTCACCCCAAGCGCGGAATACATAGTCATCTACTGTTGTTTGATAATTTTTTCTACCTATTTTAGCCCTTAAAACTCTCATTTGATTTGCAGGTATAAAAGCATTCTGATCAAATCCAGCTAAAAGCTCAACTTGGTTTGCAGTTGCTCCCCTTCTTAGAATTTCTTCTCTTATTTTATCAGCAGTTAGGCTATCGTTAGCTTTATCGGACAAAGCTAATTTCCAATTTTTTGTAGTGTATGGAGATGGCAATATTAGGTCCACATCTAAGTCACTACCTTCTGTGAGTTTTGACGTACCTATTTGTAAGAGACCATAGAATCCATATTGGTTTATAGCCCTTGGCCTATAGCTTGATTCCCTTTGGCATACGGCTGTAAATATAGCTGAAACTTCAGGGGAAAAATTCCCATACTCTACCAGTAGGGTGTATACTTCCATGGGTGTTAATGCATCGTTTGAAGTATAGACCTTTTTTAAATTTGACAAATCCGAGTTAGATCCTCCGCCTGGATTTTGATACCCCATATAAGAAGTATTCGTTGGTGCTGTACCGACAGGAATCGCGGATAAAGATCCAGATTCATCTACATAAATTCCTCCTCTTTCAGGAGAAAAACTCATATGTATATGATCCTTGTGGCCTGTATCTGTTAGGAATATTTTTACATATTTTAAATTAGAATAATTTTCACTGATTTTAGAACCCGATCCTTGTTTATTATTTTCATAATCTAAGCTAACAAACTTATTTATGACTATAGAATCTGGAAGCAAATGTTCTGGAGCGACACTTAACTTTTTGAGTAATAAATCTAATTGTTTTTTATACTCTACAACACCGAGAATTTATATTCCCTGAAGATTCACCCTTGATGCTAATTTTATTTATATCAAAAGCTCTACCAAAAACGTGGTCCGTAACTGAATTACCAGACTTAAGCGGCGTAAGATTAGTACCCTGGACAGTATCATCATCACCCCTATAGGATGAACCAAAACCACCAGACATAGCAAGAGGTAATCCATTCGTGTCACTTGCTAAAAATATTAAGCATTCTATAAGCGCTGCAGATATGTAGGCCTTTTGTGAATCAGCTTTTATTAAATCACCAGGTATTGCGTTGCTAGCCGATGAAACACCAGGAAAAATTGTTGAAGTATTATATGTCAAATTAATTAGACTATTATTAATATCAAAATCAAAACCAGATTGCAATGTACCACTATCAGCTATGTCCATTGCTGTTTTTAATTTTTCCCCTCTAGAAATATAAGCTTTTTTTTCTACATCAGTTAAACCAGATACAATTGCAATAGCCTTAGAACCTGCGCTGGTTACTCCAGATTTTCCAGTTTCTGTATTAGGAGAATGCCCTGCACCATTATCTGTCTGACCGTATTTAGTGTTCATTAAATCTTGTAATCCAGTTATCAAATCCTGATTATATTGTTTCCCCAAACTGCTGCCAGCTATTATCTTCAATGCTGCTGCTTGTCCTGTCAAAACTATTGGGTTTCCATCTTGATCTAAATTTGTTGAATCTAGAACTTTAAGTTTATCTCCGTCTGCCCCCAATATACTACTGCTTAGACTCTGAAGACTTTCCCTGGTTGTAGACAATCTATATGTGCTGCTGTATATCCCACTAGCCAAAAGGTCTTTGCCGCTAGCTGAAGAAACCAAATCAGATGTAGTTAGAGTCTGGCCAGTGTATCCCCTTTCTGCTGCTGAAGTACCAGTTATATTTATTCCATTTTTAGGAACTATATTTTCATATACAGCATTAGCTATGCTAGCGGAATCTTGTAAGCTGTCAATAGAAAAATTAAAATGTGCCATTATGATCCACTCTTTACGCTAACCGTCTGTTGAGATGATTGAATAACTGATTCAGATTCAGTCAATAAATCATGGGTATACACCGTAGTACCATAATTTCTGGCTATCAATTCCCAGTTCAATGTGGTTGGAGTACCATCGTCATAGTACTCATCCCATAAAATTAATGGCCATTTTGAAGAAGTAATATATAATTGCCTAAGTCTCATTAATTCAACTAGTATAGAAAATACTCTAGAAATTTCTTTCTTGTCTGGGTTCGCAGATATGGCGTTAATCATAGGTTGATATGTTAAATCCGGATCTATAGTATCGACTATTTTTGATGCAATTTTATCGTATATTCTAGAATAATGTATACCGAATACATCTTCTTTCGCATCAAACATTTCAGCAAATTTTACAGACACCCCAGCACTATCAAATTTGTTTTCTCTAAAGAACTCAAATACTTTTTGCATTATTCCATCTAAGGATCCCTGTGTAGTGTTATAAAATATAACACCTAAGGTTCTTGCATATCTATCTTTTAAAAACTCTGCTGTATTATTTATTGTATTTGGTTCAAAATCTGCTTCTGTTTCTAGTTTTCCAGTCACTCTAGATTGCTTTACTCTTACCACAAAAGTTTTATTTTCTAGTGCTGTTTTTACAAATTGTGTTGCCATCATTCCGGGGCTACCAAAATCTTCTACTACTAGATCATTACCTGGCACTACTTGTTTGAAATAGGTTCCTTTACCAATATTTGGAAATACTTTTTTGTTAGGTATCAAAGTTATTTTATCTTCTAGTGCCAATTCATAGAGGGCTCTACCTTGTGCGTCACTTATTTCATATGTAAAATAATTCAATACACTTTGGCTATAGGTTGGATCTATTACCGATGAAGACAATACTGTTGCACCTACAACATCAAATGAAGCACCCACATTTGTTACGGTTACCTTATCGCCCGCTACTCTTACTCCATCGATTTTTGACTCTGGAGTTAAAGTATTTTGCGCCGCTTTATATAAAGCAAAGCCTTCAGTATCGTACTTAATCGCAGTCCCATCAGCATAGGTGTCCTGTGTCCCTGTCAGAAGAGTTGCATAATATTTGTTATTAATATATCTTATATTTGTTCCGATAATGGATCCAGTTTTTAGAGCTGTATTAGTAAAACCTATTTGGATTTTTTCAGAAACGTTTATTCCATCAAGACGAACCGTAAAAGTTACATCTGGATTTAAGATGTCCTCAACTATTATTGTGTCACCGTCTGTTACACCAGAATTATCAAAACCACTACCCTTTTTCAGGGTGCATAAAACTTTGAAGAATGGTTCAAAAGTTGTTTTATCTGGCCCTAAACCAGAAAGCCCCAAAACTTGTGCATGGACTAAAGCATTTTCGTAGCTTACATATCTTACAAAATTATTAGTATCCTTTTCAGACCAACCCATACTCTTCATTAAGTCATTGGTCCTAATATATTGATACCCATCAGGGCTAAGTGTCTTCGTCCTAACTCCTAATATCCCAGGTAACAATGATATGCTATGGTATCTGCCTACAACCATACCTTGGTTATAAGACAAACCAGCTTCCATTGGCTGACCATTTCTGGTTAAATATTGGATATAGCATCCGTGTTGATCTAGAAGTTTATCCCTAACCCAACTCCAAGCTTTCCATACTAGCGGACCAGCAATGATTGCTGCACCAGCGATAATCGGGGCAGCGCCTACTCCAGCCACAGTACCCGCAGCTACTGCAGCAGCTCCGCTTATACCAGCTGACACAGCACCACCAGTAGCTACAGCCATTCCAGCAGTTCCCGCAATAACCGCAGCTATATTGCCTCCAGTAATCTGACCATTATTACCATTTACCTGAGCTTGCATTCTTATTTGATTACCTAAACCAGTATTTGTCATACCCGATGCCGTAACATTGGCTATAACATCTTTTGTCAAAGCGGAAGAACCACCAGTAAACTGCATACCACCCATCATTTGAGGTGTTAAAGAGTTGCCAAGCGCGTCTAGAGATATTTCATCGCCCATTGTTATACCAGAGTTACCAGCTCTTATGGAATCTAAATAGATTCTTGTATCATTTCTTATAGTTTGCACATTCAGCCAAGAATGTAGCCAAGATGTCATAAACCATTTTGCAGGATCATTTACTGTGACTAATGCATTAGGGGTTATCGAAGTTACAAAACCTAGCTCTGGAGTAAAATGATGTATGACTTGTTCGACTTCAAACATTCCATACATTCTTTCATATACATCGGCAAGATAAACTAGGTCGTAAGGTCTAATATCTGGGTTGCCTATAACTATTATTTCACCACCGTATATATCTTTTACAGATTCTTTCAAATGACTTAAGGCAATTCTCTTAGCACTAAGTTCATCTGGTGCTCCAGTTAAATTCTTTGATATTCCTCTGCCAGTTTCAAATGGATGCAGTAGTGGATGCAAAAAACCAAAGAACCCATTACCGACTACATTGTCGAAGTATATTCCAGTTTCCACTGTAGCTTCTACTTGTCGATCAGCTGGAGCACCCTTGTCAAGTGCAACTGTAACTGGAGATTTGCCATCTGACACTGCTGTTATCGTAGTCGCAACGCCAGAGCTTTCTTGTATCCTATTAGATAGGATATGGGAGAACGAACTAAGATAATGTATTCTTTGAAAAGGTTCCCTAATTTCTATAACAGGTTCAGCGTACTCCCTAGTGAACGGGTTATCAACTGCTCGCAAAAGACTGCCAGGCCTACCCATAGAATAAAATATTGAATCATTTAAAGCTTTATTTAATATGTTTGCTTCTCTTGCAAGTATAGAACTCTGAGAAAGACCATACCCTGTTTGCAGCATATTTAGCTTAAACATCTGGAACAGAGCAGATAAGCTATCAGTTACGGCATTAAAAACTTGTCCTATACTTTGTTGATAAAAATCGCCCAAAGAAGTTAGACCCTTACTTACTAAGTTAGTTGAACTATTACCTTCACCTTTATTCTTGTATAATAATTGTATAAATTGTGATTTGTCTTTAGCGTACGTGTTACCAGGAAAGATAAAAGCTTGGAAGATTGGGTTAACTGGTTTAAAAGACCAGATGGTTTCTACTTTTGCATCTACAAAAATTTTTCTATCTGGCTTCAAAACAAGCCAAGCTCTTGCGTATGGATCAGACCAAAGACTTTGCCTGAATAAACCAACTACATATAAAAATAAAGCTTTTGGATTTGTAATACTTTCAAAAAGATTCTTATCTTTACTATTTTCGACTGCAGCGGCAGCAGCTTGAGAACGCTCTATGGCTCTTGCGCGTGCAGCTAAATTTTTTTCACTCTCATAAGTGTTAGCTGCTTTTACTGGACTAAAATTTATTTGTATTTGAAATAGATTTTCTTTTAATGCTCTTATCTTATCTATCGTAAGTGCATTAAAGTAATTAATTAATCCACCCTGTTCTATTGGTGCATCTATTAAGTTCGCTCTTGCATATTCTACAGCTTTATTTTGGGCTGGCGTAACTGCATCCCCGAAAAGTAAACTAAATTCATCTATCGCATTACCTACACCGCCAGTAGGATGATCTGCTGTTCCTCCAGTTTTAGTTGTTGTATAACCAAATTTCTTAAAAGATTCATAATCTTCTGGAATAGCGTCAGGAGAAAATATCTTTTGGATTTCTGGGGGAAAAATTTCTTCACTGTCTGGATCCATTGCCAACGTTGCAAAAAATATATCTTTGACAGATTGTTCGGTATGATAGCTAAATCTAAATTCATCCCAAATTTGCTGAGCTTGAGAAAGTGTTCTGCCGTTGCCTGCTATAACAGAAACTAACGGATCAAAATTTTCATCGTAAAATCTTCTAGCATCTACGGATGTAGAATCGGTGGCACTATACACCGATGCAAAGTGTACACGAGCATTGTTGCCGTAATCTATCATTTTACCATCTTCTGCCGCTAAAAGCCCTCTACCATATTCGACGGTCATATCAGCGTATTTTTTGGTTGCAATCTGGTCGTAATAATCACGATAATTACCGCCTTGAGAACCAGAGTCAGCAGAAGGGGCTGTAAATTCATTTAGAATATTAGTACCCATACCAGGTTGGAGTAAATTTTCATCCTCTTCATAATAACCGGGTATAACCTGGGTTGAAGTACCACCATTTCCATCTGTTATAACAACTACTACTTCTTCCTTAAATACTAACGATATATCAAATGACCCAAAACCTATAATAAAATCTTTTGAATCATCTTTAGCAAGGTTGTTAGTAATTTTTTGGTCAGAAGTATATGCAACCCCTAAAGGAATAGTGTTAGGTACAAATGCAAAATGGCATTCTTGTATATCTGGAGTTATCGCATAACCCGGATTACCACCACCTGCATCATTACTGTAATTACCTTTTTCATCTAAGCCGCGGTTAGGTGTCGTTAATACCCCAAGATAGTATGCAGCATCGGGTGAAACAACTGCGGACAAATTTCTCTCTTCATAATCAGGACCAAAACTATCGCTTTTTGGCCTTGATGCTTCTTTAGTGTCATTCTTCCCCCACATAAAATATGCCGGTTTACAAACTACAGCTGAACCCCTGCCGCTATCACCATTTGGATTATAGACTAAAATGTGTTGATTTTTATAATCTTGCGCAGTTCCTATTAGTTCTGACTCATCACCATCAAAGTAATACTTTTTGAAACTACTAATAACCGAAGTATCTTTTGTACTTATATTGTATGGCCATCTCATAGCTATATGAAATTGCTCATCTATTTCATTTTCAGGAAATTTCCATTCAGAGTATGGTTTCCACATACTATTATTTTTGAATTCAAATATATCAGGTACAACACCGCTAGAGGGAACTTCCGGGAAAGGCATTTTAACCGTGATAATATCTGGGAATACTCCATCTATGGGATTAGTGCTAAAGTCCAATGGATTACCTAAGAGTTCTGAAACCATTACACCAGAAATTCCTTTTTCTGATTGGAAAGATATGTCTAATGACAATAGTTGATTGAACTCTGCTCCATAAACTTTTTCAATTTTTTTTCCTATAAAATTTTTGTTATCAGATTTATATTCACCAGAAGCTCCGCTATCACCAGACAATTGTGAATATTGGAAAGAATAATTTTCCAGAGATAATTGGTCTTCTACTCTTGAAGCAAAGAACGGAAATCTAAATCTTGCTGGCAATTGAGGTATCTGCCAATGCCTGTCCTTGGAGTTTACAGATGAGCTAACCTGCTCCGAGCCAACAGGCAAGTGGAATCCGACTCCCACATTACCTTTTAATGTTGGAAGTTTTGCAACGGGTATTCCTTTATCGTCTAATGCAATTTGAGCTTTTTTTGAATTAAGATTAATTAACTTTCCCTTTAATTGTTTGGATGTGTTGAAGATACCGGTAGACAAAAGCTGTGATTCAGTAGAAGCAGAAAGACCAGCAATTGGTTCCGTACTCTTGAGGAATGCTTCTGCATCTGCATATGGTGTAATATTCTTATTCATTTCTGTAATTATATTTAAAAGATCAAAATCAGGACTATTTATTTGTGGTGGAATTATCCCCAATTCTTCGGCCTTGTCATCTCCAGGGTAACCAGTAGTTATTGGGATAACTCCAGAGGTGTATAACCAATGAGGTTTACCATAGAACACGGTTGACCTATCTTCAAATGGCCTAACAGCAACAATATAATTAGGCAATAACCTTGCGCAAGTCTGAAAGAGTTCCCACACAGTTCTCATGTATGTTTGGGCCCTAAACGATACCTCATCGAACCCCGGCATGTCGTCGTCTGAATTTGCGGAAACTAAACCTAAAGTTCTAAAAATATTATTTCCACCTCTACCACTCAAAACTCCTAGTAAGCCTACACCGATACCAATGGTCGCAGTTACGGGACCACCAGCTATAGCCATAGTCGCCCCTATCCCACCTAGAGATAAGTTTTTGGTTAGAGTAGCAGAGCCAGTTGGATCTCGTACGGTACCACCACTAGCTGATTGCTCTACTACTTGTGATGATCCAGGAACACCAGAATCCAACTTTACCATTAAATTATTCCATGATCTATCTGATAATCTACTTAAATAATCTAGTCTTGGGTTTGGTTGATTTTCTGGCGTTATTGAAGCAACACTTGTCCACCCGTCGCCAAGGTCACCACCAAGGAATTGGGCTATCCCTGTACCATTTCCTGGATATATATTTCTTTTAAATATTTCCATATCTCTTTGTGCAGAAAAATTTGCCCAAAGTTGACCCATCAAAGAAGCTACTGGATACCTAAAATCTTGGCCAACACCAACTGATTGTAGAGCATACTTTGCTATCGTCCCACCACTTAATTCGTTTGCCGCTTTGTGAGCATCTGCTATTCCATCTACCCTTTTATAATGTTGTGCTTCTTCGCGAGGTGTCATAGGTTGATATAACATTGAACCAAAATGTCTTATACCGAATTTATTTTCAGAAAAAACTAATCCCCTATTAGCGTTGGCTATACCCTCTTTGAATCTAGACGAACCCATAGATAATAATCTAACCATTAAATCTCTTGGTTCAGATAACCATAAGCCTGTATTAATACCACCATCTATTTTGCCACTGTCACCTTTTTTATTTGTAGAATTTGCCATAGCTCCAAGCTCTATCGCGTCTGACTGAGCTGTGATTGTTATTATCTCGCCGTATTCTACTTGGGTTATTGTCCCATTAAATAACGTTTGCAAGCTGTTAGGGTTAGAGCCATAACCCCCTCTTAAATGGACTCTGACACCTGGCTTTAAAACTATGTTTTCAATATTTACAGTATATTCATTTTTCATATTGCCAAGAATATTTCTTGCCTTGTTTAATGTATTGTCTAATATACTTGCTGTTTGGCTACCAAGAAATGTACTTGCAACTTGAGAATCTGGACCAAAGATGTCAGTAGACGCTGCCTTATTTAATTTTGAATAAAGATTAGAAACTCTAAATATAAAAGTATCACCAAGTAAATCCTCGGAAGATACAACAGAAAAATCTATTATTGATTGCAAACCATAAAAATTATCAAATAGTTTAACTCCAGCAAAGAAGCCACCTTCGTCTATAAGCCAAAGCATATAGGTGGGGAATGCTCTAATCATTCTACCTGAAAGATCTCTATAGGAAGTATCAACCAACATTTTTTCCCAATGACTGTTAACTGATGTTGGAGGAGAAGAATTTTTTGAGGAGAATTCTGGTCCACCATTATCTCCGTGAGATATACAACTACCATACCCAGAAAGAGGTGTTAGTGATGGTATAGCCGAATTTGTTGTTCCATGTGCTGGGTTCATGTGTTCATCTATACTAGATGGGACTAACTGCATACTCCTTGTATCTTTGTCTACTTTTACCCCATCAATAGTTAAGTAAAATCTTCCCTCTTTCTCTAAATCCACATAGCCAAAATTGACACCATAGGCCGTAGTAAGCATTGCGGGTATTTTTCCTGGATCATTTGGATCTTTTATTGGCATCATGTGTATCTGATGATGCGCCGGAAAATCTTCTGGCATAAAGCTAACTTCGGTTTCCCCAGGTACACTGTATTCTCCCTCTAGAGCTGATTGAAGTTGGTCAAAAACTTGTTGACCACTAGATTTAAGATCGCCGACTTGAAAGCCTGCCGAAACAACATTAGTTATATCTATATTGCCGCTAGTTGGATCTTCTATAAATTCTAAATAATCTGTTAAAACTCCTTGGGCGACCTTGTAATCCACATCAGTCCCATTACCTTGTGCGTACTGGCTAAATGTTTTCATAAATAAAATATAATCTATATTATTTTCATTTATCCAAGCAGCAATGCCATTGAGTTTGTTTTTCTTAACTTCTTCATTGTTAATATTATCCCAATTTCTTAAAAAATCAGGAAGATAACTTTTTATTTTTTCTTCTTGGACAGCTAACGCTTTAGAAGATGATGTAGGAATGTCTATCTTTTGAGATTGAGTTTTAATATTATTAACAACATCTTTATCAAACATTTCAAAACTTCTGAAATAAAAATCAGGATCTAGATTACCAACTATTTCATTTGAACTATTTTTTACGTCCAATGGTAGATCAGGATACGCATTAAACGAACCCCACAATTGTTTAATTCTTAAAAATGGATTTCTTTTAGCTGCAAAATTATCTATAAAATCTTGCTGTAATTGGGAACTCATTTTTTCCCTTGTTTGCTGGAAGACATCAAAGTCCATTAATGTTATATTCACCTCGTAGGCATGAGGATAATCTGGTATTGTAGATATAGAATAGTTGGATGGTATAACATATTTTATACCAGACAATGCTGTTATTATATTTTTTATTCCTATAAAACCTAGAACACCTCCCGCATGTTCTAGTCTTGCTAAAGAATTTACATGGTCAAATACTTTTTTTATTTTGGCCAGTTCCATTTCGCCTTTGACAATCATTGATATATTTATGAAAGAATCTTTTCCACCTATATGCTGATAGGTCGGCTCATCTTGCATCTGTAATTGTAACTTAGCTAAATTATTTCCAAATGATACACTGACACCTTTTACCGTAACATACTTGGGGTCAAGATCCACTTTCATCATTGGGACTTCCCACTCCCTAAATTGGAAAGCTCCGGATTTAGCTCTTGCAGCTTCCATCAAAGCTTGTATCGGCCCACTATTAAAAAATCTTTCATAAGCCAATACGCTAAAGACATCTGAAACTTCTTTTTTTGCTTGGTTCTTAATATCTTGATATCTTGGAGTTCCTTCAGACCCTTCTACGGGCAAATTTACTCCCTCAGCTTTTGCTCTTTTATCCGCAAGCGTTGATATTGTATGATCTAAATAAGCCGTCGAACTTTTTGATATCCTCTTTATATAATCTTTAGCGGCTGAAAGAGTACCTTCAAACATTTCACCGTTAACCCTATATGTGCTTGTCCCACTTGTACCCGGTGTTGAAGTAGAATTCATGTCTTGAAGATATTTTTTTTCTGCAGCTGCTAAGGATTTATTTTCTATCATAAATACCTTAACTAAATAATCATAAATCTTTTTTTGAGAATCATTTCCAGAAACACCAGTAGTTAATATATCCATTGAATCTTTTAATATACTTTTTATGTTTCTATTGTATTGACCGCTTGAAGATAGATCGTAAGTATTGGCAAGTGTGATACCGTAATCTGCAGCTTTATTTACGTCGATACCAAAATAGCCTAATATTTGAGAGAAAAAATCTAAGCCGGCTTGAGAATTTATTAGCTCTTCATTATCTCTTCTAAAAGAACTAGTATCGGGAAGAAATATTTTAGTTTGTGATTCTACTGGAATATAAAAAGTTATATTATTTCCATCAGTCCATTCATTAATGACATTTGCATTTAGCCTATCTTGATTATAGGATAGATCAAGGGTTTCATTAAATTTATTGTTGCCGAGCGCCGGTATCTTTAATTTAGCTTTTTCAGGCAGATTATCAACACCCTTTACATCTGTTGTCTTAAGTAAGAAGTCACCATTAACATAACTATTAATTGAATTAGCAGCCTTGCCCATATACTGCCTATACTTACCCCAATGTATTGCTTGATTAAAATCACTTATCATAGGCAATAATGGTTTATGATTAAAGTTCAGCAACTCTATATCTACCGCTAATGCAAAAGGGAAATTGGGTACAGTTTGTATTTGCATACCAGAAAGAGCAACTGCCGTGATACCGTGAACACTATTTAGGTAACTATTCCTAATAGGTAAAAATGGTGAATACTTAAATGCTGCTACCAAACCTCTAAGAGAAGAAAGAAATTTATCTATTTTGTTATCTGTATCACCAGATGCAGAAAAATCTATTACAAAATTATCCTTTAAAACTATTTTGGAAGCATCTTCTATTGATATACCCCAAATCTCTTCATAGTTAGGAAAAAACAATCTTAAAGTTATAGAAGTTTCTTTAAAGCCAGAGTTGAATTTTGGAGTGTTCTTTTGCCTTAACGCACCACCGGTTAAACTACCAGTTTTAAAAGCTGTATTTACGTTTATTGACAATGGTGGAATGTAAAAATTTGCTGCGCCTAACCTAAGATGAAAAATATCTGGAGTTTTTGGAGACACACTTTCTCTGTATGGAGAATTATCTAATATTTCTTTTATTTGCTTAGAAGTATTATTAAAATCAGCGGCAAGTTCAAAAACATCTTGGAAATTTCCAGCTGCATCTGGCCTTACACCAAATGCTGATTGCAAACTTTTCTTAAAATCTTCATAGCTATTTATTGTATCTTCTCCGCCGCCGCCTCTTCCCTCGTTTGAGTAATCCGCAGACGCCGCTAAAGCATCAAAAAAGAATGTTACAATTGAAGGAAAATACATATTTATAGTAGATAAAAGAATAGGGTCTCTAGAAACATTAGCGACCACGAATCCGAGTTGATCTAACCAACCAAGATCTTCCATAGGGTTTAAGTAGGTAATCGCAGATTCTTTTACTGCGTCTTCGGATGCCATTCTTCTTTTAGCAAATTCGGCTATTTGTCCTGCGTAGGTTGCAAGAGTTAAAAGGCCAGATTGTTTTATCTTTGAAAAGATCGCTTCAAACTGCTTAGAGTCCAAATTTCCTGGAGATAAAGCTGGGGTAACATTAATTACATTTGGATTAAATATGGAATAAACTTTTGTCCATTCTGCCATAGATGTAGATCCATCTGGCAATACTGAACCAAATATTAAATTTCTATTCCATTCTCCAGCCTGTGGATAAATTTTTTCAAATAATTCGTTTAGATAAACAGCGTTTCCTGGGTCGACATTATTTGGATCGGTTGATTTCTCAAATTCTTCAGATATAAGAACTAGCTCTTCTTTTGCAATAGCACTTAATTGTGATGCAGTTAATGAATTGATACTGGTCTTATATTTTTTCCATATCGATAATCTCTTGAATAAAGCTTCACCAGCTATATTTATTGCTGGATAATCTGTACTTAAAGTAAAATTTGGTTTTGTTGGCTGCCCAAGCCAAGTGTTATAAAAATATTGTCTTAATTCTTTTTCTGTTTTTTTATCTCCTGATTGTGCTTGATAATCAATTAAAACCTGGGGACTTATCAAGCTTATAGATTGCCTAGATGAATACACCCAGTAATTAATACCGAGCCCGTTAGCCCAAACTGAAAAAGCATCTTTTTCATCAAAAACTATAGAATCAATAGGAGTTCCATCTAAGTTTTTTTCACCAGAAACACTAGATGGTAAGATCCCCGCAGAAAAAAAATCAATTAATTTATAGAAATGTTCTTTATCGGCTTTTTCAGATTCCGGATTAAGAAAATTTATAATTTGATCAAGATTTGGTAAACCCACCAAATAGACTAAGTAATCTATTGCCTTTTGATTGATTACTGTTTTACTAGAAGCCATAGTGCACCATTACATTTTGTTAATTTTTGACATTGCTTGGATTCTACTTGAAGAAGAATCCTTTTGGGTAATGCCACTATAGTTATCCATTCTACCATTTGAATTAAAATTTGTAAAATTACTTTTAACAAAAGGGCTACCATGGCTAGCATAAGATTCTGTATACCTGGCTTGCTGAAATTTCCTATTTGAATATCCAGTATTATTCATCTCCAAACGAGTAGTATTCCCGTCCATCAAGCCTTCTCTTGAGCCTCTATGCTTTTGAGGTTTACTTAAATTTTTCTTTGAGTTTAAAGATACATTTTTTGCGCCTATCGCATCCTGTGTATTCTTATTACCTTTGCTTGAAGCTACTTGAGCGGCATACTTGTTGGACGCAGCGACTCGGGGAGAAGTATCCTTTGTTTTTGACGCGGCTTCTTTAAGGTTTTTATTTTGTTTGTTAGCACCGAAGATCATATTTCGCCTTAGAATGAACTAGCTACTTCTTGGTATGGGTTTCTTCCCAATTGAGGTGTTCTACGGTACATAGTAGTGTTGGTATTGAATTTTCCTAAGCCCATCGCATTTTTCCTAAAGTCTTCTACACTACCTCTATCCCCAAATAAATTAACTTTATAATTTATTCCAGGGTTATAACTCATAGTGCCAATCTGAGGGAGTTCAGCCATTCTTTGTGGATAATTTTCTTCATATGCGGAACCTCCCGGTAGAAGTGCTGGACCCTGCATCTGCTCTGGTGTTCTATCACTAAAATGTTGGTATGCAAAGCTTGCTACAACAAGGGCACCAATCCCTAAAGCGGTATTCTTAAATGTTTTATTTTCATTAAATAATTGTTTTAAACTTCCATCTTTTATAAAATTGGATAGTCTAGTAAAAGTACCTTTATTAGCTACTACATTTTCCCCAGATAATACCCTCTCTATATCTTCTGCCACTTTTCCTGAGCTACTAACTGTTGATGCTGGTTGTACTTGAGTAAACTCTGCGCCTGTTTTATATTCTTCCTGTAAATTTTCATAGTTAAAATTTGATCTTATTGCATCTATTCTTTCTCTATTTGTTGCTCTTGCCGCAGATACATTGGCCGCACCACCAAAATGGCTTTCTAGTATTTTTTCATCCTCAGATAAAAGTGCTAAAATATCTAAATCCTTTGTAGTTGGAAGTGCTGAATTTAAGCGAAATGCTTCTGCGGATCTTTTTTCTATCTCGTCAATTGGGCCTGTGCCTATATCGTCTATAGTACCTTTTAAATCATCTCTAATTTTTTCATAAAAATCATATCTTCTTTTTGTGCGAGCAGCATTAAACATTTCGGATACCGAACCCTCAGATGTACCATATCTCAATTCATCATATAATAAAGTTGAGCTACTTTGATGAGCTCTTTTTTCCATGGTGTTAATCATCTGCTCCATAGAAACTCCTGCCCTTCTTGCACCTTCTTGGATATCAGAAAATGCTGCTTCACCCCTTTGCATCTTTCTTAAATCTAGGTCTATACGATCAATCTCAGGTAAAGCACTTTCGCCAAAATTTGCTATCCTAGAAATTTCCTCATTATGTTTAGCTATCAAATAGTCAGCTACTCTACCTGAGCCCTCATCATACTGATGCCTCAGCAGCGTCGAGTCTAGTAAGTTACCTCTATTGTATAGCCTTTTGGTTGCTGCCATTACAGAAGCAGCCCTTAAACCCTCTGCGCTTATTGCGGAAGATCCAGCATAAGCGTGGCTGGCATTAGCACCAAAATATTTTATTAAGCTTGCAGAAATCTTTTCGGAATCATCAGAAGCACGCAAGCTATCTAATACTTCTTTAAATATAGATTTATCTTGAGCTGTACCTTCTATCGAGCCTATTATCGCATCTTGGAATAGCTTTGCATCTGCTTGATGTAATCTTGTACCAAGTAACATTTCATCTATTTTTGGCAAATATCTTTCCAGAAAACCTGTTGCATCTTCTCCATTCGCAATCATCTGATTTGCCACTTCTCTGACTATTGCATGCTCTGTTCCAATTCTCATTCCCAAATTTCTTATTCCCTGCTCTCCTACATTGGAAATAGGATTTCCTTCTAAATTAGATATTAATTTAAGCGCCTGTGCTGGGTCAAAGCTGCTTACAGCAGATATATTCATAGCCTTAATTGAACTTGTAGTTATGTCGAATTGATGAAATGCTCCAGAAGCATTTTTGGAAAAGTCAATAGCTGTTTCCTGTGCGAATAGGCCAGTTCTAATATTTAATATTTTTTGTATATTACTATCTTGTCCGCCAATTTTATACAATTCTTCTATTAAATCTTCTGTTTGATTCATTTTAGAACCGATAAGCATAGTTCTATTTACGTATCTTCCCAATAAATCGCCCTCTGCACTTTGAGCAACGTTAAACATTTTTGCGAAAGTAGACTCCTGGAGTAGACCACCTAATAAATTGTCTCCTCTGTTTGCTTGTATTAATCTATTTAATTCAACAATATTTCTGCTTTCTGCCGCCTTAAGCAATTGAGAATGTAAAGTGGTATCAATTGCATTAGTGTAATCAGAGGTTTTTAATAAGTCTGTAAATTCATCTAATATTAAAAACCCATCTCCCGTTTTTTTGCTTTCATCAGTGAAGATCTTATATATGCTCTCTCTAGTGTACTGACCAGTCCCTTGAAGCTCGGAACCTTCACGTTCCATTTGCCTTAGAATCCTCCTATTATGAGAACCGGTAACTCCTGTTGCATCTGGGTTTAGGTGGCGTAACCCCATGCCACCTTTGCTCTTTGAAGAATCGTATATTTGTAATATTAATTCTTCTGCGCTTTCGCTATTAAGGTTTGTGTATTTTTTTTCATTCCACAATACGTCAAACAATTCATCTATTTCTGACGATTGATTGTTTGTTTTATATTCATTAAATAAATTTTTGAAATTTTTATCACCAAAATAAGATCTTAAAGTATCTTCATCCAAAATTGCTTTTGCATAAATAGATTCTTGGGGTCCAGAAGGCTGCCTATACATTCCAAACACCAATCTTTTTTTTCCATTAACCGCCTTATCATTATATGTCATTATTTTAGTTAAAACTTTATCGTCTAAGTCGAAGCCACCAAGTGATTGATAGAATTTATCAACCATACCAGGACCAAACAATACTCTGCCATCATTAACCCTAAAGTTCATTAACTCAGAAGTAATGTCACCTCCATTTTCCCCGACAAAATCGACCTGTCCCATAGCTGAAAATGGTTGAGATTGACCACCAAGGTTCGCAGAAGCCTCACTGGATACTGCAAATCTTTTTACATCTGGAAGTCGAGGCATATACTGATCGATACCCTTTTTACTTTGGACCCTATACATCTCAGAGGCATGCAAACTGGCTATCATATTCATCATTCTTGGTGAATCTCTTGGGCTTATTCCAGATTGATGCATTTCAAGAATTTGTTTTGCAAAATCCCTGTTCCTCATAGAAGCCTCAGACATATAGGATGGAAGCCATTCGGATTCATTGTTGTAAACTGTGTTTCTTAACATGCTTTTTATATCTGATGGTAGCGTACCATTCTCTATGTGACCCCTAAATTCATTCATCATACTATTTGAATAGGCTCTAATATTCTCCATATCCTCTGGCGTAGAAAATATTTCACCCAAAAAAGATGTTGACACAGCGTCTGCATAAACGCCTGAAGAATTAGAACCAAGTCCACTTATAACTAATCCATTAAATTTAATACCTAAATCAGATTTTATAGCTTCCTCGTCATAGATGCCGGCAAAACTACTGAATATCCCTCTTGCTCCCCCTCTGCCTAATTTATCAAAATCCGTAAAGTAAGCTGCCGATTTAAACTGCTCTTCGCCCATGCCTCCTCTTAAAGAAACTTGATATAAATTATTTGCATTATCTAAAATATCAGATTGACCAGTCAATTCGTAAAGTTGTTCTTTTAATTTATTTGCATCAGCCAACGATGGAGCTACCCCCGTAGAGCCACCACTTATCTGATACTGCAATTTTTCAATTTCTAATTTTATCTGATTTTTTTTATACTTTAATATATTAATATTATGTGGAGAAATACCATCAAATTCTTTTCTAATACCTTTTACAACTTTTTCTATTGATTGGTATTCATCACTACTTAATTTTTTTCCAAGTTCTTCAAGAAGTTCTTTTGAGCTACTTGATGATTCTATGATAGCTCTTACATCTGGTCTAGATAAAATGTCGATTGCATCTTGGCCACCTATATTTTTTATTGTATTTCCTATTTCTATATCACTACCTAAAAGTTCATCTATTAAATTGTATTGTTTCCCATTATGGATTTTTTGATATTCACCATTTTGACCCACCCTAGCTTCCAAGCCCAAATGTTTTTTTAAATAATCTATTCCAGAATCTACTCTTAATATACCGTCTTCCATTTTTGTGCCCCCAAAAGAACCTATAATATCTGATTCAGTAATGGTCACATCTCTTTCTGAAAAAAAAGCTCTTAAACGTTTTGGAAGTTTGTTTACAAAATCTGACATCTCTCCTGCACTTAACTTATCCTGCAGTTTGTCTACATTCAAAATTCCGCCACCTAATATACGAGTCATCATATTAATCTGAGCTGAAGTTAGATTTTTTTCTTCACCAGAAATTAATGCCTTCATGGCTACAAACGTTCCATTTTCCGAGTCGATTATTGGTATAAATCCAATGCCACTTTTCTGCAGCTGCTTGGCGGCCTCCGCTGCATTTTGGCCTGATGAAGCTTTTACTGAAATCACTTGGAAGCTTAAGCTACTAGCGTCTAAGCCTCCTAAGCCTATTCTATTTAAGTTACTCTTTTGTGTCGCAGTAGCACCACTAAATGCATCTTGTATCCCGGCTTAATATTGGTGCGACTTGTGCGAACCTCGCATTGTATGCGGCAGTTCCTGGTATAGATGCATCTTTAGATATTGTATTAAAATTAGTTAGAAGAACGCTTCCTACTTCTACAAAAGCTTCTTCAATAGTTTTATGTTTCTTACCAGTAATATTAGAAATGTATGAAATTATTCCGTTAGCATCTTGGTCTATTCTTACTCCACCAGCTCTACCTGTTTCAGTCGAAAGCAAAGAACTTTGCGCAGCAAAAAGTCTTTTTTTAGGATCAGACCAAATTTTATTTACATCTACCATTATCTAACTCCAGCCGATATATCAATGCCGCTAGAACCAAATGGATTCATTACTGGTGTTACTGTCCCAGATACACCAGAACCATTTAGGAGACTTCTAAGCTTCTGTAAAATATTTCCCTTATCTTCTTGTTTAGAAAATTGTGGAAAAGATGGATTAGACAAATTAGCTTCTCGCAGCTGTTGAGGATAGTAACCCATTTGAGACATTTCAAGACCCATATTTTGACCTATTTTTATTTTTACATGATCCATATTAGTACTAGGATTCCATCCTTCCCAATCCATATCTGGCAGTTCATGCTTGGCGAAATATTCGCCCAGATCTGGTTTGTCCTCTACCGGCATGCCCCAAGCTGCCTCATATATTCTTCTTTCCAATCTTCCAGAAGTAGACAATATAGCTTTGCGTTCAGACTCTGGGGCATTAATCATTTCCGCAAAATGTTCTCTTTTTCTTTTTGGTATTGCAAGACTTAAAGTATCTATTGGTGCACCATAAATATCTGCCCCATACATAGTCCTTTTAGCTGCTTGAGTATACTGATTGGCATCCATCCCGTTGCCCGATTGCTTAGCCATAGAAGCCAGCCTAGAATACTTAACATAAGTTAACATATCTGAATATTCTTCTAAAGCTAATTCCTTCTTTCTAGTCTTTGGAATATACCTTTCACCTGTTATCTTTTCTTTTATATTTGATATTAAAGAAGAAGATAAACCAACAGCTGCACCAACACCACCAGATAATGCTTTTGCCCTTGGAGTCCTACCTAAGGTGCTACCAATAAATGATAACATACCTGCTGCTGTTATCGGATTTCTATCTGACGCCTTTTGAATCATTGGCTTTATGAAACTTTCATAAGGTTTTTGCCATTCAGGAAAAGTTGAACCATAAACATTTCGTCTTTCCCAATCTTCTTGAGCTGTACGCCTTTGAAGAAATTTAGTATTAAATAATGTATCTCTATGTGCTAAATATTCCATGGTTCTTCCAGCATTATATTTAGCGCTAGATAAACCCATTTCAGATGCCGTTTTGTCCTTATACTTATAGGGACTAAATTCATATTTTTTTGTAGTTTCAGCTAATCTAGCTCTTATTTCTCCTACCTTTATTCTTTGATCTGGTGATAAATTTTGAGAATCTATTGATGAATTTATTTTCTTAAATTGATCCGAATACGGCGCAACATCAGCCAGTATACTTAGCTGATCAAGTAATCCATACTTACCAGTAGAATCAGAATTAAGATTATGCAATCTCTCATATCCTACTCCAGGCAATCTTAGCTCACCTTCTTGCACCTTAGTGAAAGGATCGCCCCTTTGGAAGTCCGTAAAATATTCTGCCCCCGGCAAAAATGGATATTGCTGCCCCATAGTATTTTTTATTGGGTTGATATAATCTATACCAGTTCTTTCTTTAGGAATAAATCTTCTAACTATTTCAGAAAATTCTAAGTTGCCTAACGCACCTTGTGCAGGTAAGGGAACATCTCCTGCTCCACCTAGATTCAAATCCCAAAAAGCTCTGCTACTCCCATATGCTTTACTTGATGATTGTAAAGTTGATCTATTAGGTTGAAAATCTTTTTTACCAAAACCAAATTTTTCTCTAAGACTAGAAAAACCAAATCCATATATACCGGCCATTTCCTGTGCCCTATAACCAAATTCTCCCAACTGCATAGACCCACTAATTGGTGCACCAGCAGCAACAATAGGCGGTGACATTATCCCACGCTGTTTAGTTGGGCCATACGCCATTTCAGCTAAAGGGCCATTTAACCCAGCGATAGATCCCTGAGTTAATACTGATGCAGTGTTGCGCGGATTACCAGCTGCACTGCTATATCCTGCGTTTATACCAGATATTGCACCGTTACTAAAACCTCCACCCCCTGAACCACCGCCAAACCCAGATGAACCGCCCCCTATAGCACCACCGATGTAAGCAGAGCTGTCGTATGCGCCAGATTGACCGACACTCACATAATTAGACAGACCCTGAGTTAATTCATCAGCATGCATCATCTTTTGTGGCTTTAGTATTCTACCCAAGGTAGCATTCAAAGCTGGTACAGCTGGACCAAATGGGCCAGTAAAATATTCACCAGTTACAGGATATGGTCTATCTTGATAATGTTTTCTTTCAAATCTATATGGGTCTAATGGTCTAAGTGGAGATATGTCATTGTAGTATAAGAATTTTTCCATTGGGCTTCCATAGGTATCTGAGGTAAACATTGCCCCAGCCTCTAACCTCTTATACCAAGAAGGCCTATAATAATTTACTTTTCCACCTTTAAACGGAGTGTTACCAAGAGGCCAAAAACGCCCTTGCCTTATCGGCACCATACCTTCTGTTAACTGCTCTTTCTTTTGCTCAAATGTCATTCCTCCTGGAGTAATCCCAGAAACAATTGATCTAGCTTCGACTAATCCACGAGCAGCTTTTGTCGTAAAAAATGGAGAATATATTCTTTGCCCGTTTTCGTCTTTACCATTGGCAGCTCCACCTATTGTTCTGTCTACTGTAAGTGCGGTAACGCCTGCTGCATACAGCGGCAATACCCTCTTGCCAACCATTCCCCTCATGTATAAGTCTAGGGGACCTTTATATTTGCTAACGTCTAATTGCCCGCCCAATGTTCCAAAGTATCTATTTAATCTTTCTACACCTTGAGACACAGCTGTTGAACCAGTAGAATAGTTTGAAGGGTCTTTATAAGTCCCTATACCCAAAGCACTCTTTAATGCCCCAAAAGGATTCTTGTCAAATGCTGTCCCAAATGTAGGTGCAAAAGTTATTTTTTGACCAGAACCAAATGGATCTACACCTAAACTATTTGTTGTATGTGGAGCTGTACCAAAAATCTTTTTGCCAAAAGGAACCAAGGAGGAAAAAGGTTTTCTAACACCAGTATTAATTGAGGCAATTGTTCCCTTTGTAAATGGTTCAAAAAGTTTTTTTGCACCGGCGCCAGTAGTTGAACTTAATCTTTCCATCAATTCTGTTACTGCTGCCCTAGAATTTTCTATAGATGCAGCACTCTGCTTATATGTGGTAAATGCGCTTAAATTAAATAGTGTTGATAAAGCTGCGGCTTGTGCTTCTGCGAATTTTGAAGCTGGTAAAGTTTTCTTTAATTGCTGAAGAACACTCTGTATATTAATGAACATCTCATTAACACCAGATCCACCATTACTTAACGCTGCATTTGTTTGCGAAACATATCTAAATATTTCATTTTTTAATTCATCGACACGAGTAGTAATTGTGGAAGATTTTGCGCTGAGCTCAGACATTCCAGCTGCATCTGATTTTAGAATATTTTGTATTCTAGAATATGATTTTGTTATAAAACTTGAATCAAGACCTTTAGCTTTAGCTTGCGCTTTAAGCATCGGAATCATGTTGCCTAGTTGCTGAGCATACTCTTTAGCTTGTTGTGGAGTTTTGATAGAAGAAATTCTGCCCAATCCAGCAATACCAAATGTTTCTGGCATGCTAGTTTCCAGCTGTGCCATAATTCTATCGTCAAATCCGTAACCAAAAGTGCTTCTTTCAAATGATTCAACGCTTCGCAAAATTTGGGATTCATCATATAAATTACTTGGTTTCCCTAAATCATCCACCAAAGAATACTTGCCGTCAACTTTATCTAATCTAACCGATTTTCTTTGGCCACCTTCTTTTATTAAAACTTCTTCCCCACTCAATAAACGTGAAGTAACACTAGGGTTGTTTATGTCATAAGATCTTTTTCTAAATCTGGAAAATAAATTTAATAAAGAGTTTGGTTGTTCTGCGTCGACATCCATTGCCCCCTTAAATCTTCTAAGTTTACTTGAGCCAATTTCACCTATATCAGTAACTGATTCGCCACTCAATCCAGAAGCAAAACGAGCCTGCCTGCTAAGCATTTCCATACTCTGAGTTGGCAAGGGTCTATATGTACCCTTTAGTGTTTTGCCTGAAATTTCACCAGATTGACTGTCAGTAAAGTATGAAGTTATTTTTCCTTTTGTACCACGAGTGCTGTGCCACATGTGGAAGTCTGCAGTACTTCCGCTCAATTCACCAAAAGGCTGGACAGTCATACCTGGGGAGTATTGAAGCGGTCCCGCTTTTTTCATTTGAGCAAATGATCTATATCCAAACATGTCTGCTGGATTAATTTTAATTATAGGTACTTGTAACTCGCTAGCAAAAAAATTAGCTACTTTAGAAAAGGTTGTTTTTACGGCACTGAAGTCTAAGACTTGTCCACTTTTACTTTGATATACGCCGCCTAATTTGTTGAATCCTATAGATCTAGAAACAGGATCCGACACCGCCATTCTTCCAGCAAGACCACCTATTATTTCCTGCTCTCTCTGTGGAAGATATTTAAAATTTCCCCTTTCTATCGCTTCGCTTATTAACACGGGCCTTATGCCAAAGATATTTGAATTACCTTCAAATATACCTGAAGTCATTTTTTTATTTCTTACCAAAAATGATCTTAAATCATTGAAGTTATATGGGTCTAGACCTCTATTGACTAATCCAGATCTGATCAGATCATTAGATACTAAACCTCCACCAGCTTTATTTAATGGTATACCAAGAGATTGTGCTGTTTTTCTTTGTAAGAATTCTTTTTTTGCGCTGGTAAGGGGACCAACAAAATCTTGATAAGCTGCTTTTTGTGGTTTTAACAACGTAGAAGCAATATCAACCATATCATTTCTGGCAAATGAATTCCATTGATTGCCAATTTTTGTTGCAAGTGATTTCTTAAATTCTCTACTTGTGAAATATGTATTGGTTTCTTCAACTATATTTTGAAAAAACTTTCCGGGTGTTTGACCATCATTTTTTGCTAATTCAAAAAAATTATTATTGAATTCTTTTCCACCTTTTATATTTCTAAATCTTTCTAAAATTCCCTCAAAGTATTCGTCTCCATCTTTATGTATTCCTGTTTTTCCAAGTGATACACTATTGCTTGGATGAGTTTGGGAGCCTGGAGCGTTTGTTCTTAATTGCGTTACAAAATTATTTGCTTCTTTTTCGTCTATTCCTTTTGCAATTAATCTTCTAGATAAAAGTTGTCTATACTCTTTATTTTGTTGTCCTATAAAAAATTCTGATTTAGAAAAACTTTTATCGCCAGGACCACCAGCTCCTAAAATAGAAACTTGACTGGCAAAGCTTGACAATCTACTTGAATACTGAGATTGTATTTTTTGCATTGCAGCTATAACACTCTCGGCATGGTTGCCAGGGGAACTGGCAGCTAGTAATCTTCCATGAGCAATAGAGTTACCTAATGCATCATAGGCTTCCCCAAAGACTCTGAATTGTTGACGCCCTGTTCTAATACCTGAACTCAAACCCCTTAAAGCTGGAATGGAATCAACTAAACCAGCTTTATCATTTACGCCAAATGCAAGGGCTTTGGCATAGATGGTGGCTCTTTTTAGTCCTGGGTCTTTTGACGCAGCAGAAGCCCTGTACGCAGCTGTGGCGCCATGCCTAGCATCGTATAGTGCTTGGACTATCTTAGGTTGCTCATCAGCACCCATAGCTTTAGCGGCACTAGTAAAAGCCCCTGAAGTTTGTGCGGCCTTCTTAAGGAAAGCATTACCTGCGGTTGTTGCATCATGGCCAACCTCGGAAAGAATATCAGTAAGATCTAGATAGCCTTTAGCTACCTTTTGTTTTAAGGGACTCAGACTTGACAGGGAATTCATTGAATACTGGAAGGTATTAAGTGAGCTCTTAGCCGCATTTACAGTGCCACCTAAAATCTCACCTGGCAGCACCATTGTAGCAATGTTGTTTACTGAAGTTTTTACAAAATCAGTTAATACGTCTGCTGGATTATACCAGTTTACTTTTTTTCTTTTATCATTATTTCCAAATAGTGGATCAGTTACAGCTTTTTGTGCACCATATAATGCTGGAAGTTCATAGGGCATTCTTCTTCCAGCCCTAATCATCCTTTGTTGCATTTCTTCTTTAAATGACCAGATTGATGCCGGCTCGTTAGTTAAACCCCTTCCTGCTTGTTGGAGTTCATTTTTTGTAAAAGAATAACCAAAATTTTCAAAAGTAGAATGAGCACGACCCATGTAGCCGGTAGTTAATTCATCACCAATTTTATATACTAATTTTTCGTAAGGATCATTTACGCCATCAATTGCCCTTTTAACACCCTGCAAGGCATCAAGATGTTTCCTAACATCTATCATGTCTTTTATTAAAGATGTACTACCGTGCGTTTGGATTTTTTCAGCTAATTTTAAGCCACCTTTTCGGAGCATAGTTGCGCCAACACCAGCAACTAAAACAGTTGTACCCATGTGCGCAAAAAAGCGCATGACTGGATGCCCATTTAGGGCTTTACTTACTACTCCGCTATCTTGAGATATACCTTCTGTTTCGCCGTCACCAACAGGTATGTCACGAGATGATATACCATTACCAAGACTCTGTAATGGCCCACGATCTCTTATCAAAATATTCTCCTACTACTTCATGCCCCATAGCTTTTGAGCGATAGGATCCTGATAGGCTGCTTCACCTGGTTTTTTAGACAGATTATGTCTTGCTTCACTTGTTCTTTCCTTTAGAATTTCTTCTTCCGGATCAATCAATTGCAGGTTAATATTGCTAGGTTCTACGCCATTTATGCTTTGCTGAATTTCTATAATCTTTTCAGATAAAGCAACGTTTTCTGCCAATTGAGAAAAGGTCATCTTGTCTAAATCGCCAGGACTGTATGCATGTATAGTAGCGAGCACAAAGGCCTTCATTAAGCTTCTTACTTCATTGGCTTTTTCCCTTTTGCCCTCAAGTATATCTTTAGCTATCTTAGCTGAATAGAAGCCAGAGACATCTACCACCTGCTGGGACAGGGATGATATCAATCCAGGAGATAAAGAATTCACATCAAAATCGCTAGGGTAAACAACCGCAGCTGCCAATATGACATCCTCTACATCAGCAGAAGAGTGGTCTTGCGAATTCTTATATTCTACAATTTTATCGTATTCTTCGAATGTTAATTCCCTAAAAAAGATATCTTTACTTTTTACATTAATACTAAATATAGAACCATATCTTTTTTTTAGTTCATATAATTGTTCTGGATCCATATTCAATTACAGTTGTCTCACCTCAAGAGCAACAAAACCGGATGCCTCTAAGACTTCTTGAGAAATTAGAGAAGGAACTCCAGCCATAATACCTGCAGTATTATTCTTGTCATACGGAGGATACAGCGTGCAAATTTCTGCAATTGCTTCCTCATTCCACATATTAGCTTCGGCAGATGAAAGCTGCCCAGCTTGTACTAACTGTTCCATTTTTTTCACCAAAGTTTTGTATTCAAGTCTTGATAAAACACGCCAAACAATGTGCTTATCAAATGACAACGAAGTTACATAAACTTCACCATGGATTTTCTTCCACTCTTTTATCATGCCCGCATTAGGGCCGCCATCCCAAATTTCTTGGGAATCTTCCAGGTCTTCGATAGAAGTTGATTCCTCGATTACCGGTTCATCTAGCTCTATGCTGCGAGAGACTTCGACTACTTCGTCAATGCCTATTTCTTTTGCTAATTCTTCATTGTTTGAAATGGTAACTTTTCTTTGACTAGCCATAATTTCTCCTAATAATAAAACTTAGATCACTGTACATTCTACACTAGATATTATATATAATCAACTTTATATGTTTAAATTATTTGCTGAAGCAGTAGATGTTGCTGTAGCTGTTTTTGAATCAGAAGCATTTGTGGGTGTTTGTGTCTTTATGAAACCTAAATTAACTTCTGAGAAATATAGGTCCCTAGCTATAAATTGATAATTTTCTACAACTGCTTGACCACCCGGGACAAAAGATGTAGTCATACCAAGCAATTGGACTTCTTGCAATATTACCTTCATAGCATTAGTTTCTTTGCCAAATCTCACCAACCTATCATTGACATCTGACGCAATCATTCTATCAAGATTGTCATTAATTACATTTGTAGTCCCAGAAAAATCCCTAGGGCTCAAAGATGCCTCTTGAGCACCATACAGAATTACGAAGTTGAAAGGGGGGTGAGCACTAAAAATATTATGACCAGAATCTATTACTTCCTTCTTCATGGGGTCTGAGGTGAGCCTATCTAATTGGCTATAGGACCAATACTTTTGTATATTTTTTTCATCTTCTGGGGATTCCATTTTAGATCTTAGGGGAGAAACAACACCAGTACCACCCGATTGTGGGGTTGGATTTTTAGATCTTACGTCTGTAGCTTTTTTTATTAGATCTGTCATTCTACTTGGATACCTACTAAACAATGTAAACTCACCACTGATTATTCTTGTACCATATAAAATCGAGTCATAATTATATGACCAAAAACCATAGATCGGTTGCTTCTCTTGCTTAATGGCATATGCGAATGAACCTATATCTAATTCATCCTCTGGTTCAAATAATCCATCCATATAAACTTTAATATCTTCACCTGAGAAATAATAATCATAATAATTACTAAATCTAGAATCTATATCTGTTCCATTGGAAGTGCCAGACCAAACTGTATCTAAATCAGATAGCGGGTTAAATCTATCAACCATTTATTACTCTATCCGTAATAAAATTGCTATACATAGCCGTGACTGTTTCTCCATTATCCGTATCACCAAAAATATTTCTATTTATATTTAAGATATTATCAGATTGTTCTTTAGTCGTATTGCCATATTGTTCTTTTTCATTTGCCATATGAACCATTGGTTGAATTCCCCTAGCCATAAAAGTATATGTTTGTTCAGTTATCAAGTCGTCGATAGACATCGTTTGACCTTCGTCAACTATAGTTATACCATATATTTTCATCTTAGATGCATTTCCGTATTCATTGAAGAATGTCAATACTACATCAAATGGTGGCAACATGTCTGCTAAAGGAGCAAAAAAACCATTACTTCTTGCAAGATAATCTCTATATTGTTTAATCTTATAAAAAGCATATTCGTTAAACACAGTAAAAATTAAAGATCCAGCTATTGTTCTGCCACCCTTTATAAACGCTCTAACATTAGAGTGCCCCAGTGTTCTAACCGGACTGTTCTCCCTATGTATAGAATAGGATATAGTTTGTAATTCACCTATATCTATAACATCTCCTGCGGAAGTCACCTTTCCATCTGGGCCCATTATAGGTGGGATAATCATTGTGGCAATTGTGTCAGCACCAGAAAATGACATGTTGCTTAAAGCAGATTCCATATCATAGGATGCGGTATAACCTGTATTTGGATTAACCGAAGAAAGTCCTTGGGTGTAAGCTGTGTTTGTTATATTTTCCATAACTACCTAACTGTTCCCTAAATGAAGAATGCATGAGAGATAAATCCCTCATGCATTCTCAAATAACTTTTAATACAACTTATGGACGGATGATACCAGTATTCATATTTGCGTTCTTCAATGCATCTGCGCTAACTATATCGCTTAATTTCATTGAGCTATCTGAAGTTGGATCAACCTTGATGGAATACATAGGACCCAATTCTCTGGCTACGTATGTCATCGTTTCTTCCACGACGATATCATCCATCGAAGCGCCAGAACCTTCATTCAAAAGTTCAACGCCATAGATAGATCTTACCGCTGCTTGTCCATATTCGTTAACAAATGTTACCGTAATGTCGAATGGTGGGATTTGGTCAGCGTAGTATGGTGTCTTTTGCACAATGTCTTTAGTATATCCATTACCATCTTTGATACCTGGTATTCCTCTGCCAACAGCTTGTGCGCCATCTCCAGGAAGAGTATTATGAGCTCTAGTGAAGAATTTTTGGCTAGTAGCTGCTGAACTAGCATTCTTATCTAACATGGTGTAAAGTGCTGGACGATCAAAAACCATGAATATTAATGATCCTGCGATGCCACGCTTTCCTCTTGAGAAAGATCTTGGGTTTGGTGAACCCATCGTATAGATGGGAGCTTTTTCTCTTGTTACGGAAAAAGTGATACCCGAAAGGGCACCAATTTCTACTCCGCCAAAAGTAGCAACAATATCTGCACCTGAAAAAGTAGTGTAAGTATTGAGGTATTTATTTACTGGTGTGTAATCTCCTGAGGCCATATGTCACCCTCCAATCGGTATATTATATGTTAATGGCTAATTGTACCTGTATCGAACTAAGTTCAAATGCAGGTGTTAATACGAGGTCAATAATCGCCAAGTTATCTACTGGAACATATGTGACATTAAAATCACTTTCCAACAAGGCACCTTTTAGTTGCATTCCTCGTAAAGCTGAAGAAATCGCTGTTTCCATTGAATTTCTGACTTGTATAGTCGATGGTTCACCAATAAATCTTTGGCAAACTTGACGGATCAATTGTCCGGCTTCATCAACAATTCTCTTGGTGGACAATCTTAAGTAATCAGAATTGTCTGCAGCGAATGTAACTGCACTACCAAAGACTGCAATCTTGTTAAAGTTTAGAACAACTGAGTTTAACCCTGCTGCACTTATAGCTTGTTGCTGTGTTCTTGTTGGGGCATAACGCACGCCCTGTACATTGTAAAGAGCCTTATTGGTTATACCAGTGTATGAAGGTGTTCTCGTAATTGCTGCAGCTAATGACGCTGCACCATTTGAATAACCATAATCTACAGTACCAGAACTTGTGGTAGTTGAATAACCAACAGGCTTAACTTCAGCTACGACTATAGTCACATATGAACCAATAACCTTGGTCAAAGCATTATTCCTATCTGCAAGACCACCAAGTGAATGACTACCATCAAGATGTGATGCAACTTGTGTTGCAGTCATTGACTCTCTAGTGCCAGAAGAATATGGCTTGACACCCATAACTGCAACACAAGGATTAGTATTCTCAGCTATTTCTTTAACCTTCAAACCAACTTTGTATGCCCAGTTATTTGCTGTTGTAGCACTGTTGTTTGCATGGAAGCAATATTCATCAGCGTTAGGTGTTGCACCAGTAGTGCCATCCCAATCCACTGAATTACCACCTCTACCCCAAGGGACAATAACATCTGGTATTGCAGCTTCAGCTGCAGCAAAAGCGGCATCAAAAACTGATCCGCCAAAATTTGCGCTAGTTACAGCACCCGTGGTATGGTTCCATTGTGTATCTAGAGGAAGTGGGACTAGGTGGATTCTATCTGCACCTGCAGTAATCAATTCAATAAAAGCTTTATGAAGATCTGAACCTTCACCAAAGGCTGTTATTACATCTTTTTCAGTTGTTGCTTGGACAACATCAAGATCGGATACATTACCTGTTCCATCTGCATTGTTTCTTTTAGCAATTGCCACAACTCTTGGTCCCGCTGGGATATCTTGTCTGGAAACGCTATAGAAACGATCCCTGATTAATGTTGTTACGCCTGGTACAGCCATGTTATTTTCAACCTCCGACAGAATAAGTCTTGTGATATAGTAACAACAAAGTTATAAAAATAACTATGATTATAGTTTATCGGGACTTTTTAATATATGTTTATTGAGATGGGGTAGCTGTATTCTGTAAATCTGTATAATTGACAGAAATATTCTGATAATTAGGAGTTGCATTTTGCAGCAGTTCGACCTCATAGGCCATATATTGCCTTACATCTATTGCTATCTTATCTATGGTCTCCGATTGAGCTGCAAAAGTCTTTTCCGTAGTAAGCATATAGGTTACGGTTCTTTTGTTAAGATCTTTTTGGTCTCTATTTACCTCAGAGTCAGATAACCTTCTAGAGTATACAAGCTCCGAAGCTCCTATCTTTTTAAAGATAGGAGTATATTCCAGCATAAAGTCCTCAAAAGCTTCTATTAAAGATTCAACCAGATATGCGTTGTCGTGATCATCACAGATCGAAGATGGGTCTTGACCGTAAGATACTCCAACTGGAGTTATGGCTGTAAAGGAAACAATATTTTGGAATCTTTGGCCATAAACATAAATATTATCATTGGTGATTTGCCTCATCCTAGGCTTAGGTTCTACGGAATGAGCTTTTCTTAATTCTAAAGAATATACTATGATTGCGCTAGTATTATCATATGAACCAGTATCTGGATTATACCAAGTAAAAGCATTATCGCCACTAGATGTAGCTTTTATCGGATAATTAGGATGACCATTTTCCCATAATGATTTAACTGCAGCTATAAATTCTAGGTATGTTAAATTACCTTGAGCTTGCGAACTAACAGCCGTTCCGCGCGAATCAATAGCCGTTCCGAACTTCGGCATATCGAAAGGTAATTGAGCCATGTTACGCCGCCGGTCCAGCTGATAATGATAAATTAATTCTCTTTAAACCCAAAGAAGAAGTAAGATTAATATAAAATATTATAGCACCTTTTTCGTTTGTTGCTTCCTCAGCTTTAAATTCAAAATCAACTAATGTACCATTACTCTTTAATAATTTTAACATATTGATAACATTTGATACTACTCTATCATAACCAAATTTCCCCAATGAATCTTGGCTATAAGCTTCGACCTGACTTATTACATATGATGTAAGTCTCATTTGTGGAATTTTAGAAAATGTTGAATTAAGACTAGACAAAGTGTAATCGCTAGTTAAATATACTTCATAGACATTACCTCTGCGAGATTTAACTCCCCTAAATGCTGTATTGATTCCTAAAATATCTAATCTTCTTAAATCAGAAGAACTCAAATCGGCGCCGTACAAAGACATTGCTCCCGGTATTCTCTTCCTGGTTAAGCCCATGTTTAAATCTGATTTAACTATCATACCAGCAACTGCTGCAGATAAAGAACCGGTATATGTTGCATCTATTTGTGAATGTGAAAATAATGCTTCACCGTATACCGGCATAACATACCTACCTATATCGGAAGCTATCTGAGCTCCATTATTTGTATATGTAGTGTATTTAGTGGATAAATATTTATTATTTTCAATTAAAGTTATATCGTCAGGACTTATACCATTACCTCTGGTCCCCATGATGCCAATCTGCACATAGCCAGTTTCGTTATGGAAATCATTACAATAGTGAACAAGTTGGGAAAGAAAATCTACTCCACCAGTTTTTATAAAAGAGACTTCTAATGGAACTACAACATCTATAAAATCCAAGTCCTTTATAACGGTGTATGTGGAACAGAGTCTTTCGTAATATTTTTCATAAAAAGTTTTTGCAATAGAGTTTGAACCAAGAAATAAATATCCATTATTTCTATCATTAACATTAGCTACATATTCTGACATAGGTGCGACTGCACAAATAAATATACTTCTTGCGCCAGCACCATAGGCATCAAAGACGCCTCTAAGTAGCGGGCTATTTTTATCTGCGGATAATAAATCAATCGCATTTTGCATAGAGGATATTTTAACTGGATTATTAAGTTCTAATCCATCAGCATGACCTAGTAATAAAATTGATTGAATATTACTTTGATTTAAATCATCATAAGAAGGCTTGTATGTTATCGAAGCAGATTTGTTTCCAAATGATTTAGAAGCTGATAGATTGTAAATACTATCTTTTAATTCAAATTGTACTTTTGCACTTAAAGAATTACCTGATATGAATGTGCTAGCAATAACGGTATATATACCACTAAACAAAGTGCTTTCAGCTTCTATATTTTGCGGTACAGTGTAATGGAATATAAATTCTGAACTTCCATTTCTAGTTATATATGCATTAGGGCTTGTTAGTTGAGTGGTTTGTAAATAGGAAATTGGTGATAATATATTTGCACCAAATTCGTCTACACCCCTATACACTGAAACTGTAACGTCAGATCCGCTAGCTATTGGATCGTAAGATATTCCGCTATTTAAAAGAGATTTGTTTACAGTTACCACCCCTGAAGTAACTGCAGATACACTATCTGATTCTATGGTTCTATAAGAAAAAGTTGTTAAACTAGGAATTTCATATACTGTATGTAAACCATTAAACTTAGTATTAACACCAGAAATTGTTACAGCTTGGCCAATTGAAAAACCGTGGCTAGAAGAAGTTGTTATTGTTGCCTTACTTGCAGTTATTTCAGTTCTAGAAATATTTTTACTAACTATTGAAGTTACCAATGACTCTCTTACATCTGGGATAAAAGTAAATTTAAACTGTAAACTTTGCCCCTTACTAACAATCAACACTTTAAACCTGTTTTTCTCTAGTAGCTCCGACTGTCCAAAATATTATCTTTCCGCCTTTTCCCCTCATAGGCGAACTTGTATCAATTACATATATTGTATATTTGTTAGCAATATTAGGTATCATTTCATATATTCTATCACCCTCACCTGGATTGACCAAAGATTCAAAATAATATATTACATTAGAATTAACTGCTATACCTTCAGTTTCCTCTTGAGCGGAACGCGCATTAGTCATGCCTCCAGGGAAAACACTTCTGGTGGTAACCTGCTCTAATGTATTTTCGTAATTGCCATTAAGTGTTTTTCTTTGAAGTAGAACATTGTACCCCCATTGTTTTAACTTTTTTGAAAAACTTTTTTGTAGATCAATCATAATTATGCAGACCCCTCTTAGGTATAGGATCATTGGTCAAGGCAGCTTTTCTACTAGATCCATATATATCTCTTTCTGTAAGATATGTAGTTCTTCCGGTATCTGGATCTATATAGTTCCTGGAATTGACAATTGGTAAATTTGGAAGACCTTTTGGTTGCATTCCTTTTGGACCAGTTTTTGCAGCTAACATTTCTTTTCTATATGCTGCTGCTAATTGGCACCAAGTTACTGCGTTACCCCTGTTTATGCTAGCTCTTGGAAAATTTCTTGCAGTTACAGTTAGGTCACCCAACTGCACAGACATATCATCATCGCCACCATAACTATAAGTTTTACTGAGATCGCATGCACAAGCTGCTTTTATGTATTCTAAAGAAACAAAATTAATACCAGAAGATGGATTTGATTCATTAAAACCATACACCTCTTTAACTTCAGTAGAATGATAATGCACAAGTTCGCCTATTTCCAGCAATGATGCTTCTGGATAGTAGGCTTTTAATTCTTCCGGATTCAAGAATAATGGATCTACGTCGGCTGCAAAATTCACTATTTGGTCTGACTTTAAAGTTATAACTGGCTTATATTCATCAGTGGAAGTGCTAACGTATAATTGCTGATTTACGGTTATAGATGTTCCACCAGAAATATTCCCGATAAAAACTATCTTATAAGTATCAGGTACAGTTGGCGTAAAATCATAGTAATATTCAGATGCTGTCAACATGGTAGCAGAAGTGGATATTATTTGTGTGTTATCAGATTTTAATATAGACACACTTACGCCAATTGGTGCTACGGCGATTTGCAAGCCAGTAGCATTATCTACGTCAACAAATTTTACCTTAATTCTTACCCTATCATTTACTAATACGGTGTTTATAGACATAGTCGCTCCACTTGGGTATTCCAATAGTTTAAATAGTAACAAAACCTACGGTATAATAGATACTTCTGCGCAAGCATTATTGTTAGTGTATATGTTTAAATAGTATTAAGAAATACTACTGCTTATTATCGATACCTCGGCATTAGCGTTTATTGATATTACCTGAGCTGATGAGATAGCTGCCACATCCTTATCCAGCACCGTTATAGAGATGACGCCATCTGGACTAGTGTCTAAACTTAATATGCCAATTGTTGTATAATTAGAATAATCTTCATTAGAAGAATAAAATATTGTTACATTATTTAATATAATTGGGCTTGAGAGACTACTGGCATATATTACCAGTGCCCCATTATATGTAATATTTGGAGAATTATATGCTATTGCTTCTCCGTATTTCATGTTTGTCCTTTAATTTCCGCCCTAATGGAATAGTAACAATTTAAATTCCAAACTAGCATCTTTATGCAAATATCAGCCAACGAGAATAAGGACTCATACGAAATTGTCACCAACAACCCATACAACTAAAGACTTCCTTACTCCCTTAATCATTGGTGTCACTCTATGAAAAACATAAGACGGAAAAACAACGGCAGAACCCTGCCCCATGTTTATTTTGATTGCTTTGCTCTCACCGTTTATATTTAATTCAAAGTCTCCACCTTGGAAACTTGTTTCATCAGACAACAAAATAGACAAACTCAATTTTCTTGTCAACATAATATCTGAAATGCTTTTCGTATTTTCAGATTTGTCGCCAAAAATCAAATCTGTATGCCAATCATATTTGTCCTGTGTTATAGAGTTATATTCTGCATATTGGATGAACTCGTAACCAACTAGGTTCATTCTAAAAAATGCTGAATTAACACTTTGAATAAAATGATTAACTTTTTCAAAAATCCACTGATTATTGTCTTTTGGAAACAAAAAACTATTTTTTGATTTTCTTACATCAATTAGGTTATTAGAGAAATTAACAGAAGGTTTTACTTTTGTTGTTTCATTACACAACTTGACAATTTGTTCACATTCTTCTTTCGTGAATACTAATTCCGAAAACACATGAGACCAAGATTGAACATGATTTGTTAATCCCTGATTTAACAGCATAGGAAACTACCTCCCTTGTTTATTAATCAGTATACAACACCCATTCTTGATTTGTTTCGTTCCACCAGTAATTACCATTGGGTTTCGGTATTGGTGCCTCCCAATCATGGTTTTCGTCTAATATCCATGATGCAAAAGGCGACCACGCTACAAACACATCCGAAATAGAGTCGTAGGTGAATCCAACATAAGGGTACTGCTTACGAAAATTATTGTTATATGAGCATTGTTTCCAATCTCCCTCAAAGCCAAGCGAACTAATATACGCTTGTCCAACTGGTTCACTTGCAGGAAAAGTTCCACCACCACAATTATCGTTTGCAACTACGAGTATGTTCGTTACAACATTATTTTCTACGAGTGCAAAATGTGCCATTACAGTGTAAAACTTCCTGATCCAGTAAATCTATAAACATGATAACCACCAACGTTTGAGTATGTTGCTCCGCTGTTTGTAGTGGCTTGGTTATAAGTGTTTGACCAATAGACCTCTACAGCACCACTACCGCCACCACCGTTGCCTCCATTTCCAGGCGGCCCACCTCCTCCACCATAACCAGTGTTTGCACCACCAGTACTACCAGCACCTCCACCACCACCACCTGCATAATAAACAGTGTTGTTTACTCCGTATGCACCAGCACCACCACCTGAGCGACCACCAGCGCCACCTATTCCACCGCCACCACCTGCACCTCCTGGGCCGCCTGAACCACCATTATTTCCAGTTACACCATCTCCACTACCAGCACCACCACCACTTCCACCACCGTCATATGAGCCACCACCACCCGATGCTCCACTGTTTCCAGCGCCATTATTTGTTCCACCACTTCCACCACCACCCGAACTAGGTGCGCCAGTCAAAGATGATGTTCCACCTGCTCCAGCAACACCTGCTGTATAGGTGCTACCAAGAGTCATAGATATACCCGAACCACTGCGATAGCCACCTGCACCACCGCCACCACCAGTAGAACTAGGGCCGTATTGAGGTGTACCAGCACCGCCTGAACCTCCACCACCGACAATGACATAAGAATAACTTGGTGCAGGATTACTGGTTATAAATGAATATACACTTGAAGCGGCTCCAGCACCAACACCGTTCACAGCCTTCAAATATAGAGTGTAGTTTGTGCCACCAGTTAAACCACTAACTGTTATTGGTGATGTTGCATCGGCTGGACTCAAAGCGGTATATGTAACATTATCAAGCGAATACTGGTAGTTTGTAATTGCATCACCACCATTGTCTGATGGTGCAGTAAAAGAAACAGCAACAGTTGTTGTCGCTGGTACTCCGCTCAATCCAGTTGGGGCGTTAGGAACAGAAACTCCAGCCCACAAAGATTGTATATTTCCACTAGACGAACGCCCAGAGCGAGGTGCAAGAGCACCACCGCTAACGGATTTACCACCTGAAGTGTTGCGTGAAATCTTAGCCATCTACAACGACCTTACGCTGTTATGCGATTAACATACCCGTGAATTACAATAACGTTTGTTGTTGCAGCAAAAGCCTTAACAACCTTGGCGGTAGCGTTGCCCTGCAAGAGTAGACCCGGAACAATTAGGTAAAGACCATTCTCAGCCTTAACCGTGTATTCAATATTGCCATCTGGTGCAGTTGCTTCGCCCCACTCAATTGTCAACTTTACATCTGATGCAGAAGTGTTTACTGCGTACAACCAGATTTCGTCAATGGTTGTTGCTGTTGCTGAAGCCGTGTGAACCGCTGTACCAGCGGTTGCCGTTGCCACAACTTTGATACCAAGACCTGTACCTGTGGTGCCTGCTGGTTGTAATGCTAGTTTGCTAAATGTTGCCATGTTGTTTGTCCTTTATCCGAATATTGAGCTAGCCAAAATACTTTGGTCGCTAGAAAAACCAGCAACATCATTGACCCACATTTATTTCTCTTTGCCTACAGGGTAATAGTAATACATAATAATGAGATTTCATTAAGAAATAACCAAACTGCTAGACGAAGTAAATGTGTGAATTGTGTAACTTCCACTAGTTGTAGAACTTCCACCAGTAATAGTTTTCCCTACAGCATCTGCTGTTAAATAACGGATAATAACAATTCCCGAACCACCTGCACCACCACTGGAACTGTCAGAACCTCCACCACCACCTGAACCATAGTTTGCTGCGGCATTGCCGCCAGCCAAACCACCACCACCATCAGGATTACCGCCGTAACCAGCAATGGTCACATTGGTACCATTTACTGCAGTAGAACCATTGATGTTGCCGTTTCTTGAACCTGCACCGCCACCGCCTGCCCCACGAGTAATTGATGTACCAGTAATAGAACTTGCTATACCTGCACCGCCACGACCACCATATCCTCCACCCCAAGGAATGCCTGCGCCACCTGCACCACCACCACCACCATTCCAGGGGCCATCACAGTTTCCACCAGCATAACCTTGCCCTGCGGTACCAACACTACCGTATGTATAGGCAGTTGTCCAAACACTACCATTCCATGCTGAAGATGCTCCACCACCAGAACCCCCAGTCGTACCAGATGAAGGATTATTTGAGGAACCACCATTACCCCCACCACCACCACCGAGAGAAACAACAAGATCAGCAATTGAAGAATTATATCCTGCGGTTCCACTAGATGTAGAACCAAGACCAACGGTAATAGCATAGGTGCCAACATTAAGGGATAACGGTGATTCTAAAGTTCCACCACCACCAGTTGATTCTCCAGTTACGGACGAACGATATCCACCAGCGCCACCACCACCTGCAACACCATAACTTCCACCTGAACCTCCTGCGCCACCACCGCCAAGAACAAGATATTGAATAGATATTGGAAACGTAGTTGTACCCAAACCCGCAAAAGCAGGGTTTACCCAAGACCCAATTTTTTTTCCGATACGACTTTTAGAACGAGAAATTCCCATTAGACCGTTATCGTTCCTTTTCCAGAAGTAAAAATGTAAACCTTGTAACCACTAAACACATTCTATAATAATTACTGTCATAACATATGTTATATCAGTCTGGTAAACTCACTTCCTTCCAAGAAGTGGTTTCTTCATCCCAATAATAAAATCCTTCAGATGGTCTAGGTGTTGGGGCTTGCCAATCATGGCTTGCATCCAACGACCAAGATGGGTAAGGTTGCGGGGCGATAAATACATCTGCCTCTTCATTATAAGTGAACCCAATACCCGCATATTGTTTGCGGATATTATTATTATAAGAAGTGCGTACACACTTTTGTCCACGGAACTCACCATAATACTGTTCCCAATCTGAGATGCTATCTACCACTTCATCCTCGTTGCGTCCAGTAATTACTTCGGTCACAATATTATTATTATCTAAAAATGCGTAATGTGCCATTATCAACTTACCTTTCCTGTATTTAAAATAAAAGTATAAACTTTGTAGCTACTAAATATATGATATAGTAATTCTTATTATACCATATGCTATATGTTTTTCATATTATAATTATATAGTAATTGTTCCTGTTCCTGATGTAAAAGAATAAACCTTGTAACCTGCTGGAGTTGTTCTTGTGTAAGTTAAACCAGCACCGATGGTTGTTATATCGGGATTTGTGTCGGGGTAACGAATAATAACTACTCCTGAACCACCATTGGCACCGTTACCCCAACCGTTACCGCCGCCGCCGCCGCCGCCTGAACCCGTATTTATTGTTCCAGTTGTTGCAGCAACAGTTTCAATGGCCGTGTTGTTTGTTGCGCCTGTTCCACCTCCGCCTGAACCACCAGCCGCACCAGCGCTACCGTAAGAACCCGCACCGCCTCCACCTGCACGGGTTACTGATGCCCCCGTTATTGATGATGCTACGCCACTACCCCCAACTGTTGGGTAATTATTTGTATAATCTTGGCCTTGACCTCCAGCGCCACCGCCACCAGTTCCACCGTGAGGCATTTGATAAGCCCCACCAGTCCAGTTTCCTCCACGATAACCTTGACCACTTATTCCTGTTCCACCAAGAGTTCCTGTACCACTACCTAAGTTTCCTACTCCGCCACCAGAACCACCGTTTGAAGATGCGGCTCTTTCAGATGTGAAAGACGCATAAGCCGCTCCACCACCAGTAGAAGTAATAGATGCAAATATTGAATCCGTTCCTGCGGTTCGTGTATTAGCAACACCTGAAGCACCAATTGTAATGGTATAGCCTGTTCCTATCGAAACATCCAATGATGATTCGGCACCAGCCCCGCCGCCTGAAGTAGCACCACTCATATTAGTCCTGTAGCCTCCTGCCCCACCACCACCACCAGCAAAACCGCCCGCACCACCGCCACCGCCTGCAATGACAAGATATTCAACAGGGATAATAAACAAGGTTGTACCCAAACCTGCACCAAAATTTATCCAAGAACTAATTTTTTTATTGGTTTCACTACGGTTACGAACTCCCATTACCAACTCACCGTTCCTGTTCCACCTGTAAATGTATATGTTTTGTATCCACCTGAAATAACTGGTCCCGAATATGAAAGTCCAGCACCGATGGATGTTAGGTTGTTAAATGTATCTGCATAACGAATTTTTACAATACCGCTACCGCCATTTGCACCTTGCGTACCATTTCCTGCACCACCACCACCACCACCCGTGTTACCACCGCCAACACCACCAGCAGCACCAGCATCACCACCAGCACCACCACCATAACCTCCACCTTGACCGTAAAAAGCGCTATATTTTGCATAACGAGAACCACCGCCACCGCCACCAGAGTAATCTCCGCCAGCACTAGAAGTTAAACCAGCACCACCATTTCCTGGTTGGTCGCCATATTGTGTACCAGCAGCACTTGCACCACCACCACCAGGACTACCAACAGGGTTGGTTCCTTGCGTACCTAATGTATAACTAGCACCATCCCAACCTTGTCCAGCATAACCACTACCACCAGTGCTGCCGTTAAGGTTTGATGCACCACCGCCTGAACCACCTGAAGCACCGCCAAGTGACCAAGGTGCACCATAACCACCGCCAGAAGATGTTATTGAACCAAAAGTAGAATTCTCGCCTTGACCACCACCGCCTGAACCACCTCCTCCAACAGTAACCGTGTATGAAGTTCCTTGGCTAACACTTAATGCAGATTCTGTCGCCGCTCCCCTACCCGAAGTATCTGAACCAATAGATGTGCGATAACCACCTGCGCCACCTCCGCCTCCAGACCAAGCGCCACCTCCGCCTCCACCTCCGCCTGCAACTACAAGAAATTGAACACTTGTAGGACCAAATGTTGTTGTACCCAAACCACCAAATTCACTATTCAACCAAGTACTAACTTTTGTATTAGTTCTAGTACGTATACGAAAAATGCTCATTAGACTGTGACCGTTCCTGTTCCTGCTGTAAATGTATAAACCTTGTAACCTGCTGGAGTTGTTCTCGTATAGGTCAAACCAGCACTAATGGTTGTTAAATCGTTCCAAGTGTTTGGATATCGTAGAATTACGATACCTGAACCGCCTGTACCACCAGATTTCCCACTACCATCATATCCACAACCTCCACCACCGCCACCAGTGTTTGCCGTGCCAGGACTTCCGTTTGATAAGAAACTTCCGTTTCCACCACCGCCAGCACCACCAGCACCACCATTACCACCTAATTCACTTGTCTGACCTCCGCCTCCGCCACCACCAGCGTAAGTTACAGAAGAACCTGAAATAGCAATTGAAACCCCAGCACCACCGACACCACCACCAGGAGCACTAGTTGCATTTCCACCAACTGCTCCAGCACCACCGCCAGCACCAGCAGGAAAACCACCCATTTGCACATGGCTTCCGCCGCCACGACCTTGGTTGAGAGTACCTGAACCAATTGGATAAGCGTTAGAAGGAGCGCCACCACTATCCTGTCCACCGCCACTACCACCAGTAGTACCGTTGTGACCCCCACCAGTAGAAGTTATAGAACTAAACACAGAATTTTGACCATTAACTCCCCCTGCACCACCACCACCAACCGTAACTGTATAAGAAGTTCCTGCAACAACAGCAAGTGCTGATTCCAAAGATCCACCACCGCCAGTAGTTGTAACGGTTGACCTTAGCCCCCCAGCACCTCCGCCTCCGCCAGATGAACCACCTCCACCACCTCCGCCACCAGCAACAACCAGATAATCAATAGTTGGTGTAACAAATACTGTTGTATCTAATCCAATACCATCGTTCATCCAAGTCCCAATTTGTGTGTTTGTCAACGTACGTTTTTCATAGAGTAAGTTACCCATTAGACCGTTACCGTTCCTGTTCCTGCAGTAAATGTATAAACTTTATATCCTGTTGGTGTAGTTCTAGCGTAGGTAAGACCAGCACCAATGGTGGTTAAATCGGCGTATGTGTTGGGATAACGAATAATAACAATTCCCGAACCACCGCCAGATGCGCCACCAGAACCAGCACCACCTTGCGTACCGCCACGAGAACCACCACCGCCACCAGTGTTTACTCCACCTGCAGTAGTTGAACCATAACCACCATTACCACCACCACCAGTTCCACCAGAAGATGCTGATGGAGCAGGATTGCCCCAGTCAATGTTACGATAGCCAGAACCACCGCCACCACCAGCATAATAAACAGAACCTGTACCCCTGATAGTATTTTCTGTTCCAGGACCACCGTTACCTGGCGAAGTGTTACCAGACCCGTTAACACCTACACCACCAGAACCACCGCCACCGCCATTGATGTAGTTATTGTAGGGTGACCATGTTACCGCAGCACCACCTGCATAACCCTGCACTGGAGATGTACTTGGCGTATTTCCTGAACCACCATTACCACCACCTGAACCACCATTGGCTCCAGCAGTACCACCACCAGCAGAAGTAGTAGTAAAACATGTAGAGGATGAACCATTGGTACTGGCACCACCGCCACCGCCAACAGTTACCGTAAAAGTAGAAAGCAATGCTGAATCATTAGTTCCTGTACGATAACCGCCAGCACCACCACCGCCACTATCGGTAGCACCGCCACCGCCACCTGCAACAACCATAAACTCAATAGGAACAGGAAAAGCAGTTGAGCCCAAACCACCAAAAACACTATTCAACCAAGTACCAATATTAGTATTGTTTAGCGAACGGGAATCATAGAATAAGTTACCCATTACCAACTCACCGTTCCTGTTCCTGCTGTAAATGTATAAACCCTATAACCAGCACGACTTACAGTGCTTACGGAATATGTCAATCCAGCGTCAATAGAAACAGGTACGGGAAGTGAATCTGGATAAGCAACAATTACTACACCAGAACCACCACCACCACCAAGAACACCGCAATTATTCGTTATTCCTCCTGCACCACCGCCACCACCACCAGTGTTCGTGGATCCTGCGTTTGCGCTGCTGCATCCAGAGTTGGCATCACCACCACCTCCGTTGCCCCCAGCGCCACCAACACCAGTACTATGTCCTCCACCACCACCACCGCCTGCACGAAATACGGCAGAACCAGTTATGGAGGAAGAAACTCCCGATCCACCATTTCCACCTGCACTACCATTGCCTCCCGCTCCGCTCGCTCCAGCACCACCACCTCCGCCAGCATTCATACCTGAAGCAGTACCACCGCTATTCCCTTGTCCTGCTGTTCCACCCGCACCACCACCACCAGAACGCCCTCCTCCTCCGCCAGAACCTCCACCCCCTGCTGCACCATTATCTCCACCACCATTACCACCACCAAATGCTGTGAATCCAAATGCAACAGAGGATAAACCTGCTGTTGGGGTAAATCCAGTAGTACCGCTAGCACCACCAGCACCAACAGTAACAGTGTAAGCAGTTCCACTTGCAGTCGCAAAAGTTCCAGTAAGCATTCCACCAGCACCACCGCCTCCGCCACCAGCCCAAACACCACCACCACCGCCACCACCAACAACAAGGTAATCAACAGCAGGGGCAAAAGTAGTTGTACCCAAACCACCAAAACCATTATTCAACCAAGACCCAACTTGTCTACCAATACGATTGCGAGCACGAGCATTAGACATTAGACAGTCACCGTTCCTGTTCCTGCAGTAAAAGAATAAATCTTATAACCACCAGTTACTGTTCTAGTATAACTAAGTCCAACGCTAATAGAAGTCAAATCAGCATAACTATCGGCATAACGAATAATCACAATGCCAGAGCCGCCTGACTGGCTACTTGCTCCGCCACCGCCACCGGTGTTTCCACCTCCAGTACTACCACCGTTATGACCTTTGCCGCCATAGGCATAAGTTACTGATGCGCCAGAAGCAGAACTAGTTCTTCCAGAACCACCAGAATAAGGGTCGCTGTTAGAACCAGTTGAACCCGCTCCCCCACCACCAGCACCAGCACCATCGGTGCCGTTTGCACCATTGTGACCTTGACCCGCCGTACCAGAACCGCCAGGATACCCACCACTGTTCCCACCCCCACCCCCACCAGAACCACCAGAAGAACCAGCGTTAGGCGCTTGATTCAAACTTCCGCCTTGACCACCTCCGGTTGAGGTAATTGAACCGAATACAGAGTTGGCACCATTGCTACCAGAACTGCTACCGCCAGTTCCTCCTGCACCAACAGTAACCGTATATGCAACCCCACCAGTAACACTGAGGGCTGATTCTAATGTTCCTGGAGTACCGCCACTCAATTCTCCAGTAATAGAACTACGATAACCACCACCACCACCACCAGAACCACGACCACCATCGGTGGAAATTCCACCACCTCCACCACCGGCAACAACAAGATACCCAATAGTTGGTGTAAAAAATGTTGTTGTTCCTAAACCTGTACCAACCCAAGCACCAACGCCTGTATTTGTTCTGAAACGAAGACCCAATGAAGACATTGGAGTAAACTACGCTGCTATACGGTTGACATATCCAAAAATCGAGATTTGATTAGCTGTACCAGCAAACGCTCTTATAATTTTGGCTGAAGCATTGCCTTGAACCAAAAGACCAGCAACTACAAGAACCAAACCGTTTTGTGCTGTCAAAGTTTGCTTAATCACATCTTTAGGTGCTGTTACACCACCATACTCAATTGTTAAAAGAATAGAAGCCGAATGGTTATTATATGCATACAACCAAACCTCATCCAACGTAGTTGCAGTAGCAGACGCTGTATGGATTGTTGTACCTGCTGTAGCTGTAGCAGCTACCAAGATACCCAAACCGTCACCTGTCGTGCCTGCTGGTTGTAATGCTAATTTACTAAATGTTGCCATATTTTTTCTCCTATGTTATCCGAATATTGAGCTAGCCAAAACTGATTGGTCTGAACTGAAATCTACCGCAACTCCAGCAACTGCCGTGGTAACGAATGCCGTAGTAGCAACTGCTGTTGTATTATTGTTAGCACTTTGTGTTGTAGCAATTGTACCCGTTGGAAGAGTTGGAGTCCCCGTAAAAGTTGGGCTTGCAAGATTTGCTTTGAGGGCATCTGCCGCATCAACATAAGCCGTTGTAGCAACTGCTGTGGTGTTATTAGCAGCAGTCTGTGTTGTGGCAATCGTTCCAGTAGGCAAGGTTGGAGTTCCCGTGAAGGTTGGACTTGCAAGATTTGCTTTGAGGTTGTCTGCTGTCGTAACAAATGCCGTTGTAGCAACTTTCGTTGTGCTATCAGCAGCACTTTGTGTGGTTGCGATTGTCCCTGTAGGGAGAGTTGGAGTCCCCGTAAAAGTTGGGCTTGCAAGATTTGCTTTTAGGGCATCTGCCGTATCAACATATGCCGTTGTAGCCACTGCCGTGGAGTTGTTGGCGGCAGTTTGGGTTGTAGCAATTGTCCCAGTTGGGAGGGTAGGCGTACCAGTAAATGTTGGTGAAGCCAATGCCGCAATTACAGTGGTGTTAACTGCTACTGTTGGCGTGGCGCCTTCACCTGAGTTATTGGTGAGTGTTACACCAGTACCAGCAACCAATGATGTTACATAGGAACCAGTTGTGTCGGTACCAAGATCAATAGCATCATTTACCCACGCTGTGCCGTTCCACTTAAGGAATTGACCGCTGGCAACAGACGTAATTGTTACATCCGCAACATCGTCAAGTGACGTAATAGTTGCTCCACCAACTGCTGTGGTAACAAATGCCGTTGTGGCTATTTGTGTCGTGTTAGTTCCACCAGCCGCAGTTGGTGCTAATGGTGTTCCGGTCAGCGATGGAGAGGCGAGTGGGGCGAAACCCGAAATTGATGCACCAGAAGGAATTGTTACCGTGCCAGTAAATGTTGGAGACGCCAATGGAGTTATTGTATTATAGGTTGATCCATCATTTGTGAATTCCCATACGTCACTACTTTCATTCCAGCGTAATTGAACCGCAGCAGAATCTCCACGCATAATTCGGACTCCAGCGTTTTCTGTTGGAGAACCAGTAGTAAAATTACTGTTTAAGTCAATAAGATTATCAGCAAGACTGATTGTTTCGCTGTTAACAGTCGTAGTTGTTCCACTTATCGTTAAGTTTCCACCAACAACAAGGTTGCCACTTACTTCTGCACTGTCGTTAATGTAAACTTTTCCTGTTCCATTTGCAGTTATAGATAGATCTGTATTTGTTGTTTTGCTACTAATTGTATCAGTATTTATTGCGCCGCCAAATGTAACCGCATTACCATCAGCACTTGTGATGTTTGTTGCTGCTTGGATAACTAAAGGACCCTTAATATTAACAACACCAGTTCCTGTTGGATCTAGTTCAATGTTACCACTTCCGCTTGTTCTTAACCCTAGGTTATTATCAATCGTGGCACTAACAATAATTACTCCTGATTCATCTTGGAGAACCTTCTGTCCGTTAACATATAGAGATCCTGGACCAACAAAGATATCTTTCCACACATTATCGACAGCACCTAGGGTATATGTATTGCTCGTAGCTGGGACAATATTTCCTGAGGCAACAGAAGTAATGTTAAGTCTACCAGTTAAAGATATATTACCAACGACTGTACCGGCAGAGTTTTTGAATTCTGCCAACGGAGCAGTTGCTCCAGACGCTGCCTTGATTACAAAAGATTCATCGTATACGGTAATTTCAGGTGCGGTTTCAACTCTTAAGCGGGCCATATTACTCCTAATTCTAGACTAAAAACAACTATGCTTATAGTAATGCATGAATTAAAAAGTTATTGTGTTATTCTCTTTAAATAATCTAACATTTTACCGGTATATTTAATGCGGCCAAAATGAGTTAAATTGATAGTTGGATCAACCCAAATCTTTCCACCCATCTTTTGCCAGTAGCGGCAGAAGCCATAATCTTCAGATAAGAATCTGCCATCGTCATCTACATACGAGTTGAACAGAGCGTAAGCATTTTCTACTTCATTGCCGGACAAAGCGCCTGTATCATCTTTATATTTTAATTTTTTATACTTCTTAAACATCTTATCAAATACTTGGCGCTTAATAACCATGAAACCAGTTCCAGCTTCATAGCATTCAATTGCTCCGTTATCAATATTTAATTCTTTTTCGCCGGGCTTAGTTAAATGAACTACATATCTAGTAGAGAACTCCATTAGATCACTAGCTGGAAGATCCGCTTGTGCGGCTTCTTTTACTTTATCCCAATTAATTTCCTTAATTGGATATGATGCGGTCATCACATCTTTATCATGCCACAAAAGTTTTATAATAGCTTCTTTGTCGAATTGAAGATCAGCATCTATAAATACCATGTGGGTAAAATCTGGACTACCCATAAACTTGGCAGCAAGGTTGTTTCTTGCGCGATTGATCAAAGAATCAGATATTGTACAGACTGAGTACTTTAAACCTATTTCCTTGAAATAAAGACAAGCTTGCAAAAAGCTCATCATAAAAGGTTCTGTTACGTGTGAGTCGTAACATGGAAGGGCAAAGAAAACATTCCATTCTTGGAGTTTTTCTTTAGGAATTGTTATGTTGATTTGTTTTTCGTCTACAGGCATAGAAATATTATATCACAAACAACGCCAATATTGCTACTTATGCTATAATAGTATTATCTATAAAAAATGAACAAACAAAGGGCTAAAAAGGAATGAAAAATTATGCATTTATGGCAGGATTGCCATATTAATGTCTATTCCCGTCTTGATTATTCCTGTCCTTAACAGATTTGACCTTCTTGAGCAATGTATTCAGTCAATTGATTATCCGATAGACAATTTGCTGATTATTGACAACAGCAACTCCTACATTTTGCCTGATGGACTATATGCGGGAAGCGTTCAGGTTTTAAACATGCCAGCCAATATGGGGGCTGCTGGTTCATGGAATCTGGGAATAAAGTGTTTTCCACATTCACCGTACTGGGTTATTGGCTCAAACGATACACACTGGAATTCTGGCGCATTGTTGAAGATGGAAGAATCTAGTAGCGAAAATAGACTTGTCCTATCCACAGAGGGATGGAACACATTTTCCGTTGGTTCTGAGGTTGTTAAAAGGGTTGGATTGTTTGATGAAAATTATCATCCCGCATACTACGAAGATGGCGACTACGCGGAAAGAATGAAGAAGTTGGGGGTTCAGGATTGGTTGGTGGGTTCTGAAGTTGACGTTAATTGTCTTGGCGCCTCAACGACCCTCCACAGCAACCAAAAGTTTGAGGAATTAAACAAAGTTACCAATGAATCAAACTATCAATACTTTTCAAGGAAAAATTCTTCCGATAATGAATTCTCTCTAGAATACCAATATCAGTTACAACGCAGAATAGACAACGAATGGCTTAAGGACTAGGATAAAACAATGGACAAACCGCATTTCAACGTAGTATTTGCAACACCGGGAGCAGGAATGACACCGGGATATGTGCGCAGTCTGCTCAAAACAACATACTTCCTCACCCAACAAGGGTTGACATGGAACTTTATGACCGAGTACTCCTCGCTTGTCGCCCACGCACGAGAAAAAACGATTGGTGGAACTGGATATCAAGACCGCAGCAACAGACAGCCAGGAAAAGGTGAGTGGACATACGACAAAATTATGTGGATTGACTCAGACATTGAATGGGAACCAGAAGACTGTTTCCGTTTACTTGAATCCGAAAAAACAATCATTTCTGGTTGCTACATGATGGAAACAGAAGAAGTAACCGTATATCCAGTTCCCCTAGGTAACCCACTACATAAGAATGACATACTTAAATTAAAAAAACCGTTCACCGTTCGTGGTGTCGGTTTCGGATTTCTTGCTGTTGGCGTCGGCGTTTTTGAAACCATGGAGCGTCCTTGGTTTTCCCAAGTTGAGGTTGAAGTTATGAATGAGGAAACTGGAGAGATGGAATACAAGTTTCCATTGATGGGTGAAGATTTGTCGTGGTGCGAAAAAGCGTACCGTATGGGTCACGAAATATGGGTTGACCCCCTTGTTCGTGTCACCCACCAAAAGACAATGAAACTCGTCTGGCCGCAATGAGTGAATACATGCCACCAATGGGGGGTAGTGACATCATGCTTAATGGGCTTTTGAGACATGTTGATGTTAACGCTTACAATGTGAATATTATTAGTTCACGTTGCCAAGAAGACTTAATCAAAGACGGCAAGATAAACATTCTTTGGCAACATTTAAGTTACAACGAACCACTCACCCAAGGCATGACAAACAAATTCTTTACAAGAGCAATTGATGCTTTTGTGTATGTGTCCCACTGGCAACATGAAAAGTTTAGGTATGTGTACCATATTCCAGTAAGTAATGCATTCGTAATCAAAAATGCTATTGAACCAATTGAATACATACCGCGTCAAAAGGGTGAGAAGATTCGCCTTATCTACACCTCTGCGCCATTCCGTGGATTAAATGTTTTATTGGATGCTTTTGAGTTGCTTAATAGGGACGATATAGAACTGTATGTGTATTCGTCAACCATTGTGTACGGAACCAACTACGACAATGTTCATAGCGAAATATATGAGCCGTTGTTTGAGCGTGCAAGAAACATGAAAAATGTTCACTACATGGGGTATGCAAAAAATACCGAGATTATTAAGGCTCTTCAGTCTTCCCATATTTTTGCTTATCCAACGATGTTTGAAGAAACATGCTGTTTGGCAATGATTGAGGCGGGCGCCGCTGGATGCAAAATGGTCTCACATAATCTTGGTGCGGTTTATGAAACTGGTTCGGAATTTGCCCGTCTTGTTCCTATACGCATAGAGGCAGATGAACTGGCATCGGAGTATGCGAAAGCGTTGAGTGAAGAAATAGATTCTTATTGGGAAAAGACTGATTTGCTGAAATGGCAATCAGATTTCTATAACAACTTTTATTCTTGGGACAAGCGAAAAGTAGAGTGGGAGACTCTGTTTTCTCGCCTTACCTAAATTTTACCCAGGCTTCGTACCCTGGTGGGGTTTCAACTTGGGGGGCTAGTATTTTACCGAAGTTACTTGGCGGCAGATATGCCGATTGTTGTCTTTACTTGTAAACGCAGAGGATATAACTGTCGGAAACTACGTCTTCTTCTGTCGGCTCCATAGTTTCACGGTCCATGACTTTCCCGGGAACCAGAGACTGGAACACCTCGTATGTGTGTCCTCCTGCGGTCATGTACGCTTCGAGTTGGACAAGCGTTTGCTGCCAATCGTTCGCATGTGCGCCAGCGTCTTGAATGTCCTCAATGAGATACATTCCGCCAGTCTTAATCGCTGGGAAAAGCGCCTGAAATGTGGTGACGGTATTTGCATAGATGTGTGATGCGTCGTCAATGACTATATCAAACTCAACAGCGAAGGCTGCCTTTAGGGCATCAAATGATTCTGCAACTTCCTGGTCAACAACATGCGTGCTGATTTTGCCAGAATTAAATAATTGAGACTCTTTTTTGTCTGCACCGTAGATGTTCGCAGATGGGAATACCGAAGCCCAAGCGTTGAGGTCTGTGTGCTGAAGTTCATTTAAAAATAAACCAATTTCAAGAAAGTTGCTCACAGTCTTGCCGTCAAACAGGTGTGCGAATACCTTGTCGTATCCGTGCCCGGATGCCTTATCTGAATACGAAGCATTCAGGGCGGTAGCGATTGTTGTTGAGAGTGCCTCGTCGAAGGCGTAGGTTCCGTGTAGTTTCATAGACAAAATTGTAGCACGGAATGGTATCCGGAGTGTGAAATGTCCGGTAGGTGGGAAACTTTGTTTTCTCGCCTCACCTAATTTTCACCCAGGCTTCGTATCCTGTTGGGGTTTCAACTTGGGGGGCTTGTATTTGTGTTCTTGCGAAATCTAGTGTTCTTAGTAAACCACTATTGCCAGCGATAACCGTGATGTTGTTGTTATTGGTGACAAAGCGAATTGCAGTGCTATAACCAGATGTTCGTGTTGTCCAAGTTGCGGCATCGGTGGAAGTTCTTATTTGACCACCATCACCACCTGCAAACCAAAGATTATTGCCGTAGGCAACCCAGTTGATGGCTGTAGTACCAAAGTTTGGGGTTCTGGTTGTCCAGGTTATTGCATCCGTGGAGGTGCGGAGTTGACCAGTATTTCCACCAGCGACCCAAAGACTATTTCCGTAGGCAACCGAGTAGACGGCTGTAGTACCAAAGTTTGAGGTTCGTGTAGTCCAAGTTATGGCGTCAGTTGAGGTGCGGAGTTGACCAGTATTTCCACCAGCGACCCAAAGACTATTTCCGTAGGCGACGGAGTAGATGGCTGTAGTACCAAAGTTTGAGGTTCGTGTAGTCCAAGTTATGGCGTCAGTTGAGGTGCGGAGTTGACCAGTATTTCCACCAGCGACCCAAAGATTATTGCCGTAAGCAACCAACATGATATCGGTTATACCGAAGTTTGAGGTTTGTGTGGTCCAAGTTATGGCATCGGTTGAAGTTCGGAGTTGACCAGTATTACCAGCAGCAACCCAAAGGCTGTTTCCGTAAGCGACCGTGTTGATATCGGTAGTTGCGCCAAAGGCAGAGGTTTGTGTTGTCCAAGTTACGGCGTCGGTTGAAGTCCTCAGTCCACCAAGACCACCAACGGCGACCCAAAGATTATTACCGTAAGCGACAGAATAAACGTTACTTGTACCAAAGTTGGCTGTTGCTGTAGTCCAAACTAAACCAGACAATATATCGTTTGGTGACAACGGATACAACTTTCTAACAAGAGCGGCGGTTCTTGGTAAAATTTCTGTACTTTTAACCCATGATTTACCTAATATGTTTTTGTTTCCAATTGGCAAAATAGCATAAGCACCAACAGACAGTTGACCACTTTTTATCTTTCCCACTCCGTTATTCATGATTTTACCCACATCCCAGTTTGTAATGGGATTGAATATTGGTTTAAAGAGGGAGAACGAATTTGACCACTCTCACCAGCAGCAACCCAGAGGCTGTTAGCGTAAACGACCGAGTTGATGCCTACTGTACCGAAGTTTGAGTTTTGGGTGGTCCAAGTCACGGCATCGGTTGAAGTTCTAAGTTGACCAGAAAGACCAGCGGCAACCCATAAGCTGTTTCCGTAAGCAACCGTGTAGATGGTTGTAGCACCAAAGTTTGAGGTTTGTGTAGTCCAAGTAGCAGCGTCGGTTGAGGTTCTTATTTGACCAGCAACACCAACAGCAACCCAGAGATTGTTCCCGTAGGCGACTTCGTTGATGATTGTGGTGCCGAAGTTTGAGGTTTGTGTAGTCCAAGTTATAGCGTCAGTGGAAGTACGAAGTTGACCAGCACTACCAGCAGCAACCCAAATGTTGTTGTCGTAGGCGACTTTGTTAATGGCTGAAGCACCGAAGTTTGAGGTTTGTGTAGTCCAAGTTACGGCGTCGGTTGAAGTTCTAAGTTGACCAGAAGCACCACCAGCGACCCAAATGTTGTTGGCGTAGGCGACAGAGTTGATGGTTGTAGCACCAAAGTTTGAGGTTTGTGTAGTCCAAGTAGCAGCGTCTGTTGAAGTTCTCAATTGACCAGCAACACCAACAGCAACCCAGAGATTGTTCCCGTAGGCGACCGAATTTATGACTGTGAGATTACCAAAGTTTGATGTGCGAGTTGTCCAAGTTATTGCATCGGTTGAGGAACGAAGTGTTCCATAACCTCCGACAGCAACCCAAATGTTGTTGCCGTAGGCTACAGAGTAGATGATGTTAGTACCAAAGGTAGATGTTTGTGTTGTCCATACAAAATTCTTTAATTTCAACAACTTTTGACCAAAGTTTTTATTGATTCCTCGCTGATATAATTTTCTGTTAACCCCATCCAAAGATACCCAGCCAACTCCTGGGCTACCAGCAGATGCAATTACCTCGCCAGTAAAATATTTATCTGGCACCCTATTCCCAAATGTTCCTTTGTTCATGGCAGGACATATCCAATCGTGTTGGTAAATGAGTAACCACGAATACTTTGATTATTTATAGAAGTGCGAAGTTGACCTGCTTGACCACCAGCAACCCACAGGCTGTTTCCGTAAGCAACCGTATAGATGTCTGTAGTTGCACCAAAGGCGGAGGTTTGTGTAGTCCAAGTTATAGCGTCTGTGGAAGTTCTGAGTTGACCCGCACCACCAACAGCAACCCACAAGTTGCTGCCGTAACTGACCGAGTTGATGGTGGATACGCCGAAGTTTGATGTTTGTGTAGTCCATGTAACAGCGTCTGTTGAGGTTCTTATTTGACCACTATTGCCAGCAGCAACCCAAAGACCGTTGCCGTAAGCAACCGTGTTGACGTTGGTAGCACCAAACGGGTTTGATGAGGCTTGTAAGTTTGTCCAACTTGTACCATTTGTAGAAGTTCTAAATGAACCAGCATTCCCAACAGCAACCCACACGTTATTCCCGTAGGCAACCGAGTTGATGGCGGTTACGCCGAGTGTATATCTTGTTGTCCAAGTAACAGCATCGGTTGAGGTTTTTAATTCAGCAGCAGCAGCAAGCCAAAAACCGTTGCCGAAGGTTACACAGTTGATACTTCCAGTACCGTAGGTTTGTGTGGTCCAAGTTATAGCATCAGTGGAAGTTCGGAGTGAATTAGAGCCAACAGCAACCCAAAGATTGTTTCCGTAAGCAACCGAGTTGATGGCTGTAGCACCAAAGTTTGAGGTTTGTGTAGTCCAAGTCACGGCATCGGTTGAAGTTCTAAGTTGACCAGCAGCACCAACAGCAACCCAAAGACTGTTGCCATAAGCGACTTCGTTGATGTTTGAAATACCGAAGTTTGAGGTTTGTGTTACAAATGTTACAGGAGAACCAAAATAACCCACGTACCTACGAGACAGTGTTGCACCAACAGGTTTATGCCTTGATGTTGGAGGTTTAAACCCAGGATAAAACTGTCTAATACTTTCTGGGTCATCTTCCACTGGAACATAAGCAAAGCCATCTGCATTAAGCCCTTGTTCTACAACGCTGCGGCTATTTCTGCGTGTTCCGCTAAATGTGCCTTTATTCATTTTCTCTTAGAAATCGCCGCCAAAGGCAAAAACATGGTATGTTTCCGTTGCATGGGTTGTTGCACGAAGAGAATACCCTGTCGGAATAACCAACGAGTTAAACGTGAGTGTTGTATTAAACGAGTCCTGTGATGCTCCAGGGGTAATTGCTGTGGTCAAAACTTCTTGCAACAGGTAATACACTGAACCAGTGTAAATGAACAAACGAACCACGTTTGATGTTGATGTACCTGCTGCTGTAATTGTTACTTCATCAATACGACTACCTGATGCGCCAGCGGTAAGTACTGTACCAACGTTTGTTGGTGCTGTTCTTGATGTGTCTGCTGTGCCGATTGATACTGCTGAACATCTTGGTGTTGCTGCGAATGCTGGTGCTGCTGCCATGATTTATTTCTCCTATTTTCTTTGTTGGTTATCTGTACATCATTGATTGAACTACTGGGTCGGAACCTGTTGCGCCTGTTGCACCTGTTGCACCTGTTGCACCTGTTGTTCCTGCGGGTCCTGTTGCACCTGTTGCACCTGTTGCACCTGCGGGTCCTGTTGCACCTGTTGCACCTGTTGCACCTGTCGCACCTGTCGGTCCAGAAGATCCTTGAAGGTTGGAGGTGGATACTCCTACGAGTGTCCATGACACACCATTATACAACCATGTCTTCCCAGCAGTTGTGAAGGTGTCATTTGTTGACGGTGAGTTAGGGAAATCTATAGCAGCCATTTAACTATTATCCCATTCTTCGGCGGTGTTACCTTCAGCAACCCACGCTAGGTATTGCTGGTAATCAGAATTAGCAGGGTCTGGTGGGATGCAGGAACCGTCCGAAATACGCACAATAGAAAAATCAAACTGAATTGGTATCAACCCTTCCGTCTGCCTATAAATAGAATACATTACAACTCCGAACTCAAACTTAGTTGACGACCATTAATGGAAACATTCACTGCGTAACCGTCAGACATCCCAGAAAACCCAGGAAGGTTAAAAGTAATATAACTGTTAAAAAAACCAAGAACAGTTATTGAAGTACTGGTGGATGCGACAGCACCGTTGTGTCTCCATGCATAAGATGTCCCCGCCGCTAAAGTGGTAGTCGGTGATGCACGCAAAGTAACAGGAAGTGGCAACGTAAATCTTGCTTCTGTTGTTCCGCTACCCAAACCAGCGCATACCGCATCTGTTGTAGTTTGGAAGTAACGCTGACATTTGGCAAGTGTTGTGCAAATGTCTTCAAACTCAAATGGTGTAGCAACAGAACCAACCTCAAGTTGAACACCAGTAATCTCAAAATAGTCGTTCGTGCCAGCAGTACCAGTTGGGGTCATATAAAAAGTTGAAGCAACTTCTGTAATTGTTGCACCTATAGCGACTGTTTGCGAATAACGAGCCCAAGTAGTAGTAATTGCTTGAGTCGTGTTGATTGGAATTGTTTGCCCTGTATAACCACCACTGTATGGGTTTTGGTCTGTGCCAGTACCAGCAAATAATTGAACACCAAGCAAAGATGATGTTGGTGAATAGTTAGCACCTGCTCTAGCATAAAAAGATAAAGTAACAGTTTTGCCAACAAATGGAATTGTATTTACTGTTTCAAGTGCCTGATAAATACCATAAGCCGTTGTACTTGTTTGTCCAGAGTTGCGTTGAAAACGCATACAGTATTGAATAAAAGGCAGATTAGTTGTGTCGTTTGTAGATTGGCGTGAAATAGTAGAGGCGGAAGCCGCTGCACTTGTAGCCCAACGGTCTGATAAGTAAACATTTGCTGCTGATGTAGCGATTGAAGTGCCACGCTGCCAAGTGGACATATTGCCGTTGATAATCGCATTACGATTAGACGTAACAGCCGTGGTCGCCGTAAGTTTAGAATCTAATTGTGTTTGGATGGCTGAGGTTACGCCGTCTACATACCCGATTTCGGTGTTGGAAACAGTACCAATAGAAGTTGTAGCGGGCAGAACTACTGTTCCCGTAAAAGTAGGGCTTGCGATGTTTGCTGGCGTATAGCCAATATTCGTAACAGCAGCACCAGAAGCGATTTTCCCTGCGGTCACATTGGCGTCAAGAATCTTTGCTGTTGTTACAGCATCGGAGGCAATTTTCCCTGCCGTTACGGAAAGGTTGTCAATCTTTGCTGTAGTAACACCTAAATCTGTTAATTGGCTGGTTGTAATTAACCCGCCCGTCATTTCCCAAACAGAACCCGTCCATGTATATGTACGAGAACCTACGGTGTAGGTGTCGTTGGTAGCAGGGGAAGCAGGGAATGTAAATGCCATTAGATACCCCCAAGTAGTAGTTGTGCTTCTTCAGCGGTGATACCTAGGCGGGTAAGTAATGCTTCACGGGCTACAGCACGGGATGCGGATTCATCGGCTTGTGCCTGCAATTCTGCTTGGTCGGCTGCAACCTGTGCAAGTTCTGCTTTGGTCATATCACGAACTTCATTACCAATTTGTATTTTCATTACGACTCCACAATTCCATAGACACGATAAAACCCAGCGAATGATGCTCCACCTGTAATAAAAGTAAGACCATCATTTGCTTCGGCTGTGTAATAAACTCCACCAGCATTTATTGCTGCTGGAAAGTTGGAATCATTACCTGCAACTCCAATAGCGTGAATAGCCGTTTTAGTTGATGCATTTGTTGGGTCAAATACTGTCATTGTCAAACCAAATGCTTCGCCGCTTACCCTTGCAGCAACATTCAATGCTGTTGCTCCATTAGATGCCGTCATGGTATTCGTATTGTTTGAACCAACACGATTGCTTCCACCATAATAACTTGCAGCAGTACGAGGTGTTCCAGCATTATTAACACGAACCGTAATCTGAGCATCTGCACCGCTAGTTAATTGCAGTACAACTTGATAGGTTTTGTAAGTAGAAGTAAAGACACCGCTTGCCATGCTGACAGTTGTAACTGCACTAAAAGATGCGCCAGTTATGTAAACAAGTCCACCACTTTGAACGACCCAAGCAGAACCATTCCATACCAAAGTCTGTGACACAGTAGTGTCATAAATGGCTTGACCTGTGTACGGTGACGCAGGGCGAGTAGCCGTAGTACACACACCAGGCTTAATCAACGATTGCGCACCCAACACAGTAGACAACGGCACTACATACCTCCTAACAAAAGTTGTGCTTCATCAGCGGTGATACCTAGTTTTGTGAGCAACGCTTCACGGGCAACAGTGCGGGCTGCAAGAGCATCGGCTTGTGCTTGTGCCTCGGCTACCTGAGCGTCAATGGCGGCTGCTTCCTCAACGGTAGCGTCACGCACCACATCGTCTATTTGGATTTTGTATGTCATGTCATGTCCTAACTATTTGCATATCCATATACTTTGACAGTGCCACCAGTCCAAGTATGTCCGCCTGTTGTTGTTAATGTAAATGCAGTGTAAGAAGTTTGGTTTGACAATACGCCAACAAAATTACCATAAACAGTCAAGTAACGAACCGAACCCCTTACTTCTGTGGTTTCAGTCAAAAATGGTGCAGTCACATCTATATTAGCAAATATTTGCTGAGTTTCGTATCCACCGATAGTGGCAAAACTGGTATCGGCTGATTGAGCCAGACCCAGTACGGTATTACTAGCATAAGAACCATAAACAATAAATGAATAGTAACCACTTGTTGTTGAGCCAAATGTCATTTTCATCGCATTGTCAGAACTCGCACTACCACCACTAACAATAATTTTGTAACTGTCGTAAGTTGCACTAAATGCGTTGGACACCGTGACGCTTGAAACTGCCGTACCGATAGTTGTAGAACTAATCAACACCAAACCACTGACTTGCCCCCACGCCGAACCTTTATACACCTGCAACGAATCGGTATCAGTCTCCGAAATAACTTGACCATCAAACGGAACCGTAGGTCGATTAGTTGACGTTGTAACCCCAGGTTTAATACCTTGTGTAGTAGCAGAAATTGTCATGCGATAACAAAACTTCCTGAAGATGTGTATTGATAGTAGGTATATCCACCACTCGTACCCGTGGTTGGACTACCAGTTGTGCTAATGGAAAAGCCAGCCGCAAGCGCAGTCACATATCTAATCACCACTACTCCCGAACCACCGTTACCGCCGTTTGATATGCCAGTGCTACCACCACCGCCACCACCTCTATTTGCCGTGGCATTGCCGCCTGCCGTAGATGCGCCACTACCGCCGTTCCCTGCGTTTGTCCCCCCAGTACCACCAGTTGTGTTACCACCCCCACCACCACCACCAGAATAAGAAATAGATGTACCTGTGTAATCGTTAGTGCTTGCTGTGCCGCCTGCGCCACCAGTGTTTAATGCGCCATTGCCCCCAACCGAACTCTTACCGCCTCCACCACCACCGCCCGTATAGGTCGCCGTGCTACCACCAGCAAAACCTTCTCCAGAGGTTCCTGTACCACCAGAATAGACATCCGCTGCGCCACCACCACTAGCACCATTGGAACCAGCCAACATGCCACCGCCACCGCCACCGCCCGCAGATTGTGCCAAAAAGGTTGAGGCTGTTCCTGCAACACCATTGGTTCTAATAGTGGTTTGACCTGCACCACCAGTACCAACAGTTACGGTATAAGTATCTTTGGGTATAACATACGAAAAAACCTTCATGCCACCCCCTCCTCCACCACCAGCGGCACCAGTGTTGTCAAACTTTCCACCGCCACCTCCACCGCCGACAACCAATACATCAACAGCAAGAGAGTTAGGGGAGTAAACATAGTTTCTTAACCCCAAAACGCCGTAAGCAGAATCTAAACCCATCAGTTGGTCTTATCAATTCCAACAATAGTCACATTCACCTTGCTGGCCGTATCCGACAAGCCCTGCAAAGTCTCAGTAGTCAACAACACCAAAGCCGTATCCCAAACCATCACATCGTTCGCACCAATTGGCAATGTAGACATAATACGGTTGGATGCCGTAGCCGCAGAACCAATCGCCAAAGTTACCGTACGGTCAACCGTATCTGTGTTGCAAATGATGATTTGCTTGCAGATATAGGTATGGCCAGATGCCACTGTAACCAATGTTGTAGTAGAAGTACCTAATTGGGTTGGGGCACAAAGCCTCGCTTCTGCTCTATCTCCTGATGCCATATTAACTCCCAATATCCATAATAATCAAAGCCGCATTTTTTGCGTCAGTCATAACATCTGAACTCACTGTTGCATTAATCCAGTTGCTACCATTCCATTGTAGCACTTGACCCGAACTTGCGCTAGTAATTGTTACATCACCAACATCATCCAAAATAGAAACGCTTGGAATTGCAGCCCAAGCCAGACCTGTAGAAGTTGAAGAGTTAGCTTTTAAGAAATAACCATCTGTTCCCACTGCAAGACGACCAACAGTATTGTCAGCAGTTCCTACAATTAAATCACCTTTTGCATCAATCGTATTAAGAAGCGCATTGATTGGGACTGCACCAATTTCTGTCCACGCAGAACTATAATAAACATAAGTTCCGCCATTTCCAGAGTTAAACCATATTTGACCAGCTATAGGAGAAGATGGAGCCGTATCAGAGACCATTGCAGCCATACCCGAAGCACCGACTTCAACCCAGTAAGAATCATAATAAACAAATGTTTGAGCAGTATCTGTTTTAAACCATAAAGCACCCGCCGCTGGTGAAACTGGGGCAGTTAACGAGTTAGTTGCACCACCACCAGAACCTAAATCATTATATGTTGAACCGTCATTAGTGAACTGCCATTTATCTGTTGTTTCATTCCAACGAATTGCAGTTGTTGATGACCCACCACGAAGAACTTCAATACCCGCATTTTCTGTTGGAGTGCCAGTTATAAAATCTGAATTAAGCGTAATAATATTGTCAGCAATATTTAATGTTGCTGTGTTTACTGTTGTTGTTGTACCGTTAACAGTTAAATTACCAGTAACTGTAAGATTATTAGAAATAGTTATGTTTGAAGCAAGAGCTGTTACACCAGCATTTGTGATGGTAACATCACCAGATAATGCTGTATAGGTTGGAACTCCAGTAGAGTTTGCCAAAACAATTTGAGCAGAAGTTCCAGAGGCTAGTTTTGTTAATGCAATAGCTGCAGCCGAGTTAATATCGGCATTGACAATTGTATTTGATGAGATCTGTATATTACCGTTTGCAGATGCTGTAAGATCCCCTGAAACAGTTACATATGTAGGAATACCTGTAGCATTTGCTAATACAACCTGACCAGAACTTCCAGAAGCAAGTTTTGAAAGATCAATTGCAGCAGAAGTTGAAACATCAGCATTAGCAATTGTGCCATCAGCAATCATGATGCTTGTAACTACACCAGTATCGCCAGTAGTTACAATTTGACCTGATTCAGATAAAGATTGATTTTGAAGATTAGGCATATTCTACACCGCTAATGGTAAATGTAACAGCATTTGCTGTAACTTGATCTACATAGATTTTACTATTAGCAGGTATAACTACTGATGTATTATAATACACAACATTATTTGCCAATACAGTAACATTGCTTATCACCTTGTTATTAGCCGCAGCTGTTGCTGCACCAACAAGAATGTGAATGCTACATACAGCATTGGAAGAAGTTGTATTGCAAAGATTAATATTTTTAATAATTGAATAATTACCAGAAACATTAGCTGTTGTGTAAGCATTTGTAGCCGTTCCACTGCCTATATAAAAACTTTTTGGCGTTAAATTAGCCATATTATACCCCCATCCAGACAAGAACTTCATTGTCATATGTCGTTGTATTCATATCTTGAATAACAGCTGCGTCAAGGACATGATCTACAAATGAACCAGAAATGTGAGCATTGGCAACTGTTCCGTCATACCCTCTTTCAGAAACAGTAAGGGTATTGCTTGCTCTTGAAGAGATTAAAACTTTTTCTTCTGAAGTGTTACCACGATCCAAAACAATTACAAATGGGTTAGCACCAGATGGGTATGTTGAACCATCAACAACTGAAATTGAAGAAGCGCTATTGCTGATGTTGGCAGAAAGAGTTGTTCTCAAGACCGCACCGCTAAATTCTCTTCTCAGCATACTAATCTCCTAGTCAATGCTGATATCAAGATCGCCTGTTGCGATTCTTAAAGTATCCCCAGCATCTGTTGTTTTGTTCGTTGTAAGGGTTCCCCACAATAATAAGTTCCCAGCCGTAAGCGCATCAAAAATACCAATAGCTACAGTTGTAGCCGCAGGCATTCCTGCAAAGTCAATATTGCCAGTATTAGATGTTGTTCCGCTTGCCGCAGCAGAAAATGTAGCTGTTTGACGAGCATATGAGCCGCCAGTAACTTGAGTTCCACCACCAGCGTCTGTTGGAACAACGGTATAAAGCCCCACATAAACAGTGGTTGGCTTAGTATATGTGGCTGTGCCTAAGAAATGATCAAGTAATTTGTTCTCTAGATAGTCTGAAAGATTCCCTGCCATAAATTAGCCCTCCAAGTTATTATAATACATTTCCTTTTCTTCGTCATTAG